TTAATTGCCTGGCGTCTCTGATTTTGAAGATGCAGTAATAAAGTTTGGCAGCGAAGACAACGCTTTCGCTTTTTGCTCCTTAATGACATGGATGTATGTATTGTACGTGATCATAACACTTGAATGACCGAGCAGTTCACTGACTACTTTTACATCAACCCCATTAGACAAGAGGAGTGTCGCAAATGTGTGTCTCAAAGAATGGGGCCCGTATACTTTTTCTTCAGGGAACCCTGCTCTACGGATAACTCTTCTGACGATCTTATCCAGATCGCGCAATGACTTTCTATTTCCGTCCTTTGTTGCGAATACATATTTTGAATTACCGGTGACTTGTTTCAATGTATTCAGCGCTGCAATCGCATCATCATTCAACGGGATGACGCGGTCTTGGCCCGCATCGGTTTTCGTCGAGTTTTGTTCTTTTTCCGTGTAGGATCTCTTTGCGTCTTTCGATCTATCCTTTACCACAACGACATTCTTATGGACGTACAAGAGTCTTGCTTCCATATCGATGTCTCTATCCCATTCAAGTGCAGCGAGTTCTCCAACTCTAAGACCTGTGTTCAGGCCAACAACTACAAGTCCACCGAGCGGATACCACGGGGTCCCTTTCTTGTATCGCTGTAGCGCTACTTCGCTGATCTTCCTGGCCTCGTCTGCCGTGTAGAATTTAATCTCGACTGGATCAAATTTATCTGTACCAGGAAGCTCAACTCCGGAGCACGGATTCGATCGAACTGCAGGAGGCGTGCATTTAAGCCCCCATTTATATGCTGCGTTAACAGCATCATACGCTTTCTTTATAGAAGATCGTGACTTATCATTTGCCTGCATGTCTGCGATCATCTTCTGGACATCTGCTGTAGTTAAAGCGCCTATCTGAATTTGCCCTATGGCTGGGACAACATCTTTTCTTATTGTCTGTTCAAGTCTATCGTAACTTTTTGGTTTTAACTGAAGACGTTTGACAGTTGTCAGCCAATTTTCCAAATAGTTTTCGAGAGTGTCTTTTTGCACATAAACATAGTCACTCTTTTTCGACTCGTCTATCAACTTGTTCAATTTCCGATGGCATTCTGCCTCGGTCTTTCCTCGCACATGTTTTACGTCTGGCTTTCCGTTTGGCTTTTTGCCAACCGTGTATGCTCCAATCCAAACATTCTCCTTCTCGTTGAAGTATACAGACCCAGTTCCGTGATTCCTTTTCCGCTGCGCAGTCGCCACACACATCACCCTTTCTCGTAGCGATTCGTAGTGAATTTCGTAGTGAACTGTTATGGACTCATAGTGACTAAGAGGGAAAACTCTTGAGTTTATTATCCACTAAGGCAGCAAAAAAGTCAATGCAAGGTATATTTTTTGTGCAGGATAAACAAAATCTCCACCCAGTTTTGGGTGGAGATTATCGAAAGTGTGGCAGGGGAAGAAGGCTTCGAACCCTCGGCCTACGGTTTTGGAGGCAATCGGCCTATGTTGCTCAACACGGCCTATAGCCTCATTTTTTATGGTTAAAAATCGGTTTCGTAGTGAATTCGTAGTGAATCACATTGCGTATGTTTTGCCGGTGTAAGTATCAACCCAGCGGTCGAGCGCACGTTGGCTGACGTACATCCGCGTCCCGACGCGAATGGTCGGGAACCCGTTTGAATTCATCAGATCGTACGCTCTGTTCTTCCCTATGGAAAATATACGCTGGATATCTTTCGGTGTCAAGAGCCTCTCTTCTGCGTACACTTTCGTTTGATCCATAGGCGCTCCTTAAAGTCAGCTATAGATCATGACGGTCTGGATCAGGTCGATCAGAGAAGAGAGTTCGACAGCCCAGAGCCTCGCGCACTCGACACGCTCCTTGGTGAAAGGCTTCTGGTTCAAATTGTCTTTGATGGCGGCGAGGAGCTCGTTGATGCGCTCCACAGTCGCTTCCTCATAAGAGCGAATATTCATTCCTTCGTCCATAGATACTCCCCTTTCAGAAAATCAAACTGCCGGTGTCGTCCCACCTGCTGTACAGATGGCCGTTCGGCCTGAGAATGGCATACTTCATATCGTCGATTTCATCCTTCGCCATGCAGTTGCTGTCGATCACGGTGGAGATGCCGTGGACAGAGTACTTGATGAAGCCGAACGGAAGTCTTGCGATGGGCGTGCCGACGCCCTTGACGTAGTCCTCAATCTCCGCATAGCGATCACCATTAAAAAGGTGATGCGCGATCCAGTCTGCCTGTTCGTTGTCACCGTCGGCATAGATGCGGCGGAAGGTCAGCTGGTCAAAGCCGTGCTTGTTCGCCCACTCAAAATACTCGGACGGCTCCAGATCATTGAACTCGTCGGTGAGATTGACAGAGGCGCGGGTGACAAGGCCGAGCTCCTTTGCCCAGATCTGCACATCATAGAGACTGCGCACTTCCTTCTCCGGCATGCCGATGATCCGTGCGTTCATATCAGGATCAAACGAGCTGATTGAGAGGGAGAGCGTCGTCAGACCGAGGTGACGTAGATTGCGAAGGTCGTCATATTTAAGACCGCTGCCGGTGGTCTGCATGGTGATGTTGTAAAACGGCGTGCGGAGGTTCTTGTTTGCGTTGAGCAGATTGACAATGAACGGCAGATTCTGCTGCGGCTCACAGTCCCCGGTGATGATCATGGCGTTGCATCCCTCGTCCCGTACGAACTGCATCCGGTTCATATAGGAGAGCGGGATTTTATTATGCTGGATCACGGACTGACCGTAATCCTCCGCGTGCATTTTGGACACGCAGAACGGGCAGTTATTCCAGCATTTCTTGATGCCGGGAACAACGATAGACAAAGACTGGATATTCAATCGATCACATCCTTACAGTTCCTTTTTGTGCTCCCACAGCCAGTCGATGAACACATTCCAGTTCAGCATGACCTGGTCGTACACATCGATCTTTGACTCACGGAAGTTTTTTCTCGGAGGCCATGCACTGAGAATGATTTCCCACTCGCACTTGCTCCAGAAGTAATACATCAGATCCTTGCGCACGGCTTCCGCAAACGCCTCTTTGTCATCCTTGAACTTTTTGGCGTGCTGCTTGCAGCACTCGCAGAAGGTGCGGTGGTCAAAGATGTTGACCTCCCGGATCTCTCCTTTGTTGAATTCCTCACAATAGACTTTCCATGTTAACATTCTTTTCACCCCGGTGTCTCACGACCCGGAGAGCGGAATAAAAAACTTGTCTGCCTCGTCCTTTTTGATACAAAGGACGATGTTTTTATAGTACAGGAGATAGTCGTCTCCCGAGTCGTTGCCGACTTCCCAATGCTGGTTTGGATGGAGCCCGACGCTGATCGCGGCTCCATCGTTTGACAGCACAAGCGCGGCGCTCCCCTTTGGTCGGAGAATTGTTTTATTACCCTTTATCTCATTCACCTTTCTTTCAGGCTTCTGCCGCAAGATAATACTTGCTCATTTTGATCGGAACCATATCTTGGTCAAGTTTGATCTCGTCATCATACGCAGACGCAAGCAGGCCATAGATCGTATCGCCTTTATGCCAGAGCGCATAGTTCCCTTTCATAATAAACGGGAGCCACCAGAATTTCAAAAACCGGTATTTCTCCATATCGACATGCGAAACGACATCCTTTGTCCATGCCTTCTGCATCGCGCTCCGCTCTGAAAAGATATAGAATCCTGTACGGTGCTTGCGTTTCAGAAGCTGGTTCGAGTACCAGTCCTTTTGTTCATCGGACAGAGAACAAATGAGTCTTTCGCCGGGCAGGTATTGCACATTGCGGATGTTGCGCGCCGCGAAGAAACCACAGGCGAGGTTGGTAAAAAGTTCTTTTTCATGGATGGCGTCGAAGTATTTTCGATAGAAATCGGAATCCTTTTTGACAGTAAATGCTGCCTCTGTCATAGCTCTCTCCTCCTTAGTAGTTTCCCATCAGGACGTTTAACATCGTGCGATAACAAAGCATGTTTGGGCAGTAGCGCGGGTTATCGAAGATCGGGGCGTCGCCCCCGTTGTAGAACTTCATCAACGCCGCGGCAATGCCTGCAGATCTGGACACACCGGCGTCACAGTGGACGATGATGAGCTTGTCTTTATGCCGTTCCACAAAGGTCATAATCATCACAGCTTCCTCAACGACCATGCAGTTCTCGCCGCCATCCACATCGTCAAACCGGATGGGCAGGACGGCGCAGATACCATTGTACGGACTTGGGTAAACGGCTTCTTTATACGTGCTCCCGATATCACCGATTGAAATGACAGCGCTCTTTTCACTGTGAGGGCTGTAACTGTAACGGCAGGCTTCCGTTCGATTCATGACCTTGATTTTCATCGTCTGTTCTCCGTATATAAAATTCATATTTTATTTTCGCTTGTTACTCGACATACTCCATATATCGTTCAAGCAATTCTTCCATCTTTTCGCGCCCGACAGGAGCGACTGAAAATACAGCGTCGCTTGGCGTGTACCCCTGCTGTGCTTCGTTGACGGCGTCCTGGATTTCAATAAGATTCAACTGCCTGCGGACGTCGAGCAGTTCCCCGCGCCGGTATACCTTGGCACGAATCTCCAAATCGACCGTCTCCCTCGGGATGACAAGAACGATGAACTCCTGTTCCAGATCCAGAAACTTCTTATCCGACTCTTCCATTGGTACCCCTTTCGCTTTTTGGCCTGTAGTCAAACGGGTCTGCGTCTGCAACTGCCTTGGCGAGCTCCATAAGCTCACTGCCCCTGATCCAGCCGCCGAGACAGCTCAGACTGTCGTTGATGGCGTGGTCGCGCGCCCACTTCACCAGATCGTCTGTGCGGATCATGCGTACAACCAGACTTTCACGGCGTCGATGGCGTCGTCGATATTGGAGACGAGGACTCCGGCCTCCTTGATGAGCCCGGTGACGTAGATGTTCTGGTAGGAGTACTGCTGCTCGCCAAGGCTTGCAGCGCCGCCAGCATCCTTCGCCTCACTATGCGTGAGGGCGCACTGGCGGTTATCCGTACAGATGCCGACGATGAATTTCTGATCGCCGCGGGCGATCTTTTCGTGGAACTTCCCGATCTCGGCACAGGTACCTGCCGGGAGCACGTCGCCGTCGATGCAGGCAAACAGGACATCCGTCTTATCCAGTCTGGCGTTATCCGCCGCGGCGACTTCCTTGGAACCGGCAAACTTTTTCTTGCCTTCGACACCGTTGATGTCGGTGTTCTCCACGGGGCTGTAAAGATCCATGCCGGGGAAAGCCTCCCGGAGTTTGGCGGCCCACTCCGTGTTGCGGAGCAGGTCGCCGTAGGTGAAGATCGGTCCGGCAAGATATGCGTTAAATTGCTTCATGCTGTTTCTCCTTTAAGAGCAAATTGATAATGACGCCGAAGACGAGAGCAAGGGCTGTGCCGCTGAGAGCAAATGTCGTGCCGCCGATGGCAAGGCCGCTGATGCCGAGAGACAGAACACTTGACACCATGATCAAATTCTTCTGTTGGTTCAAATCGATCTGCTGGAGCATCTTGACGCCGCTGCATGCGATGTATCCGTACAAAATGATGGCGGCGCCGCCGAACACACAGCTTGGGATTGAGCCGATAAACGCCTGGACCGGGGCAATATATGCGAGCACCATCATCATCAGCGCTGCGACGCTGGTTACAACAGCGGATGCTACGCGGGAAAAGCCGACGCAGGCCACGCCCTCACCGTAGGAGCAGATGCCAAGTCCACCGATGACTGTACCGACAAGGTTCGCGAGCCCCTCACCGGCAAAAATTCTGCCGAGGCCGGGGTCTTTGAACAAATCCTTGCCGATGATCCCGCCGAGTGCCGCATGGTCAGACAGGCACTCCATCATGGCGCTCACCGTAAAGGCAATGAAAATCAAAACAATCGGTAAGACGGGGAATGTTCCGCGTTCCATCCAGTGAGACAGCGCAACATCAGGGAGCGCGAAGAATTTCAGGCTGCGGAACACACCGAAATCCACGACCTTGCACACGCCGGTAATTGTCAACAGGCAGGAGAGGGCGTATCCGCCGAGCGTGCCGATGAGAAACGGGAGAATCCGCATGATCCCCTTTGCGTAATGGCTGATCACGGCGATCAAAAGCGCGGTAAAGAGAGCGATGACGATACCCCATGTGCTCACCTCGCAGCCGATCTGGACATAGGTGCCGATGAATCCCATCAGCGTGATGCCGATGACCATGGTAACGGCGCCGATCAGCGCACGCGGGAAGATGTCATAGATCCTCTCCACCGGAATCTTCGTAAAAAGATATCCAAATACACAGTAAACGAGGCAGGTTGTAAGACCGCCGACCGCGACGGCCAAGTGGCCGCCGGTCGCCATGGCAATCAGGACAGGCGCGACAAATGCGCCGGAGTTTGAGACGAACATGGGCGACTTCCACCCGGTAACAGCCAGGTAGACAATGGTTGCAAAGCCCGCCCCGAGAAGCGCGCCGCTGACAGCGACGCCGCAGATGTTTGCAATCAAAACCGTTGCAACGAAGACCGAGAGCAGAAGCTGCAGACTAAACAAGAGCAGTTTGCTGACAGGCGGCACGTCGCGCACACCGTAGATCAAGATTGATTCCTCCTTAATGCGATTGGTGCTCGGCATAAAAGCCGTCACACTTCACGCTGTAATTGGTGCCGAAGTCCTTCGGGTCACGGATAAGCACGCCGCCGCAGTGCGGGCAGATATGCCCATCCGCCGTATATTCGCTGATACGCATTGTGATCGTCGCACACTCACCGCAGTGCGGGCAAAGAAACGCATAGGTCATTTCTTTGCCCTCCGTGTCCGGCGCATATATCCGATCAGGTCGATGAGATCGTATGTCCCCGCCAGCAGGATGAAGAAAATACCGGACGCGACAACGGCCATGGCGCCGATGGCAAGAAGCCCGCCGATGGCATAGGCAAAGATGAGAATGATATTAGTCACGCTCATCTGGCACCTCCGGGAGGACGGCATCGATATACCGTCTGATATACCAGATCGCCTTTTCCAGATCCTCTTTCGTCTTTTCCGGGTTCTTACGTCCGGCGCGGCAGATGTACTTCACACTGTTGCCGAGGTGGAAGCCGAGCTTCTGATCTTCCAGAAAGTCGATAACCTCAATTTTGCCGGTGTTGTAATGAGACGGATGGTCGACCGCGCCACCGGAGCCAGCAGAGCACGAGGCCACTTCACCGGGCGAAGATATATGGCCTGTGTATTCCATGACTTCGCCGTGCTCGTCCAGATAGCTTTTCATCGGCGCCATATCAGTTCACCCCCGTACTGCCATAGCCGCCGCGGTCGGGGCCGGAAAGCGTGTCCACTTCAATAAAGTCAATCTCCGGCTGCTTTTTCTGGATGCGAAACTGACAGAAACGGTCATAGCGGCGGATCACGGTGTCCTCCGTGGCGTAGAGCGGAACGAACCACTGGTCGTTGTCGCCGCAGTAGCTCTCATCCACGACGCCGGGAGAGTTGGTCTGAAGAGTAAAGAAGTTCTTGAAGGTGCTGCCGCGCGGCGCGATCAGCGCCTCATACCCATCCGGCAGCTGCATGGCGATGCCGAGAGGCACCTTGGCAAATTCCCCCTTGCGAAGCACAACATCATCCGCAGCGCGGAGGTCGATCCAATCGCCCTTGGGAATCTTGGCGATGCGCGGCATATCTTTATCAAAATACTTAATGAAAATCTTTTCGCTCATAAAAGCTCCTCATATGTTTACATGGATTTTTCTTCTTCTGAAAGGACTGTACTTTTGGGCACAGGTAATTGTTCTCGCCATCCGCTCCAGGCTCGGAGCGGAGGCGTTCACATTCCTGGCATTCGTCCGGCAGGTCTGCAAACTTCATATTCAAAACCTCGGGCGGCGGAAGCTGTCTGCCGTGGTGATAATCATCATAAGAATGACGAGGCCATATACAAGGTAATCCTGCATGGCGTCTCCTTTACGTGTCTTCCCGCGGGTAGGCGCACACGGCGTCGATACAGGTGACGAGCGCGTCGACGCTGTCCTCCTCCCAGGCCGTGAACTCCATCACGTCGGAGATCATCTGTCGGATCAGTCCAACCTTATCGGTATCGGTCATTTGTTTTCTCCTTTACGAAATCTGTTCTGCGTACTGTTCATCGCTGGCGAGGTTGACACCGAGGATCGGATCGAAGTGAGGCTCTTGCCCCGGGACGAACCGGCCGAACTTGACGATGATGTTTGGCATCGTCATCAGGAAGCGAAGCTCCCCGTCGATCTCCTCCCGCCGATAGCCGGTGTAGATCACGACCGGGTCGGTGCAGCCGTACTGCATGCGCAGACGCTGGAGAAACGGGAAAAGCTCACCCCACTGGTCGAGCGGCTCCAGGCCGCCGAAGACGATGGCTTTGGTGATCGGATTCTTCAGATAACGGCGGATCAGATAGTCGTCGTCTGTGAAGATCGGATCTTCCTTGGCGAGCGCGGCGTTCTGGCAGACCTGACTGCCGCACTCCTGATCGCATTTGAAAGAACAAGTTGTTGTGCTGATGAACATAGAGGGGACTTTGTAGTTGACAAAGTCCTCATCCGTGATGCCTTTAAGCCACATTACTGCATAACCCCATCGTTTGACAGGACGTTCATCCAGCGGCGTCTGTCAAACTCTTTCTTTCTGATTTTCTGATAACTGGATGTGGGCGTGTAGAACCCCACCACACGTGCATAGGTATCTGCGATCGGTTCGCCGCAGACGGGGCATCTCGGCTCCGAGATAAAGGCGTGGCGATGTTTGCAGACAGAGATTTTTGTGGTGAAGGCAAAGTAGATCACGCCCTGCGACGCCACATAATTCAACATATCCCACGCTGTCCCCTCATTCGGGAAGCGGTTTTCAATGTTGATATGGGCGATACAACCGCCGCCGCACTTCTTGTCAAAGAGAGAACCGAGACGGCACTTTTCCTGGATGGTGCATTTCTCCATGAGCGGAATCCACTGGTTCGAGTAGATAAAGTACTTGTTCTGCTCATACAGGAGGTTGTCCGCCTGACAGATGACACCGGCGCAGTTTTCTGCGGGGATCATCTCAATATTGAAGGAGAAGTCGCATTCGAAGTTATCCTTGACATCATTCATGGCGTCGAGAATCTGCGTGGCAAACTCGACAGCTTCATCCGAATAGCTTTTACAGCCGAGCTCGTCGGTATCGATCAGGCCAAAGAGATCCATGACCTCATACATGCCGATGGCTCCGATGGTGCAGAATTGCTTATCCAGTTCCACCGCGCCGTCCTGATAGTTGGGAAGCAGCCCCTTCTCGATATTGCGCCGGATGATGTAGCGCATGGAGGACAACGCCTTGCAGTCCAGAAGGACGCGCTGGCGGAGGATCTTGAGGTACTTCTTCTTGTCAAGCTCGCTTTCATAGGCGATGCGAACAAGGTTAATGGTGCTGACGCGGCAGGAACCAACAGAAAGGGCAGTACCTCCGATGGAGTTGATGAAGGCGTCGAGCTTCTGCGTGTCTGACAGCAGGCGGCAGCAATTAGAGAGGACGCCGACGTTGTCGGATACAAAGAAATTGGAGTCTGACCAGCGCATATTGTGTCTTGAACACCAGCGGGCGTATTCCTCATCCTGGAACTTTCCATCCTTGTACAGCAGGGAATACGTCAATACCGGGTAAGTGAACATATTGGTCTCGCGGATCTCGCTGACGACCTCCATGAAAACTTTCTGACACTCTGCCAGATCATCGATATGGTCGATGGCAAATGTGCCGTCCGGGAACTCCATACCGCCGAACAGCGCTTCCAGATAGGGGTGATCAAAGATCGAAACATTGGTAAAGGCGCTCTGGTCGATTCTCAAAAACGGCTGGTTAAGCCGGTAGATCAGCTTCTGGAACTGCTGGCGCAGATAGTAATCCGGGTCTTTCATGTAGTACCCCTTCTCCACGTCCTTCTTCCAGAAGTACCACGCCCAAACCAGTACGTTCGGCATACCGACGGCGCCGCTCTGCCGATTGGACAGGAAGGAGACGAACTCGATCACGTCGTCAAAATAGGTGGTCAGATGCTTCGGCGCTTCGTTGTTGTAACGGTCGAGGAAGAACAGTCCCTCAGTGGCAAGGCGGGTGAAATCATTCGCCCAGCAGTACGGGAAATAGCTGGCTGTGGTTGCGTCGTTGAGGTAGAAAGCCCTGCTGAATTCCGCACGGAGCCACTGCTTTGCCGTGCGCAGACCCCACTGCTTCTTGATTGTGATGAAGATTTTGTTCAGACCGAACAGCTTGTCCTCGCTCTTCCCCTTTTCGGTCATAAAAGATCTGATATCCTTATGGTTCGCATTGGCGTTCGGGTCAATGCTTGCGTCCGCAAGCGTGCTGTTACAGACGAAATTATTGATGAACTCGCTGTAGTCGAGCTGGCTGGGGTGAAGACCGTTGATGAACTCAAAATCCTCACCGTATTCCTTCTTCAACTCATCAAGGCAGCGTTCAAAATCCTTGGAAAGCTTTAACTGTATATCCACTGTTACTCCTTCTGACCGGAGACCCATGTGACCGCGTCCGTAAAGCTCATCAGCTTGCCGTCAACCTGGAGCTTGGGAGCTTCCAGAATCCCGAGACAGCGCATGATGGAGATATCCGTGCATACGCTGTACGGGATTTTGGCGGCGTCGAGCTTTTTCTGCAGGACGTTGCACTTTGGGCAGCCGGTCGAATACAAAATAATCCCTTCCATCCGAATCTCCTTACTTTCTCAGGGCGCGAATGACAGAGGCAAGACCGCAAAGCACTTCGCCTGCGGCGACGCCGATGGCAAGGACGCCGGACGCCGGGACCTCCAGAACGGTCATCTCCGGCTCATAAAGCTCGTCGAAGACAAGCTCGCCGTCCTCCTCGTCCTCCTCGTCCTCCTCATCGTCCTCGTCATCATAGAAATCCTCGCAGGGATCGATATCCTGGCAGGCGTAGCAGTCACCCTCACAGTTCTTGCAGGGATCTTCTTCCTTTTCATTCTTCTCCTTGTCGATCAACTCCTCCAAGATCTTTTCGAACTCATCGGGGTCGTTTGTGTTGACGATGTTGCCGTCCTCATCCATGATGCGGAAAGTGAACTTGGCCTCGGGCTCGCCCTTAAACATCTCCAAAAAACGAAACATAGCAATTCTCCTTTATTCTTCAATCAATTCATCCGCGTGCTGGCTGATCCAGCTGCGGTGGTTCTGCGTCAGCGTACAAAACGCGGCGCGCTTGCAAAATTCAAAGTGGCCGATATACCGCGTGAAGCCGCTCTTGGTTGGGTCATCCATATCACACTGCTGGTCGTGGCCGATCACGATCACCTTGGCGTGAGAACCGATGCGCGTCAGCACCTTTTTGAGCTGGGCAACGGAATAGTTCTGCGCCTCGTCCAGGATGATGACGGCGTTGTCGAGGTTCGTACCGCGCAGGAAAGTGTCCGTGATACAGGTGATGAACCCGGTGCCGTTTTTCTGGTTGACCATGGTCTCGGTGTTGATAGCGGTGTTCGGATTGACGTTGCAGGTGACGAGCGCCTGCCAGAATGCTTCAAAGTACACGGAGGATTTCTCGGTATAGGACCCGGGAAGATACCCCTGCTTGCGCTCCCCGTACGGGGAGACGATGTAGACAATGTTCTGAAAGAAGCCGTAATGCACCAGCAGCGTCGCGACACCGGCGGCGATTGTGGTCTTCCCTGTTCCAGCCTTTGCGTTGCAGAACACGATATCAACTTCCGGGTCCCAGATCGCGTTGGCGAACATTGCCTGTTCCGCGTCGAGCTGCATCCCGAAAAAGTTGTCCGGGTTCAGACGCTCCGGCGCGTCCGGCTGCGGTTCTGTCTGCACTTTTCTTTTTGCGGCCATCGTATGTACCTCCGTTGGGTTGAGATGTCTCCTTTTGCGCTATTCATATAATTAACTTGATTGCCTATGATGTGGGGATCATGCGCTCATAGGCGTCAAGGTAGAAGAAGTTGCCGCTCCTTGAAAAATCGCGGCAGTAGATCACGTCGCCCTTCTGGATAGGGTCTGCCTTGTACTTTTTCTCGCGGACTGTAAAGCGACCCGTCTTTCCGCTGCCGATGGAGACGGTATTGATACCGTGCCCCCATACCTCCCCGCTTTTCTTGCTGGCGAGCGGCCAGATTTCGGTCACATAGAGCTTGCGGCGATCCTCGGGCTTGCCGGAACAGTAACCGGCGTACCCCATGACCTCGATAAAGTTGTTGACTTTGGTGACGTCGTCCAGATCCGGGAACCCGGCTGCTTTGACGAGCGCCTCCACACCGACCAGAATGGCGTGGGTATCAAAGAGCGTATAGTTTTTTGCCTCTACGCCGGATTTTGTGACGCCGACGGCATACTTTTTCACGAGCTCCTCCAGAGGCGAGCCGTCGATCTTCTTTTTAGGGAGCTGCTTGGCACAGCCCTTCTTAAACAGATCGACAAACAGGCTGTTGATGCGGAGAAGCTCACGCTGGTTGCCGAAATCCGAAAAGAAATCCAGCTTGATAAGGATGTCGAGCTGCCTGGAGTTGATGGACGTCTCTGCGTCGAGGCCGTAAAGCACATCGACAAAGGTCGGGAACTCCCGGCTGTGCGCAAGGGCGTACAATTCATCCGCGAGCTGTGCGCTCATGAATTTGACAGAGGACAAGCCCTTTGCAATGACGCGCTTTTCCTCATCGTAGGAGTAATCCCCTCTGGAAATGCCCCACTTCGGCATCGTGACCGGCACGTTGATCTTTTTGGCGTACTCGGTGCCGTTGCGGATGTCGTCCTCATTGGCGGCGTTATTCAAAAACGAAGTAAGAAACGCCAGAGGATAGTGGTAACGGTAGTATCCGCAGAGATACCCGAGCAGGCAATAGGCAATGGAGTGATTATACCCAAATTGGTAGCTTGCGCTGTCCTCTATGATCTGCAGGAATTCTTTCGCTTCCTGTTCAGCGATTTCGCGCGGCTGATCCGACTTGTTGCAGTACCCCTCCAGGATGGAAGGCATGGCTGCGTCAAGCCTGTCCTTCTGCTTGCGCCCGATGGCGCGGCGGATGTTGTCTGCCTGTGAACCGGAAAGCCCGCATATCTGTTGGAGGAACTTGATGGTGTCCTCCTGGTAGACCAGATAGCCGAGGTTCTCTTTCAGCAGTTCGTCGATCAGCGGCGACGGGTTCTTGTGGATCTTGTGTGCGAGGATCTGATCGCGGTACGACGCGCCTGAAGGGCGGATGCAGGCTGTCACAAGGGACATATCGGCTATGCTCGACGTGCCGAACCTTCGGAAACACTGAGCGGCATAGTCGCCCTCGAATTGAAAGATCGCTGTAAGGTCTTTACGCATGTCCTTCCAGACGTCTGCGTCACACCAGTCGATCTCGTTGGTCTTTGGGTACGGCTGACCCAGCATCCTGCAGCAATCGCGGATCACCTGAACGGTTTTGAGCACAAGGAAGTCATACTTGGCAAGGCCGGTATCGTGCGCTTCCTCCATATCCAGAAGCAGGCAGTTCTCGCCGTCCTTGAGAAACGCCCCATACTCCTCGATCAGATTGACGGGGCTGATGACCATACCGGCCGGGTGTACGGACTGAGAAACCCGCGTCCCGACAAGGCCGTCATAGTAATAGAACAGCTCATGATACTTTTCTCTTGCAGTTTTTTCATCCTGTTCGAATTCCGTTTTGATCTTCGCAATCGCCGGGAGGCTCCACGGGTTGCCCACCTGGTCCGCATCCGGGTTGGCGATCGTCCATTTTCTGGCGAGATACCGTCCGATCTCGTCAATGACCGCCTTTGACTGTATCGTGCCGTATGACGCGACGCGGGCAGTCTTTTCTTTTCCGAACCGTTCGATGATGTGCTGGAAGATTGCGGGCCGGTCCGACTCCACGCAGTCTATATCGATATCTCCGATCTCCTCACGATCCTCGTTACAGAATCTGGAGAACACGGTATTCCACGTCTCCGGGTTGAGGTCGATGATGTCGGTGACGTAGGCCACACGGGAGCCGCCGACAGACCCTCTGGCTGTGCCGATCGCCATCCCCTGCTGCTTGCACCAGGAGATCAGCTCCGACATGGAAAGCATGAACGCGCCCATGTTGAGCTTGTCAAAGACTCTCAGCTCCTCCTGGATAGCGGAACGGAAAGCCTGCTCCTGTTCCTTTGGGATGACGCCGGACTCCAGCTTCTGCTTGAACTTCTCCTCGACTGTCTCGTGAAATTTCACGGCGTCTGCCTCGTGCGAACCGTACAGGATCGGGTATTTGATGGAGGTGTCGAGCGGGACATCCTCGCACAAATCGAGGAGTGCGTTTGTCCTGTCGATCGCCTCAGACCAGACCGATTCCGGGAGCGCATCCTGTGTGCGGAAAGCCTCCGTCAGCTGGTCGTAGGTTTTGAAGGTGAGGTCAAAGGCGTCCTCATCCCCGTAGCCCTTCCCCTTTGCGCCCATCAGGACGCTGCGGCACTCCGCCTTGTACGGCGAGGAACTGTGGGTATCCGTGCCTGCGATGAGAGGGATGCCGGTTTGCCGCGACAGCTCATACAGCCAGCGGTTATAGGCGATCTGGTCCGGGTGGTTGTGCGGCTGGATCTCCAGGAAATCATAGTGCCGAAGAAGCTCGTCATACCGCGGGTGCAAATCCCTGCCCTCCAGCTTATTGAGCGGAGAGGCGAGGCAGGCGCTGGTTTTGATGATGTTGTCGGAGATGCCGAGGAATTCATCGAAGCTGATCCGGTTGGTGTAGTAAAAATGGTCCGGTTGTGTGGACAGATACACCAGACGCATCAGTTCCCGCGCTCCATCCGCGTTCCTGGCGAGCAGAACCGTGTGGTAATTGTCGCGGATCTTCTCGTCCAGCCGCTCCGTCAGGTAGATTTCCACGCCGTGAATGAATTTGATGCCTGCCTTTTCGCAGGCGATCTTCTTGGACACCCACCCGCGAGGGAGGCCGTGCTCCGTGGAGGCCACGGCGCGCATGCCATTGGCGGCGGCTAGCTCTACATAGTCCGAAAACGGAGTGCAGGAGTCTAACAGGCTGTAGTCGCTGTGGCAGTGATATAAAACATAGCTTTTATCGATACCGAAGCCTCCTTTCATAGAGCTTTCGGAAGACCTCTTCCCCATTGTCGACCGGCGCGTCCTTCTCCGAGAGAAGATTTTCCCGGTCCTTCAGGTAGAAGACGTTCATAAAACTTCTAAGCTTGCCGATGTTGTGATCCTTGCGGATATCCACGTCCTTATCGAGGGCAAAAACCACGTTGCATCCAAGATTGATCAAGATGCGCATCTGATCTGGGCTTAAATGGCTGGTCAGGATAGCACCGCAGTTATGAATTCCCCACGAGGCCGCTTTCAAAACGCTCTTGCAGCCCTCAAAAAGGATGATTTCACCCTCCTCGCGGATCGCTTCTCTGTTCTCCGCAATGCCATAGATGGTCTGCATGCGGCCCCACTTGTAATAATAGTTATATTTCCGCAGTTTTTTTGCCTTCCAGTCCGGGTCGAGCGTCCTGCCGCCGATGTTGACGATATTTCCGTCCACATCCCGGATCGGATAGACGATCCGATCGGCAAAACGGTCGTAGCGCACCTGGAAATTCTCCATCACATCATACGAAATGCCCTCATCTGCCCAGAGTTTGAGCTTTTCACGGTCATCCTCGTAGCGGAGCATGGTATCAGGCGGTAAAATGCTAACCACAGACTCCTTTTGTGTGCCCTGTTTGTTGGCAAACTGCATGAAAACACGGGTCGAATCCAACTTCCGCGCCCTTTTTGGCTTTTCCGCGTCCTCACCGGCGTATCGAAGCAGTTTTTCATACGCTTCACTCGGCGAGCACTTATCGTGGTAACGCACAAAGGTGTAAAGATTCCCACCGATGCCGGAGGAGAAGTCATAAAAGCTCCTTGTCTCCGGCCGAACGGAGAAAGACGGCGTTTTTTCCTCCTTGAAGCAGGAAAGCCCCCAAAATTCATCGCCCTTCTGCTCCAGTTCGATATACTGTGAGATATATTCCACAATATCGATCTCTTCCAGGAGTGTTTTCAGATCCATACGTCATCCCTCCGGCAAAATCAGAACGGCATCTGCGGAACGTGCTGCTGTGCCTCCTCATAGAGCACATGATTGCCGTCAAAATGCATGTCAATATACTCATCTGCCGACATTTGCGGCCCGTTGCGGTTAAAAACCACACGCAGCTTCTTATTGCCGCAGTCAGGGCCGTCCGCTTCAATTTCGTCCGGTGTTTTATCCTGCAGCATGCAGATTGTGGAGGCGTTTCGGACGATTTTTGCGGAGTCGGCGAGTTTTCCGGTGGTTGTGGCCTGCGCAGCGCCGATCCCGGCAATGTTCATGCCGCCGCAGATTTTGTTTTTTATACAATCCACGAATTTACCGAGCTCGTTATACGTTGCGAAGGCGTCACCATCGCCCGACGACTTGAAATAGTCCACGATGACCACATCAAGTGAACCAAACATGTGTGAAACCTTCTTGACGGCGCTGTACGCGCTCTGGACGTCAAATGTTGGCAGGTATAGATGCGTAAGCTTTTTGGTTTTCAGCCATTCCAGGTTGTCCAGGATGCGCTGGTGCTCCTCCTCGGTGTAAGTACCGGCGGTTACGCGCTTGAATTCCACGCCGGACAGATGCGCCACCATTCTTGCGGTGAACATCCGCGTGTTCAGCTCGGAATCCAAGTACAAAACCGATTTGTCTTGCCGCATCAGATCTGCCGCGCAATTCAAAAGGAACATGGACTTGCCCTGCTTTGCCTCTGCAGCAAAGATGATCAGTTCGCCCTTCTCCATGGTCGCGTATTCGTTCAGTGCCGGGAACTTGAATGGAATTCCCGCATACCCGTCGCCCTGTCGGCTCTCGATTTCCCGCCAATAGTCGTCGACCACTTCAGCGAAGCTCGGAATATCCTGCCGGATGGAATAGGTCGTTGTAATTTCATCGATGGTCTTATAGATCTGCTGCTCGAAGTCCTCTATACTAAGGTCAGTACAGTATCCCTTGCACTCATCCAGCTTGATATACGCATCGCGGCGCATGGCCTTGTCCAGGACACTGGAAACGAGGATAAGGTATTCCTCCACGCTGTTGCGAGCGATTCCCTGGCCGCTGACGATGGTCTCCTGAACCTGGTCAACGGTGATTTCATCCACATAACCGCTCGTCGAGGGCTTGGAGTTCAGGACTTCCACGATCATATACGCATCGACATATTTTGCGCCTTTCAGGGCGAGTTCAGACAGTGCCGTATACAGGCGCCGGTTGTCCCAGCGCGTAAAATGCTGCGGGAGCAGTTCCTCCGCATGAAAATAGTAGTCCGGATGCTGGATCAGCGTGGCAACGATGCCGGCTTCCGCGTGAATGTCGTTGATATCGCCTGCACGCTCGACCATGATGTCTTTCATCTGCGCCGCCTCCTTTCTGCCAGCTCATCCTGGTATAAATCGCAATGGTTGTGCATACCGCACACCCAACGGCAGTAATACCAGTCATCTTCCGGGAAGAAATCGCTCTCCGAATAGAGTTTCCTGACGGATTTCAAAGCCCATTCTTCCGCAAGAGAAAAACTATCAACGGAAAACGGCTCACGGATCAAAACGCCGGTCCGAAAACAGTTGAGCCAGAGTTCAGACGGATATTCCCCATATTGATCGTGTATCCACTTGGAATACAGATACAACTGCATCAGGGTGTCATCCAGTTTCTGATCGTCGCGTGTGTATTTCCTGCGTGTGCTGCGCGGCTTCAGGTCTGCTGACTTGTGATCGACCAGAATCAGTTTCCCGTCTGAATCCCTGCCGAGATAATCCAGAAAACCGACAAAATTCACATCGTCGACGGAGAAACGGAGCTCCTGCTCGACGGCGAGCGTTTCAAGCGGGAACGGCTGGAACTTTTCAAAGTATTCCGCCCCCTGATCGAGGTACTTTCGCTCGATTTTCGGGCTCGGGCGCTCCCCCATCACACGGAACGGAAAGCCCTGCAAAAATTCCGGCAGAAGTTCTTCCTGTTTCAGTTCCCCGGTGTAATACCGGGCAATCAGGTCGTGGCAGAAGCTGCCGTAGGAGGAATAGAACATTTCCTCCTCCGGCAGCTCCATCAGGTAATGCAGATAGCCATGCTGCGGACAGGTTTGGAAGGTTCTGACACGGGAGAAGCTCCATGTCATGCCGCGAAAGAGCGGCTCATAATTCACATCTCCCATTCAGGCCGTCCAATCAGAAGGGGTAATCGTCGTCCTGCTCGTTCTCGCCCTCGTAGGGCTGAGAAGCAGTCTGATGGGTGTCGCGGCCGCCGCCGGCAGGCGTCTGCTGTCCGCCGTCCTCGTCTGCACGGTCGAAACTCATCATTTTGAAGTTGGTGTAGGTGACACCGCGCTCCTTGTTGTACGACGTGGTGACATCCACGCTGCCAAGCTTGATGCGGTCGCGCTTCTGGAGCTTGGCGGCCTTCGGAGCGCAGGCGGAGCCAATGCAGTCGATAAATCCGCTGAACTCCTCCTCATACTCATCGGTATCTTTGTTCTTTCTGGAAATGCTGACGCGGATCTTTGTCCAGCGGTCAGATTTCTGCTCAACGTCCCATACGGTGGCGAAAGCGCCCTGTCTGAAACCCATGATTACTCCCCCTTCACGAAAATTTTCAGATCATCCAGGAGCTTCGCCGCGAGAACGGGCTCCGTGATCTTTTTATAGGCGCCGGACTTGACGTACCGGCTCAAAAACTTCTGCAGATCATCCGTTTTCTCCGGATTGTCCGCACAGAACTGGCGAACGACGAGATCCACCTCGCCGATCAGCTTTTCCGCCGTTTCCCTGCTCTCCGCCTCGGCAGATTCCTTCTGCTTGGCACGCCAGCTGTCCGGGTCGTCCTCGACTGTGGAGGAACCGAAGTATTTCAGCAGGAAATAGCGGTAGGTATAGGTCATACCGGAGCCGAAGCTCTGAGAAGCGTCCTCCTGCTGGCCGACCAGAAGCCAGGGGACCTCGATCCGCTCTGTCGGGTCGTCATCGTTGACCCAGGTGTAAACCGCATCCGCCTGGACGATGATCTCGGCGTTGCGTTCATCATAAACTTCCCCGGTCTTTTTGTTGACCTTGGTCTTGACGTACTCATAAGGTTTCACAACCGAGGTGCCCGGCACAATGCCAGGGATCAGGGAGACGTGCAGATTGTCCATCAGGCCGGTGATCTTGGCGAGGATCGCAGCGTCTGTGACATAGCGGTAGTTAAAGGCGCTCTTGTCCTTCTGCAGAACCTCGACAGAGCGCCTGATCTTTGCGAGTTTCTGGTATAAATTCAACTCTTTTGCTGCCATATGTTCTCCATTCGTTTAGATTTTTGAAAAGCCCGCATAGCTGCGGGCTGCGCTACATGGGATTGTCCGCAACCGACCGGTTGGTTGTTCTCACTGGCATCACCACCAATATTCATATTTTTGACTTGACAGACCAAAATAACGGGAGCCCATAGGCATGGGCTCCTTATATTTGTACAATCCTTTTCCAGTCCATATAATCCCGCTTGAAATCTGATGCCATTTGTATGATTCTCCTGCGGGTATTGCTGTTTTGTTCTTTGCTTAAAAGTTTCCTGCCTGTAGGGCTGCTCATTGACGCAAAATAGAAGTTCGGCGAGACACCTGCCTGCTCTTTTTCGTACAGGCGATAGTATACGCCGCATCTCCATACGCGCTGGTAACTCAGCAGAATGGTCGAATCAGTCGCATCCCTGCCGATCCTTCTGGAGATCAGGGAACGGATGCTTGTATCGGATACTTTTCCTCCTTTTGTGCCGCGGAGGATTTCTTCACCGTTGATTCTGTTTTTCCACACTGGTTTATAGTTTGGGTGCTTGTACCGAAACTGCGTGAGTCTGATACAGTTGTGTATCGCAGGTAATCCCTGCCTGTACAGAACGGCAGATGATTCCCCGTGCTCAGCCGTCATGCTTTCAAAATCGATATCTTTGGATGTAAGCTCAACAGCGTCCTCGATCATCATGCCGCCGTATGCAAGCCAGAAAAAGCACCGATAGGTATTATCAACTGTCTCCTCGGATTCCGGTTCAAAAATCATATCCAAACTATGCTGCAGGTGCTCCGGATTTCGAATGGTCGTCTGATCCAGTTTCCCGGGGCCGAGATCTGCGCGGGAAACCGTATTGTCAATTGCGCCCGGGACTCCGTTTTTGACGCACCACTTGGAATAATCGGAGAAAAGGTTCAACCTTGTATATCTGCTGCGCGCCTTCAGGCCACTGATCTTCTCCAGGACTGGCGTAATTTCTTCGACCGTACGCGTGCAATAGTCTGCTCCCCAGGCTTTTTCGTACGGGAAGATTGCACGGAATGCATTTTCGGCGACGATCCTGCTGCTGTCGCTCTGGATTGTGTCATCAATAAATGCCCGTTTCAAATCCTCATTGTACATCGGTCTGTTCTTCGCCATTTTGTTTGACCCCTTCCTGTACACCTGTTTCCTACGAACGACATTATATAGGAAAAGCTCAAAAAGGTCAAGTTATTTTTTATTCGGCCCAGACGACAAATTCCCTGCTCGCCGGCGTGCTTTCACGAAGTGGGGACTCACAGAAAATGCGGAATTTTACTCTCAAAGCGTCAGGAACAACCTTTTCTACGCTGATATACTTCACCCCTTCAAAGCGGACAAAGTTTGCTCCAGTCGAGTCGAAAATCCGAATATCAGGCGGGCTAACGCCTACGTCAATGCACGGGAACGACAAGCAATACGTCGGAGCAACGCCAAGAGGGTCGAACCATCTTTGATCATCTGACCCAAACTTGACCTGCTTTGGTTTGTTGTGCGCTATGTACTGCTTAAATTCCAATGGTTTCATTTGCTTTGTCATCAGTTATCTACTACCTCCGGGTTTTGATTTTGTCGGTGCGAACCTCGCCCATTCGCCTTGCTGCCGATCCTTGATAATCCGATTATAGCATGACGACAAGGTATTTATCTAGGTCCGCACCACCCAAAATTTACTGGAAGCGTTGGAAGATGCTGCTATGTCAATGGTCTGTGATTAAATAGTTGTTATAGGAGGAAGGTCATGTTATAGGCGCAGGTCAGCCGACAGACTTGATCAGGGATTTCATAGTTGTCTTATTCCATGTAAATCTGGTGCGTGCCATTTCACTTCTCAACTTCCCTGTACCAAGCTTATTCTTATACTCATCAAATCGGTAATATCCAATCGGGCCTCCGCCTGCAGGCTGGATTAAAAGCTCTATACCAAGTTCTGGGTAACGTGCTCTCAGTATACTCTGTACTTTTGACATCATCATAAATGCCATCCTATCAGTCTCCTCGCGCCCATCCACAGTATTGCAACAGCTATGATAGATAATATCATATACACCCCTTCTTGGCAGTTTCCCTTTTGATGCCATAAAGGCAAGGATGTAGGTACCCCACATATCTGTATATTTATTTTCTTCTGGCCCGGCCATAGATGGAAATGCAAGATATTCCCAATGCAAACTGCTGTCGCCGGCAAATTCCCCAATGAATCTAAGACGCTCTTCCTTTGACATAGACACGGCAAGATCCTTTGCTTTTTCTTCAAGGCGTTCGTCGGTTACTGCCTTGATGAAGCGGTCCCGCTCTTGTTTGAAAGCGTCTTCCTTGCGTTTATTATTTGCATCCTTCGCGTTACCGACGGCGAGAAGAATAACGTGAGCAAAGAAAACCAGAACAGCGATCGGAATCCAGAACATAATACCCTCTCCTATAACAACAAATTAAATCAACCCATTAATACGAGAGACGATATCATCCAGGTCTGACGATATCGTCTCCAGTTCGTCTGCCGTGTCTTCCATTGAAGAAAACCGGTCAGATTCCTGCAGACTCTCCGGGAGATTGTCGAACGCGTCCCGCTCGCCGTCTGCCGCGGACGAAATATAGGTCACGGCTTGGGACAAGAGATGCCCCGCGGTGTGGATCTTATCAATCGCCATGCTGATCTTTGCGCGTCTTTCCCTATTCACTTGGAAAGCACCCCCTGGTAGGTAAACGACAGAAGCACATTGTCGTCTTCAAAGCTGAACCGGAAAAGATCCGCATGTTCGATGATATCCAGAAACGCATTGCGGCTTGTATCAAATTCGATGACCGGGCAGCGGAGAGAAACCGTCAACGCGCCACTCATCGTATCGACGGACGCACTTACGGAATCGCAGTCGTTTTCATCTGCGATCTTATCCATCCGTTTGCAATCTGCCTGGACGACATCCATCCTGTAATTACAGGTTTCATGGAATCCGTGGCTTTCAATCGCCCCGGCAATCGCCAGATCAACGGCGTCAAAACAAGTCAGCTTCATAGAATCACCACCTTATTCAATTGGGGTTGTAAGCCCGTGGAAACCGAACGTCAACCTGACCTTGCCGTTTACGAGCGGTTCGACGTCAATGGTATCAGAAAATTCCGCGGCTCTGGAGAACCACTCCGCATTTGAAAAGCAAAGATCCTTCCCCGTAAGGGAGATGCTTGCCATGCTTTTCAGCGGCGCGTTAAGCTCGTAGGTCAGCTCCATTTCAGGCTTTAAAAGCATCGTCTTGATTGCGTCGTACACGAATTTGACTTTCCTGAGCCTATCCTTGTTCAGGATAGAAGTCTTTGCATCTTCCGCCGCCATAAGTTTCCCAATGGCGACAATCAAATCCTCCATCCTGCCGTCCATTTTTTCTTCTACATCCATTGAGATCCCTCCGTTTCTGCTGACAATCTTATCATAGTTTTCCTCTCGGTTCAATTGTTGTTTATCGCCTCATATACACCAAATTTTTGTTCAAGCTCAGGCGGTTCACGCGCTTTGCCAAGCTTTTTGAAGACGTCGTTTTCGAGCTTGTATAAATAGTACCAGTCGCGGGCTTCTTTACTGGTGACGATAAAGAGGAGCTGCCCGGACCTGCTGTAATACCCGGTCCAGACGTGCTCACCCCTTGGATATTTCAGCTCAGTCATTTTCCACCGGTCATACACGGATTTCCCTGATGTAATTCACACAGTCCGCGATTTTATTCGCTGCAAACGCGACTTCCTCCGGCGTGTTCAGCTCGGAAAACGACACGCGTATGGTGCTGTGCGCATCCTCGGCCGAAAGCCCCATCGCCGTGAGCACATGGCTCGGCGTGGACTCATGACTGCGGCAGGCGGAACCAGCCGACACACAAATACCCAGTGCATCGAGCATCAGGATCAGGCTCTGGGCGTCCACACCCGGGAACAGGACGCTTATCGCCTTGCGTGTGGTGCAGGCGCCGAGACCGTTGACTGCAAAGTCCTTTCCGATTTTCAATTTCCCTTTGAGCGTGTTCAAGAAGAGCAGCCACAGCTCTTTCATCGCAGCTGCGTTTGCCGCAAGCTCCCTGCTGGAAATCTCGCAGGCTTTCCCAAAGCCTACGATCCCGGCCACGTTTTCCGTACCGCCGCGAAGCCCGAATTCCTGATCGGCACCGCCGCAGATCAGCGGCGAGAGCAGCGAAAGATCCTTCCCGTAAATGGCGCCGACCCCTTTCGGGCCGTGGATCTTGTGGGAAGAGATGGTCGCGAAATCCACCCCCTGTTCTGTGACGCGGAGCGGGGCGCACCCGGCCTCCTGCACCATATCGGTATGGAACAAAGCCCCGTCATCGTGGCAGATGTCGCTGATCCAGCTGACGGTGTTTTCCACGCCGGTTTCGTTGTTGGCCGCCATGACGGAAACAAGTCCGGTTCTGTTAAACCGAAGCTGTTGGGAGACGGAGCAGGCTGGGATCATGCCGAACTTATTCGGCGAGACCGTAAGCAAATGAAATCCGTCTTTTATACAGAGAGCACGGGCTGCTTTGAGCACACTGTCGTGCTCGATCTTTGAGACGACGACAGACGTTCTACCCCTGCGGCGCAGTTCCTCCTCCAGGCCGCGGATAATGAGGTTGTTTCCCTCAGAGCCGCCGGAGGTGAAGACCACCTGTTCCGGCTTGCAGCCCATAAACTCTGCGACCTGAGAGCGGGCCGTGTCGACGGCTGCTCTTGCCTCGCGGCCGAGGCTGTACACAGAGCCGGGATTCCCGTAAGCTTCTTTCATGTACGGGAACATGGCGTCCAGAACCTCCGGACGCATCGCGGTCGTGGCCGCGTTGTCCAAGTAGATCAAGTGGCATCATCCTTTCTACGGTGTGTTAAAGTTGGTTGTTGTGTATTGCTGATTAAAGCGCTGAGTAACACGGGTTATCGCGTCGGTGATGTCAGACAACGTATACCCGGTATTTGCTGTCGTACCAGTTACGCCGATCGGGCCTGCGTTTGTTATCGTCGCTGTTATGGGACCCGTTACGGAAATACCCCTTCCCCAGATGATATCGTTCAACAGGTCTTCATTGACTGCCGAGCCGTCGAGCGTGACTGAAAAACCATCATCAAATGGACGAGGGTTCCATACAATTTCACCCTGGTCGGCGCGCATATCGTAAATCCGTGCGTCCTGCAAATACCCATCGTTAGGGATATCAAAGTGTAAAGATCCAGGAGGGATCGGAACACCGTCTTTGTTTTTCGGGCGCTGTTTCTCTGGCGGAGGGGCCCTGTCCTCCGGTTCCATATCTGGCTCCGGGAACTGCCCCAGAAAATCCTGTACACTCTCTTCGTATTCCTTGTCCATCTCAGTGCTCCTTAAACACGATCTGTTCCCCATATTTCAACGTCCAGCAGCCGCTGTCCGTGACAGCACATTCCGTGCAGTTTCCGCCGCACGGAATGGCATCTTCTCTTGCCGTCGTAGTACCGTCGCGAAACAGGACATGCGCTTCCGGGAAAGAATGGGGGTTGTCCATTTCCAGACCAGGCCAGCCGCTGAAGATCAGATGGAGGTTCTCCGGGATAGAAAGCCCGTTCCCCACACAGCGGTTGACGAGCTCGTACTTCTTGGTGAAGCAGAGGATCTGGCAGTGCGGATTCCGCGCAGCGACGGCACACATGTGTTCCAGGTACGCGGCGCTTGTGATGTCGCCGGACACATGGAATCTGAAAAAGCGGGAGAGCATGATCTGTGCTTCTACCTCACGCCAGTAGCTTTCCTCATCCTGCAGGAGAACGTCCAGATTGTTCTGGTACGCGTTGCGCACGGCGGGACGCAGACGTTCCAGCTTTGCCGCATAGCACTTGTTCCAGCAGGCACATTCCCGGCAGGTCTTTTTTGCCGGAAGGGACACGCTTGGGATGCTGCCCATCTTGGAATTCCCGGGAGAGAACTTGACCTTACCCATCTGGTCTCAACTCCTTTATGTAATTTTCAAGGTTCAATAATTGTGATGGTGCGCCCTGCTGGAGTTGAACCCGCGACATCCGGATTAAAAATCCGGTGCTCTGCCAACTGAGCTAAGGGCACATGGTGCCAGCGGAGGGACTTGAACCCTCAATCCGAAAGGCGCCCGATTTTAAGTCGGACATGTATACCAATTCCACCACGCTGGCTGGTGCCGGTGCCGGGACTTGAACCCGGAAGGGCTGAGCCCAGCGGATTTTGAGGCCGCCTTGTCTGCCTGTTCCAACACACCGGCATAAGATACACACCGGCAAAAGAGTGAAAAATTGCCGGTGTGTATTGCGAACCTACGATATAAGTAAAGACGGACAGTATATTTATCTTGTCTACCGCAGGTTACACGCCAAGATTACGAGTCTGCGAAAGGTTTTCCCTCGTCAGACTGGAAGAACATCTGTCTGAGATTGCAGATATCCTTCGGGAGGCTGTCGACATCCGGGGAATCGTGCAGCGTCTTTGCCCAGGCAACGAAGTGATTTGCCAGAGGCGTTGTCAAGGAGGCCGCGTGATCCTTGCGAATCCCGCCGGACTTGATGACTGAGTGGGCAACGGAGCGCATGTGCTTCCAGAAGTTGTAGTACGGGAGCTTCACCTTGACCATATACCCGTTGGCGCCCTCGACCACATAACCCTCGATGTGGTCGTTGTTGCTGTCCATGGTAACGGTGTTGTACCAGTCGAAGAATTCCTGCCAGTCGGCAAAGCCGTACTCCAGTTTCTTTGCCCGGATCTTGAGCGTACTTGCGAGGTTCTGCACCTCGTCGTAGGAGAGCTTGGAGAACGGGATCTTGTTTTCCACCAGGTCAAGCAGGTAGATCCGGCTGTCCGGGTACTCGATCACGTGTGGGTCGTGAACCATATCCACACACTCGAAGACGGCGGAGACATCGTGTTCCCGCAGGAAGAGCTTGAGATATTCCCTGTCGATCGGGCGGATCTGCGTCTCAAACAAAGCCCGGAACCACTGGGCAAAATCCCCGTCCGGTGTGGACTTGGTGGTGATGAAGAAGTCATCCGTTGCCTGGAGGTAGGAGACGATGCCGAGGAAGCCGTTCTCCTTCCGGTAAGCTCTGGCCGGGAAGGTCAGCTTGTACGGCAGCATGTCCAGCTTGGTCTCAGGACGTTCGTTGATGTTGAAGAACTTGTCGTACGCCCTGGCGACGATCTTCTGATGGGGGATGTCGATGTAAAGCCCGCGGGCTTTCATGGTCTGCTCGTCCCAGACCTTGTCGTAGAAGGCAGCCTTGGTGAAGTTGAAGGAAGAGATATCCCCGAAGCGCTTTTCCTGGACGTAGCGGTTATTGCGAAGCCGCATGATCAGATCGCCGATGGAAGTTTTCGTATGTTCATCCTGGGTCTTCGGCTGGTAGTTGATGATGTTTTCCTTGCGGAAGACGGTATTCTTGATCTCAAATTCCTCGACGCCGTCAGGCGTGAGCTTCAGGCAGCGGAGGAACCCGCCGAATTCCACATGTCCCTCCAGGTTATAGCAGTGCTCGCTCTCCTTGATGGGGCAGCTGCTGACATTCCGGTGAGCGTGGATCTGGATGAGATTCTCGGCGGCACGCTCGTCAAAGCTCTTTGCGATCGTGTTGTGGTCTTTGTAGTTGCCGACGCCCTTGATCAACTGTTGCGTGGAGACAAGCGTCGGGTTCGACGGCATGGCGGAAAGCCCGCCGTGGCAGACAAAAACTTCCCTGCCGTGGTAGGTATACCAGGCGCACTGCCCGATGCGGCGATAGAATTTCCGCACCGCTTTCTTGTCGATCCCGGCATCGTCCAGCTCCGGCCTGGTGAAGAACTCAAATTCCTTGGACTTGGTGGTGCCGCCGTTTCCGTACACCCAAAGCCAACGCTCATGGTTCCCCTCCAAAAGGAACACGTTCGGCTTCTCGTAGATTTCCAGCAGGAATTTCAGGACGTCTGCGTTTTCGATGCCTCGGTCGAGGTAATCGCCGAGGAAGATGTAGCACTCGTCGTCCTTGAGCCCGTCCTTGAAATACTCCATCAGCGCCGTATAGCTGCCGTGGATGTCCCCGATGTGGTGGACGGCCTTGTATTCGGAGAGGTCGATGCGCTTCATCCAGATCCTGTCCAGCTCGTCAGGTCCGATCACCGTGACGCCGGAGGGGATCTTCTGTGTCTCGAACCGGGCGTACATCTTGTCGATCGCCTCGTCGGGAACCTGCTGCAGTTCCGGTCTGGAGCGGTTGCGCTCCTTACAGGTCTCGATGGGAAGATCCGTCATGTCGACGCAGTAGATACGGTACTTGTAAGAATCGCAGAGATCCTTGTATTTGTTGATGTCGGAAGCCTTGGAATTGGTGGCGTCGATGACAGTGAACTCGCCGTTCTGCATCCGGATTTCCAGAAGCTGAAACAGCGTTTTCCAGACGACGGTGTCATTGGTCGCATCAATGGCGACGGTTCCATCCGGCATCAGCTTAGGCCCGGCGCACATCATGCGGATCTTGTCTGCGGAAAGCGCGTAGTCCTCCAGGCCGTGCTCCCGAATCCAGGTGGATTTCCCGCATCCCGGGGCGCCGCGAAGGAGAAGAAGTGTTCTCAAATGTGTTCCTCCTTTTTACACGGCGAGGATTTCCCGCTCGCCGATGTTTGAATTGAGATAGTTATGCGCTGCGCTGCCGAGGTTGAGAGAGCGGTACGCTTCCTCGATCTCCTCGCCGGTGATGCCAATGTAATCCATCGTGATCGCCACGGAGGAGTGCCCCATCATCTTCGACAGGAGCAGCAGTTTGCGCGGATCGTTGTTGGACATGACCATCTGGTGATACGCGAAGGTCTTGCGCAGGGTGTGCGTGGAGACGTGGATGTTGAGATCCAGATCGTCCGCGATCCCCTTGAGGATTCTGTCGACAGAATTCCTGTGCATGGGATTGTTCAAATCCCCGCCTCTGTTGGACTCACTGCGGAACATGTAGTCCGAGAGGCTGACGCCGGGCGTGTTTTCCAGATACAGCGTTACCGCCTCGATCACGGCGGTGTTGATGGTGATGTAGCGGTTTCGCTTCTGCTTCCTGGTGTTCCTGGTCTTCTTTTCAAAAACCGGGAAGCTGTCCTTGAAAGTGAGGTTGTCGTTGATGAGATTGGAAAAGCGGAGCTGCACAAGGTCGGAAACCCGCAGGCCGAAGTTGATGCCGACGATAAAGAGCATGTTGTCCCGGTACCGCTTGCGCTGGATCAGGTACTCCGAGATCCGCATGATGTCATCCATGTCCTTGATCGGCTCGGACGTGTGCTCCGGGGCGAGCTCTGTTTCCACGCGCTCCTTAGCCGGTGCGATCAGCCCGGCCTGGAGCTTGGTGTTCTGCTTCCTGAGTACCTTTGCGTCAATGGTCTGATAGACCGGAGCGCCGGTGATGTCTACGATTTCGCCCATGGCTCTCCCCCTTTCGGCAGAATCAAAAACCGCCGTGTACTACATCGATGGTCTGATATACAGACTCGCCAGTACGGTAGCGTCGTTCACATATACGTCGGCGTTATCACAGATCACGCCGTCCTTGGCGATTTCGATCGCCTCAGTCTCGCTCTCGGCTTCCACTTCCACGATAAATTCCACAGTGTACTTGCGTCCATCCATTTGGGTTATTTCTCCTTTTCAAATTGTTTAGGTCGTGCTCCGGCCTGCCGCGCAGTCGTAAGCAAGGCGTAAAAAATCCGCCTCTGCCATCGGCTGGGGCGGTTCAAAATCCGCGTCTTCAAAGCAAGCCGCGAACTTCTCAATCATATCCGGGCACACATACCACCCGGTACCATCTACACAGCGTCCCTTACAGTCATGGAGTGGTTTGCCAGGCATCACGTCCCAGGACACACCGATCGGCGGGAAGTAGTCCTCGTTAATTTCTACGATCACACCGGTCGGCAAATCATTAAACACAGGCTTGGCATTTGATTCGATATGCCTAAACCCGTACTCCGTCAAACGGACGCTATCGCCGACATTCCAACCGGAAACATCAAGACTACTCATTGTGACTCCTTTCTTTCAGTATTTTTTCGCTCATAATCCATTGCGGCGGCATTCCTGGCGTTGACTGCGAATGCTGTCGCAATGCCAAGAGCCCTCGCTTTTTGCAAGTTATAAAATGTTCGCGAGAACATTTTATAACTTTCTCTGCTTTTACCCCATGCGGTCCTCCCACTGACAGCGAGGAGGGATTCCTGCGAATCAATTTTCATTATGAGCCTTTTTGAGTTATTCTTTTACAGCATCAGATGTTTGCGCTCAATGCGATAAAGCGAATCGATTTCCGCCATGGTGGGTGGTGCGAAATCCCGGTCGCGACTCTCCGGCTTCCAGCCGCAGAAGGTCTGCAGAAATTCCTCCCCGCTGATGATCGGGCTATCTCGCCAAATAGGTTCACGATTGCCACAATGGATTTGATTCATATGAAACATGCCGCAGGAGACGTAAAAATGGTTCGGGTAGTCCGATTCGTCAAACCCTATTTCCAGCCCGCACTCCCGCAGAATACCAAGCACGATGCTGCGCTGGTCATAATCCCTGCACTGTATGACGTTTTTATCGGCGATAAACGACCTGATGCCATCGACATCGATCATATCAGCACCCCCTTTCTCTGGATGAAATTCCTCTTTTACTGTCCGGCGATCTCGGTGATTGTGTAATTCCCGTAAAGAAGTCCGAGCAGAATACCCTTGTAGTCCATGCACATATCCAAATATTCGTCAGGGACGACCAGCTCCAACTCGTAATCCTCGTTGAAGCAGAACCAGAGCCGCTTTGATATGTCGATCTTGAACGGCGTACCGCGCACAAGGCCGTGATCGTCCATGAATTTGATAATGTAGTTCATGTTTCTCCTTTTCAGAACGGAAGTTCTTCCGGATTCTCAGCGTCATACTGCTCAAACAGCTCCATATGATCATCCCAATCGAGGATCGCTTCGTTGACATCCGCCTGAAACTCTTCTTCCGTTTTCCCGAGATGTCTGCAGGTGTTGCGGACGGTCTCTCTGAACTGTGTGTTTACGGATTCCGGGTACGGTCCGCAGATCGCGCAATTAAAAACCAGATCGCTCCACGGCTCGGCACCAGCACGAAGACAGTCCTCGCAGTAAGCGTACGTCACAGCACCAATTGAAGAGCTTGCGACGTAGACTTCTGTCTGCTTGCCGCAGACGGCACATTTCCCCGTCATGTTTGACACTCCTTTGTATTCCTCTGTGTTCCAGGCACTCTCGTCGATTCCGTTGCGAAGGATGCTGGCCGCCGGAACGCAATGGAGACAGGCGTTTCCTTGCAGATGATCTCGGTTGCGCAGCACAAGGATGAGCGGGATCTCGACCCGGATCGGCCTGCCGCAGTAGCAGCACTTCGTTTTCCACCACATCAGGCACTCTCCCCTTTACATTCGTGCCTTGTATAGTAGATGTTTTCGCGGATCTTTTGCAGCGCAGCTTCCGGTGCAATGTGACACTTGTCAGCGTCCACGCAGGTCTCACCGATCACAAACGCGGCATGCCGATATTTCTCTATCTCAGACCGAAGCTTCTCTACAGCGTTGGCTGCTTGGTACAAGAGGTCATCCGTGCAGGCATCATCATCGTGCATAGGACACTCCGCACACGGAGCCGGATTGCCGGCGCAGTTCCGAAGTATCTCTACCAAGTCGTCAAGCATAATCAAAACATCCTTTCATTCTGCTCCTTCTCCCATCCTGCTCTTCTGCATACCTTTGCGAAGTTTTATACCGTGAACAGACTCAATATATTCGTTGGCAACATCGATTTTCCAATCGGGCCACGTTTCTTCAATACGCCTTCGGATTCTGTCGTACTCGCTTTCACGAGGCCAGTCATCATCCCATCCGCCTGCTGGATCGAACTCGTCCACCTCCCAAATTAGTCATGATAAAAGCCTACTTTCATTCAGATGATGGGATAATAATAGGAGCTTTTCTGATAAACCTCTTGATGTCTTCGAACCGCATTTCGTGAGGGAAATTATCAACGTCCCTATTTGGAAACACCTTTCCGTCTGGTCCGACAAACATATTGAAGTAAAGCTCCTTCCGGTCTATCAGATTGCCGTGCGGATTTACCGGCTCCCCTTGCCCTACGACAAAAGTCTTTTCACCATCTTTCCTGAAAAGAATCATAACTGGTTGCTCGCCATCGTGAATATCCACGCTGGCATAGTAAGCCCCAGATTTGAGATCATCCGTGCAGCGTATCAGCCATTCACTCATTCTTTTACCTCCGACGCCGGGATGATAGTGGGAGCGTGTCTGACGGCTGACAAGATCTGCTGGAGGCAGGTCAAATCAGAAATAATCCCTGCGTCGCGACGATCACAAATCTTATTGATTTCCGCCCAAAGTTTCGTCCTGTCAATCAATGCTCCATGCGGCGGAACGGGGACGAGTGGGCAGATGTCAGCCATAGAATCGTTCTCCTTCCTCGATGAAAAGCAGCGGGCGGTTGCTTACGCGGTCATCATCGCCCATGCATTCGATCGTGATCTTAGCTCTTTCGATGATGGTCTCTATCGGTGACTCATCTTCACCAACGTCAAACAGCATGACTCTATAGGAGCCGTCGTTATTCAGCTCAGCGTGCAAGTTATAGGCAAAAGCGTTCATTATCAAAGCCTACCTCCATTTACCGCTGATAAGCCCGACAGCCTTATCTGGGTTCTCATTTGCCCACTGAATCCAGCGTTCACACTTGCTGCGAATCTCAGGAGTGAGAAGCACCATTTCTCTCGTAAGAATCCAGCCGTCAGCATCCGCCATAAGTTCGGTGTTATCTTCGATTTCCTCTCTATCGATTGGATAGAATCTTTTCGAGTAAACCTTCGTACCACGGCTGTTTTGTACGATCTTTGTGATTTTGCTTTCGAGAAGCTCCCATATTTCGCTTCCGTCCTGGAGGGTCTTTTTATACAGACCTCCGATGCAATCTCCAACTTTCATGATAAAAGCTCCCTTTCATTCGTCCCAATAAAGATTTACGCCACAACAGAAACAGTTGTCGGAGCCATTGGGAAGCGAGAATCTCAGGCCGAGAGAGTCGCATATTGGGCAGGAGTATTTATAATACTGATCTCCGTAGTCACGCTTAATCGGTGCGACACGAACATGCGCCTGGTAAGACTTGCCTATATTGGATACCGCTGCTTCCAGCCTGGTCTCTTTGCTTAAAGTTTTCATAAAGCAATTGCCTTTCTGTTAACTTCCATGACAAATTCCTCGACCGCATTGTAGTCTGGCACCTTTGGGAGGCTTGTGTTCTCCTTTGCGTACTGTAGGCGCTGCTCAAGCTCATTTACCAGTTGGAAGAACTCGTCCATGTAAGTGCCGTCCTCGCGCTGGTACTCCCCATGCCGGATATCCAGCAGGATATCGCGGTCTTCTCCTCTGTATGTGCGGATTTCTTCTTTTTCAAGGATATCCAGGCACATCAGATAGAGCCTGACGAGGTGCATGGCGTGCTTGTTGAGATGGTCTTCGTCCTTCTTCCTGTTCCTGCCGTTAAGTTTTTCATAACAGCCGATGATGTTTGTCATATCATTGATCATACTGTGAAATTCCCTGGCGGGAAAATGACGCAGCGTAATGTCGGCAAAAACCTCGCGGTCAAGATCATCGCGTGTGCTATCGTCTGTGTAAAGTTTGATACTGCCCTCCGGGAAGGCCGTGTACTTGCGCTCGAATGCCGCTTTGGAGTTCTCCATCGACTGCATGATGTGTTCCTCGCGCCTTGCCTGCGGCAGAGCGTCACGGGCGATGGCGTTTTCCAACCGCCGAAGCTGCTGGTTTGCGTAGCCGCCAAAGGAAGAAATAGCGCGCTGTGAAAGGAAAAGATGCCGGTTCTCGATCATCTGTTTGCCGAGGTCGGAGAGATAAAAATAATGCTCCGGCTTACAGCCAAGAAGCTCAATCGTATTTGGATTGCAGTTGAGGAGCAGCGGTATCAGCTTGTTGAAAGCGTAGATTGTGGTATCAGTCGCTTTATCAAGGACCTGTTCGAAGGAGGAGAGACCGAGGATGTCACTCGGACTGTTCACGGCACAGCCGCGGACATCAACATCGGATGTCTCGACACTCGTGCCATAGGCATAGCTGCCGCCGAGTGTCAGAAAAATGATCCTGTCGCCGAGATGCGGATTTGTTCTGAGGAAATCATACTGTTCCCCTGCGACCATCTCTTTGATCTGTTCAATTGTCATCATAAAAGCTCCGTTTCTCCATCCCGTTCCCACTTGAAGCCGAACACTTTTTCCGCCTGTATACGTGGCATGACCGCGACTCTGCTGTCATAGGAATCAAGGCGGATGGCGTTCTCAACTTCATCATCATTGATTTTCCGGTCGTCGAAATACGCGACAACATCCTGGAACACATGCTCGCTATAGTATCGCCGGTACTGAACAGCCTTGATGTGATCCATGCGCTCGCGGAAATTTGCCAGACCAGCGATTTCCTCGGGTTCAAGGCCGGAGTCTTCGTACTTTGCGAGGCGGTCGATATAGTTGACGTGGTTATCGGAAACCGCGGCGTGTTCGCCGCGCCATTCGGTGCATCTGTTCACGCTTATCCACCCGTTCTTCCCATCCAGAGGATGTGGTCGCCCTCGTAAATGCTGACATACCCGCCGTAGTTCTGGACAAAGTAGCCGCATTTCTCAAGGATTGCGCACCCGATTTTCTCCGGGTCGTAGCCACACGCCTGAACGATCTCTTCCAGATTATCCATCGTTTCACTCCTTACTGTTCGAAGGGCGCAGACATCGGCGCCCAGTAGGTCATATACTTCCAGATGGTATAGCCAAGACCGAATTCTCCGTCACTGCGAAGGTAAGCCGCGGTAGCTTCAGGCATTCCTTCCCGCCATACACGAACCATTTTCCCGATGGGAGGCATGGAATCGCTGCATCTGATCCATTCGTGCTTCTTTGCTTCCCGATCATGGACGAGGACAGGCGATTCATACTTCAGCGTTTCGATTTTCTGTGTTGTTTTCAATTGCCTTTCTGCCTTTCAGTTTGGATAGTCGTCCCCGGTCTCGTTGGTGAAATCAGGCCGCATATAGCGAATACTGTCCGGGAGAGGCGGACAATAACATTCCTTGGACGGGTCGCAGCCGCAGCATTCGCTTTTCATACAGCGCCAGCGGCTTGTCATCTGCTTATAAATACAGATAGTATTCATTGTATCGCTGCCCATATAGCCTCTCAGTAAATCCAGGCCGTAATCCTGGTCTTGTTCCGGCGATGCTTGATCACGAGACGTTCGCCGTACTGCTCCTCTGCGGTAAACTTGTCGACGACGCCGATCTTTTCCCCGCTCATAAACCAACGCAGATCCACATCCCACACGGGACCGCGCTGGCGGCAGTCGTCGATGAGCTCCCAGAGGGAGTATTTTGCTTTCCGTTCACCACTCATGGCGGCATCCTCCTAAAGATTATGGGCGATGTTGTCGAGGCGGCCGTCGATCCAGATGCTTTTCCCGCAGTTGCGGCAGATGTAATGCCGGACAGAATACCGAACGCTGCCGTCGTAATCCTCATAGCTGCCGACCTTCCAGTACTCGTGCCTGCAAAACAGGCGCTTGACCGTGTTTTTGATCCACTCAACCAGCATTCTTTTCCCTCTTGTACTTCTGAACAACGTCGCGCACGGCTTCGTCTCTTGCGGAGCTGAAATCCATATCGTACCTGTCCAGGTTCCGCCGCATCTCCGCTGCGATGTCGCCGGAGAGCTTTGTGTATTCTTTAATGGTGATACCGTATACGCCGAGAACATCGTCGTCCTCATATCCGTAGATGCTGTCCATAACATCCTGCTTGTCGAACTTAAACTGCTGTTCAAAGAAGGCGTTGACGAGCTCGGATTCCGTCAGCTCAAACGAAAGCTGCTCGCCGCCTACGGTTCTGGTGATCGTCATCCCGAAGGCTCCTTTCTTTTAACTATTCTCGATCAAATCTTCACGAAGCTCGTTTGCCGTGATCTTAACAGGGGCCAGTGCCTGAGGAAGAAATTCAAGCTCGTACGCATACGGCGTTACATTTGCACCTGATAAATCTTCTACCGTGTACATCGTATACTCATTCAGGTACACGAAATGTTTCTGATATGTACCCTTTTCCACTTCAACAATGATGGAAAGCTCATCATGCCCCTCGTTCTTCAGAGCAAACCTGCCTGTCATCTGCATTAACACTGTATCGGTACGGATATTAAATACCGTAAGGCGACGCATCACATTGAAATTGTCCGCCTCTTTGGAAATGTTGTACCCAACTCTATCGCTTTCGCGAAAGCCCTCGCAACCGATGAGAAACACAGCGCATAAAGCAAGGATAAGGATCGACGCGATAAGTTTCTTTGCTCTTTTCATTTATTAAATCTCCCCTATTTAATTAATTTTTACTTGCCCGCGAAACGACGTCTTCACGTCGAAACCGTGGTTGCTTACCTTTTCTTTATCCGTCAGGCCGACGGATTCTGTTCTCTCAGTCCGAGTCTTTTCGAGCGAGAAGTATTCTTCGAAAGCCAGGTAGATTTCCAGAGGGTCAACACAGGCCGAAATTCCGCAGGCTTTCAGCAGCGGGATGTGTTTCTCTACGACTGTGCCTTTCCCGCCGTAGAAATCCCCATGGTAGATCTTATAGCTGTCGATACTGTCAAGGACTCGGAAATTCCCGGTGTTGATCGCTTGAATGAGGTCGGGCGCTCTGCTGATGACCTTATCCAATTCAAATTTCCCGCTGACCCACTTTCTGCCCCACAGCAGCTTTTGGATCTCATATCCGAAGTCTATGATGTCAAGCGCGATCAGTTTGCGTGGGCTGTCATAGTTTTTCCATGCCGTGACCAGCTCAATGGCGTAATCTGTCGGGCGATCCTGAACAGTTTCCTCTGTGACATCGACAAGAAAGAGCCAGAACGCATGTCCGATCTGAAGCAGCAGGAAATCCTGCAGCCACTCACCCATACGGCGGCGATGCCGGCACCTGCAGTTATAAAGGTGCTCGCACATGAGCTCCTTTGTCAGCAGGAAGGAATCCGTGCGGTCAAAGGTGATGGTCGGATCGTAGTAGACTCCCTGCCAGAAGTCGTAAAAATCCGTGTTCTTATCAAGAATCCGCATCGTTACTGGCCATCTACGTAGACCGCCCACCATCCAAGGTTGAGGCCGTCAGATTCCTCATCGTCGTAATGGAAGGTGTGCATAAGACCGACACCGCAGTCCTCAAAGAAGTCTGCGAGGACGTTCGCCGTCTCCTGGTCGCGGCACATGATCTCATCGTTGCCGTTTACCCAGAATCCATGCCACTCAGCACCAGGCGCCTTATCTTCCGGATGGTGCGGGAGAGATTCCAGAATATCGTCGTACATTTCGATTTCGTGAGTTTGTATGATCATAGAACCTACTCGCTCCTTATCTCAGTTTTTCCTGCATAATGCGAAGTTCCTTCGCCGCGTCGCTGCGATAGGAATCGATATCTGTCTGCCAGCTTGCGGCAATTTTTTCAAATTCCTGCGTAAAATTCTGTTTTCTTTCTATACGAAGCGCTTTGTGTGCAAACAGCAGGTAGCGCAGGTGGTCGATGAAGGTTTTCATGTAGATTGTATCGTTAAAATACCCTCCCCGCCTGTAGTATCCCGGGTTCTCACACACACTTTCGTATGCCCAGAGTCTCCACCGGTCTGGAGCTACCGCATAGAGGCTGCGGAATGCACGGAAGGTGATCTTTTGCTTGCCGTGCGAGTCGATGGCGTAGCAGACGCCCCAGATCAACGCAACAGCAGCGGCTACGATCGCAAGGATTACAAAGATATTGTAAAGAACACAGAAAAAGCGATACAAAGCGTCACCCCATTTCAGTACTCAATGTTTTATTCAAACGCTTTTTCGGAGATATACATGTTGTCAGGGAAACTATCGTCTTCTTCCGCGTACGTTGCTTCCCAATCGTCAGACCAATTCACAGTATCAGTGGTCTGGTGGTCAGCAATATCCATAGCTTCGGCCTCACTTCCCGCCTCTACGAAAACACAGCCCGTCCGAACAATCGTTACGCAGTATTTCATCCTCATATCTCCTTTCAAATTCGTTTCATGCCTGTTTGTCGCAAATGGAAAACTTGTCTGTATAGAACGTGTCGATCCGCCAGTTGAATGTGTATTCATCCGTACTGATGAGGTAGTCGATCTCATCTGCGATATCATGCGGCGCCTTTTCCAGCACCACCAGAGAATCCTCATACTCTGCAAGGATTTCCGCCGCGTCCCGCTTAATGTACGCCTCCGCCTCTTCCTTACTGGCAAAAATCCCATCGGCGTTGAAGTAGATCTCACAGCCGCCGTAATCTCTCATACTGGACACAACGTATACAGGCGTTTTATTCATCGTTTTCCTCCTCAAATACCAAGCAGCGCAAGGATCTCTTCTTCTGACGGCGCGCCGGGTTCCATTTCGTCGTCGAGCAAGTCGTACCGGTCAAGGTATTCAACAAACATTTCATCTGTCCAGCTCCAGCCTCCGCATTCGGACAGTTGATATCGCCATGCCTTAGGACCGTTATAAACTGCGACAATCTGATGCTTTTCGCCGGCGTGTACGCGCATTGCATTTACAACACGGCAGCTCGCCACGGCCTCGCCATCTGACTTATATACTTCGCTTATATCGAGGTCATCACGGATAGTGACCGTATCGCCGACTTTGAAAAACGGCAAAGAAATACCCCCGTTCCTTATAAAACCGTATTACCAAAGCGCCCCGAAAAGAGCAGAGAGCTCTTCGCGGGAAGGCGCCTCATATTCCGTATCATCCGGGAAGATAACTTGGTAGCCGTCAAGGTATTCGCTGAACATCTCATCCGTCCAGACCCATGCACCGTTATCTTCAGTGAGGTGGTATCTTGTCTTTGGCCCGCGGAAGTTAGCAATTTCCTGCACTTCTGCGATCGTCATCTGCTTACCGGCGTACTTCATCATGTCATATGCAACGGAACACCTGTCGTTCCCCGGTGCATCGCCGTCGGACTTATACCGTTTTTCTGTGTCCAAGTCATCACGGACCGTCACAATGTCGCCGCGTTTGAAAAATGCCAAGATGCTACCTCCTTCGCGTCAAATCTGCATTTCATGTCACCCTTATTTGTATTCGATTCTCGTCAATTCTTCCGGCGTGATGCCGGCGACAATAAAGCGCCAGCCGATGAAATCAGACCCGAAGTGTTCAAAAGCCGGTTCGATCTTTACCACACGGATTTTCCGCATGTCCATCTTGTCGCGGATTTTCTTTGACCAGAAGTAATGTCCACTCCACCACACTGAATTGGATTCCTCCACATGACGGAGATAAATCGGTTCTTCCTTGATTCCGCAGAGTTTGAACGCTTCGGAAAGAGTAATCATCTTTTCCGCTCCTATCAAATATTCGTTTCATTTTTGGTGAGCCCTCAGGGACTTGAACCCTGGACCCTCTGATTATGAGTCAGACGCTCTGACCGACTGAGCTAAGGGCTCGTTTGGTGACGCCACCGGGGATTGAACCCGGAATCTCCAGCTTGAAAGGCTGGCGTGTTCACCAATTCCACTATGGCGCCGTTGGCAGAGACGGCGGGATTCGAACCCACTATGTCGGAGTCAAAGTCCGGTGTGTTGCCGTATTTACACTACGTCTCCATAAACACAACCCGGCACGTCGCATGCACCGGGTTGCAGCGGACATTTTCTTTCGGTTTCTCCTACATCGGCCTGTGGGGACTGTCCAAACCCTCGGCGGACTCCGCAGATGTACGGAAGCCGATCCCGTCATCTGTTTCCTCGTCGCGGCAGAATGTCAAGCACCCGCCTGTGGAGCCAGCAACGGGATTTGAACCCGCCCTTCCAGTTTGGGAAACTGGCGTGCTGCCACTGACACCATACCGGCACGCGGTGGGATCTTGTTTGTCATACGCCTGAATCGGATTCATACCGTAACGCGCCCACCTCTGCTGTTAAGTCGCATTGCACCTATGGAGCGAGCAAGGGGATTCGAACCCCCACCTCCGGCTTGGAAGGCCGGCATGCTGGCCGTTGAACACCATACCCGCGTTGGCTTATGTGGACAGGAATGAGAGCAGATCGTCCAGGCTGGTCGGCTCGTACTCGATTTCCTCGTCGCAGAATAAGATTTCAGGACCGACTTCATCGCAATCCACGTTCCAGCCATGGCCACGCTTTGCCTTTCCGCCGCAATCGTGTCCACTACATTCCTTATCCCACTCTATATACAGCAATCTGCTCATGCTGCTGCGATCGACGATTGTTCCAGTATCGCCCGATACCAGTCTTCTGTTATTGTCCGGATAATCTTTTTCCAGAACAACGCGGGCGCCGACGTACGCCCATTCCGGATAATGAACCGCCACCAAAACAATACCTCCTTATCCTGTTTCGACTCTCTGTTTCAGGCAGGTCTCCGATTTGAATGAATTGTTTACAGAAAAACCGCATAAGCGGCAATAGAAGTTTTCAGAATAATTTTTATAACAGAAGCGGCGAACCGCTGAGCACACTCGTTTCTTGCGTAGCGTGACGGCTGACGAGTCATGTGCCAACTGGCGTACTCGCGGATGATGGAATGGCGAACTATCGGTTTGGTGTCTTATGCGGCGGTTATCGCCTGGCGAACCACTGAAAGGTGAATGATTCACACAATCTACGAAACGAAACCCATATTCGTCTTTTCCCCGATTTCAAGTCAGGCTGTTATCATCCAGATCTGACTTTGGCAAGCATCAAATGCACCATCGCCAGATAAGAAAAGCTGCGCATCGCTGAGCAGCGACGGAAACTCTCCGTCTGGAGGTAAACAAAACAATCGCTTCAAAAGCCCTGCCCAAAACAGAGAGCCGAAGCTCTCTGTTTTTATGCGGAATACTCTGCAATGAAGAATGTCATTGCGTCATCGAAACTGTCGTTGACGTCGATGACTGGATCGAAGGCAACAGATGTATTGATCAGGGCAGCATCAATCGCCGCAGAGATCCCGTCAGCCTCCAGGAGGCATTCACGCATCAGCGTTTTGGAAGCCTCCCTGTTGTATGCCTCTTCGCAGATAACCTCCAAAGGATAGTAGTACGGAGACTGGACACCGTTGACATCGAACTTGTAGTCGCTGCCCTTGGAGGTGGTTTTACGCGCCTTTATGTTGAGCATGGTCTTCAGCGCGTTGCAATACCGCTGCCGGAATTTGTTTGCTTCGAGCGCAGAATCGAGGTCAAATCCAATCGAAGCCTTAGCGACTCCGATCGCATCGGAGAGGGCCTTGCGCTGTTCGATCAGGAAACCCATGAAGCCGATCACCTCATCGTTGCAGAAGAATTCCGAGACTTCCTGCGGGATATCCTCATCAACCGCGTCCTTGCATGCCTTGCTGCGGAGATGGCGGTAAGTCGTCTTCAAGCAGTGGTCGCCGCTGGTAATGCTTCCACACGCTTCTGACATCATCTTGTCCAGAAAGTTCTGGTAGCGAAACGCTTCTTTGAGATTCATATTCCCTCCTGTAAATTGAATTTGGTTTGCTGCAACCAGCTTTTGCAATGCTTAGTTAGTAGATCCAGGTACAAGTCTCAGTTGAACTGACTTCAGCTTCTTGTACTACGGGTGAGACTCGGATTGTCCTGAAAAACCTTGTTTCAGCTTTTCGGTCTGCTGGTGGTTCCTCGATCACCCTTAGTTAACCGGTTCGGCTGGCAGATCACCCGTTGGTTTGCCGCGTTGCGCTACTGTTGGCGCGCGGTTTCGTTCTAGTGCGTTTAACTGGGCAAGTACCATTGGCCACGGCCGTCGATCGGGGCCCTTCTTTTCTGGATCAAGGCGAACCTCCCACTAAAAGCGAGGAGGACATCTGCTGGAGATGTAATACGTTGCAGCGAAAATGCGGAGATGGTCTGAGTGGCGAGACTCGAACTCACGGCCTCCTGATCCCAAATCAGGCGCTCTTCCGGCTGAGCTACACCCAGAGATATAAAACGGTTTACCTCATTAAGTCACAATCGCGGACAGTAAAGGAATCGAACCTATCCACCGTAAGCACCAATGCACCGCCCTCGATCTACGGCGTTAATGAAGTTGCCGGTATCCCGGCATGGCGGGGAGACAGGGATTCGAACCCTGAAACCCTTGCAGGTTCACGGTTTTCAAGACCGCTGCCCTACCGTTAGGCGACCTCCCCATGTTGCTTATAAGTGTCCTGAGATCAAACCGATGATTTCATCTGCCGTTGTCGATCCGTCCCATTCATCACTCCAGTCCGTTTTCATACGCTCTTCGTCGAACATCTCATCTGTCCAGTTGAAATCGTCGATTCCCTCCAGTGTGTAGCCATAACTCCTAACTCGATCGATCGTCATCGGAAGACCAGCAAATGCAAGCATTTCACCGGTTGCAATCTCAGCAGGCGCGTCTGCATCCTCCATCTGATACCAGTAGCCCGTGCGCAAATCCGGTCTCACATATACGACGTCTCCGCTTTGATACTTCATTCCTGTTCAAACCTCCTATATCAACTGCGGGAATGCTTCGCAGACAAGAAGAACGACAATAAGAAGCACGCCAAAGACGTCCATCAGGTATTCTCCGAAATATGACAGGGTTTCGTCCCCGTTTACGGAACCGCGGACCCCCATCAGTAAACCGGAAAAAACCATCGCGGCCGTTACAACTACATAAAACCACTTCATATTTCCGCCCCCAGCTGGTATTTTTTTTTGGAGCTGACGAAGGGGCTCGAACCCATGACCTGCTGATTACAAATCAGCTGCTCTGCCAACTGAGCTACGCCAGCATAAATGCGCCGTTACTACTTCTTTCCATAATAAGGCGCTCATCAAAAACCCCCAAAGCCCGCATAAACACGGGCTTTTCGGGGGCTTGTCAATGTAAACATTCTATGATACGGGCTTAATTGTCTGTCATGTACAGGTCTTCTGCACTATCGGACGCCTCGTCAACGAGATGGGCAATGTACTTTCTGCAAATGCCGCCGAAATTGGAGAGGGAGATGATGGTTCCGGACGACTCCCCCTCCAGCTGTTTCAAATGGCGGAGACAATCGGTGTACGGGCAGTCTGCGGTCGCACAATAAGAAATGTCACGAGTCATGTTTCATCACCTGCGTTGTTGTGTGGACGGGGATGGACTGCGAGTCCGGCGTATAGCACCGCGTTACGATTTTCCGGAGGATACAGTCATATTCCGTACGTGCCAACAGGGATACCCTACCGTCATTTCCGACAAAACTAACGGAAACTCCCGGAGAATCTGCAAGATCGTCTTCGCCTGTCTTGATCCGGAGCACACCGATCGGCGTTTTGATGTCCCGATAGATGTGATCCTCATCCATGTCGAAGACGACGTGGCCGAGATCCTCGACCCATTTCCCGTTCAGGAAAACAAATCTCCAATGGCAGTCATCGTCCCCACTAAACACGATTTCCCCGGATTCAACATTGCACACGGCGTTGACCTCATTGAGCATTTCCAGATAGTCGTCATCGCCGTGGTAGTTCCCGTCATAGGTTACGGAAAATTCCCGTGTGCTGTCGAAATAGTCGCAGTAGAAGTATTCTTCGATCAGCTCATTAAGCTTTTCAAATTCCTTCTCGAATGGCTGCCTTCTCAGCTTGATGTAACCGCTGCCGGATGCGTAGTAGCTCATCGTTTCCCTCCCGTTTTAATCAGAACAGCGGGATGAGCTCAGACAGGTCGGTATCGTCTGCGGGCTCTGGCTCTACCGGCTGACGTTCGGGTTCGACAGGGCGGCTGTCCATCATAATGGCGACATTGACGCTTGCGATCGCAAAGATCGTGTCAAGGTCAAAGTCGATCGTCCACGATTCGCTTTCCTCCGTGTCAGCAGGTTCCGGCTCCGGCAGCTCCGGATCAAACGGTTCGACTTCCTCGTCGTCTTCCTCGGGAGCCTCTTCTTCCTCAGGATCGAAGTACCCGATTTCGATGAGATAATCGAGAACCTCCTCTTTCTTATCGTGGAAGTCTCTGTCGCCGAGACCAACGTAGTCGAAGGAGCCGTCGCGGCGGTAGATGGTATACCCGGTACTGATATCATCCAGGTTGTCACGAAGCGACATCCAGTCGCCGTCAAAGTTATTGATATCCTCGCTGACGCTGTCGTTCAGCTCATAGTCGTCGAGGATATCATACATTTCATCCTCAAAATACCCGTTGTCGATACACCAGGATCGAAGGTCATACCAATCTTCGATCTGATTTTCCCATTCTGCCTGTGTCATTTGTACTTTTCCTCCTTATTATGGTTCTATGTTTGCTGCAACCTTGTTGCGCTTTGGTCTTCATTCGGCGACGTGCTCGTTTGGCTCTGAAGCGTGTACCGCGAGTCGTCGAAGTTATTTTTCCCTCGTTCCAGGTTCTTGGATGGCTGATCTGCACCCTCGCGAGCTGGTTACACCGTAATAAATTTATTTATTGCTGGTTGCAACTGGTCTGGAGAGTTCTTCATCCGGAGGAGGTCCTGCTCAGCTCTTTTCCCACCGGGTGTCTTTTCTGGATCAAGGCGAACCTCCCACTAAAAGCGAGGAGGACATCTGGTTAGGATGTAATACGTTGCAGCAGGCCCGCTGCTTTAGGCGGGCCTGAGATCTTGCTTGATTGCCGACACGATATCCAGGTGAAATTTATCGCCGACGTGCTTTACGATCCTGTCAATCGTGTCGCCCTCGACGGATCGGTAATAGCTGCGAAGCCCCTCCATGTGCATCAGATCCCCGTAGTCCCAGCGGACTCCGTTGTTATGGTCGACCGCATAGGTTGCGAGCATTGCCTGAAAGCGCTGTTTGTTCTTATACCCGACGGTGATCTTGTTGTCCTTGTTCAGCATCACGCCGAGATTCCAGTTAGAACCGGCAGAAGACCCGTATCTTGTCTTCTCCCTGTTCAGGCGGTACGGTGCGTCGAAATCGGACAGGACGCTGAGGACGACATCTTCAATCTGCCGGATATTGAAATTGTATCTGGAGGAAATCAGCATGTCGTCTGCGTAGCGAGTATACACAAAGCTGTTGCCGTCTACGTCACGAAGTTTGCCGGAAAGCCGGAAGTCGATGGGGAGCATGATGATGTTCGTAAGGAGCGGTGACAGCGGCGTCCCCTGCGGGAGAACACCATCCAGAAAACCAAGCTCAACCGCCTTGCGAAGTTCCTCTCGACCGTGGTCTGTCCGGCAGATTTCGCAGAACGGGAAAACCATCGACAGCATCCTCATAGCGAAGTCGAGCGTGGTCGTGCCAAAGAAGTTTGAAAAGTCCAGCTTGCCAAACCAGCGGCTTTCGTTTGCCTGATGTCGCTTTACGGCGTCGATGGTACATCTACCGGCGATATACGCAAACGCCGACGTGTGATAATAGGTGGTCTGGACAGAAGTCTCGCGATTGATCGGGTAAAACGCGACCTCAAACATCGTTTTCAGTCTGCGGAGCGCGTCCATCAATTCCGGACGCGGAGCGTCGATATGCCGCTTGCCGCCGTTCTTCTTCGGAATAAAGAACGAATGATACAGATCCCTGCGGTTGACGCTGCGGAGTTCTGCCGTAGACTCGTTGAACTTCTCAAGCATACGGATCATCGGCTCGACATAAAACCCGCGGAGGAACTTCTCACTGACCGTTTCCATCTCGTATGTTCTTGTGTTGGTTTCGTTCTTCGTGACCAGCATGTCACGACTTGTTCCGTACAAAAGCTCTTCCAGAGTCATCTGGTGATATCTCGGCGGAGCTTTCACCGCGACATAGTACATGTTTTTCTCCTTTCTTTCGTGTTGCTGTAACCAACTCTGGACTTTGGATGTCCTGGATACCTGCAGTCTGAAGGCGATGAATTGTTCGAGATGAACGAATCAGTTCAACTTTTGGTGTTCTGGTTGGCGAAATGTGAACGACTCGTGAGATGTTCGTGCAAAAGCGAGGATTACCCTCTTGACTTTTGCGAACTAGTTTGTTATAGCGGCATCCAACTCGGTAAGCCGGCCGGGCGCAGCCTGGTGCCTGCCTTCTCATGCTCGGTCAAAGTGTTACTCCCACTAACAGCGAGGAGTCCATTCAAGGTGGTGAATGGTATACGTTACAGCTAATAATTGTCAGGGATCAAAACCAACTATTTCTGGAAAACAAATCCTGCTCCCGCGACAACTTTAATTTCTTTGCCGCGTATGTTTTTCTCTTCCGGCGGCAACAATTTATTAAATGTTTGTGTTGGCGCCTCATGTCTATCTCAAAGCCCCAGGGTGCTGTCAATTTGCACCGGTCGGTTGGCCTGACCGCTGGGGATTTGATTCATCAGAATGCCATCGTGTCCATGCGGAACACGTCGGCCATGACCATCTTCTTCAGCCCCTTGCCGTTTACGAAGTTGATGTGATTTGCCGTCCCGTAAGCGCAGATCAGGCGAACCACCGGGCAAAGGCCGAGCGTTACACCACAGGCGGAAACCGGGGCGGATTCCGCCGCCTCCTCATGTGAGAACTGCATGGAGTTCAGAAGATCCTTACGCATCTTCTCGTTGCTCCAGTCGGCGGCGTAGTGCTGGGCGGATTCAAGGCCGGTGCGGAAATCGTAGACAGCTTTCACGAATGTATTGTCCATATGCTGTTCCACGATCTTCCGGCGGAGCTCGATGTTATCCACACACAGGAAGATGTAGCCGGACATCATTTTTCCCTGCCAGCCCTTGGGTCTGGTCTGGACGCTGTCCTCACATTCCGGGTTGATTTCGACCAGAATATCCTTGAGCGCGTCGACCTTCAGACGGCCGACATCTTCGGAGCGGAACATCTGATTGACGATGTTGTGCCGTTCCACCTTGTCAAAATCCCACAAGGTGAAGTTCTTCAGCCCGCATCTGGCCAGGTTCTCAGCAAGAGTTGATCCGACGGAACCGCATCCTACGATGTGGAGGCGGGACTCGTCTTTTTCCGGCTGAAAGTAGTCATAGCTTTTCGAAAGATCCATGTTATACCTCCCTTCAGTCCAGTCCGTAATAATGATCGTTCACGTAAAACGGAGAAGACGGATCGTCGTCATCGTCATCATCGGTATCTCTGTTGACGACGGCTGTCACCCTCGGCTTCTGAGCCGCCGTATTTCTTGGCGGGACAGCACCCTTGGGCTCGTTCTTTGTAACGGGGACAATGCTCTTGGTTGCGGGCGGCTGATCCTTCTTGGACTGCTGCGAGGCGGCGCCGCCGGAATACCTCCCGCCGGAATACCCGCCGTACCCGCTGCCATAGTTCCCATAACCGCCGCCGTAGCCGCCATAGCCGCCGTAACCGCCGTAACCGCCGCCATAGCCGCCTGCATATGTCGGAGTGGTGTAAGCCATGTTCTTTACCATGGGCTTCGCCTCACGCAGGAACTTGGTGAGACCGTTTTCCTCCTCCTCGACCTCGACCTTGATATCGGAATTTTCGAACACGGTATTCTTCGCCATGTCGTAGATCCAGATATTGTGGTCGTTCTTTTTGTTCCATATCATAAAGATATAGAACCCGTTGTCGCGGACCATCTTCAGGATCTCAGCCTGATGATCGAGGTCTGTGGTGGACGGGGACACCGCCATATTTACATGGGAATGCCCCTGGGCGTAGAGATGATCAAAGCGTTCGTCGCCGGAGATAATCCCCTGCTCGATCCACTTGGCGTATTCCTTGGTATCCATATCAACGGTTGCGCCGCTGACGGTCTGGGGATAGACCAGGATATCCGAGATGCGGTACTTGTTTTCCTCGCAGCGTTCGGCGACACAGTGCCAGGCGACCTCCTTGTCGATCGCATCGATCAACGCCTGCATCTTGAGATAGGACTGCTCCGTAAAGGTGAGCGTCGCCTTTTCCGCGGAGCTGTTGAAGGACTTCACAAAGCTGAACCTGCCGTTGACCAGCTTCGCATTCAGGAGAGATTCCTCAAACTCCCGGCGCATCTCCTCCACAAGCTCGGGCGTGAAGCGGATGATCTTACTCATCTTTCTTTTCTTCCTCCTTTTCGAGATAGGCAAACACCTCTTCCAGATTCATTGTGGTGCCGTCCGCAAGCTCAAAGCACTTGCCGCCAACACCGTTGTAAAGGTCTCTGAAAAACCTGCTGATCACGACGCCGTCAGCGAAGTTCATACTCTTCGCAGACGCCATCATCTGCTCCAGAACCCCGATGAAATCGCGGCTCTTCATCCGCTCATTGATCGTCGAAATGTAGTTGCCGAGGCAGCGGTACGCATTGATATGCGTATTGGGGATTCTGCTGCTGTCGTCCCCGTGGAAATCATACGAAGTGCAGCCGTCAAATCCGCCGCGGATATCCAGCATATATGCGGCGCACATACGGATCTTGACCGTACCGTCGACAAAAACCGCCGTCGCCAGACGCTTGGCATCCTCACGTTTATCGGCAGGAATATTGGTGTAGATAACGCTCCTGGCAGAATCAATAAAGTTCTGCGCCATGTCCTCATCGTAGTATGTGAGGTAGTCGTTGACATGGAAGTAGATTTCCGTGCCGGAGACGCGGTCGAGCTTCAAATGCTTGTTGCACAGGAAGTACTCGCTGAGGACGGATTCCCCGTCGCCGTTGTTGATCTTCGTTTCCAGGCCGAGGAGCTCTGCGTTCTTGTCGTTCATGGAGCGCAGGTAGGTATTGATGTACACCTGATACTCGTTGATTTTTTCCATGAGATTCTCGATCTCGCGCCGGACATCACCGACTCTCTCACGCTCGTACGCGGTCTCGATTCTGGAGAGACTGTTGCGGACGAACTCGGTTTCGAAATCGAAATCCGCAGCGATGTCTTCGAGAGCTCTCAGATACCCGTCAGCGGTATCCTCGCAGATGGCGTTCAGAAGCGCGATCTCTTTCTCACTGACCTTGTCGCCGCCGGTAACATTGAAATACCAGGGCATTGCCGTGAGCGCAGCGACCTGGATGTAGTGGAGCTTGCGGAGTGTCAGCTCCTTCAGGACGAAGATCGTGGACTTTTTCCGCTCGTTGATAAAGCAGAGGACATCGAACTTCTTTTTGCAGAATTTCGTGATGGCATCGAGCTTTACCCACCCGTTTCCGGGCTGCGCAAAGTAGGAATTGGTCAGCTCATAGAGCTTGTCATTCCCTTCGCGATCCTCAGAATTAAAGGAGCACACGCGGAACTCGTTGTCATTCGGCGTGAACCTGCTTCTGATGCTGTCGAGCAGCTGCTCATTGGTATAGTTCCCCTGCCGCTGCGAGCTCATCGCCCAGGAGGAAAACGATGCATACAGGGAATCGTCTTTTCCCATACGGTTAAGGAGCAATGCCCTGAGCGTGGAGAGCAGAGACAAGTCTCCGTCGTACGATACGCCAGAGATCTTCTCGCTGAAGAACGCATTGGCGGCCTCCGTGGTGAAAGCCGTATCCATGACGCGTGTGTTAAACATTTATTCCCTCACCTCAACTTATTTTTTATTTATCGTGGCCCCGAAGCCTGGATTCGAACCAGGACGCCAGGCGCGCACTCTGGCCGGGCTGAAAGTGCCCTGCGTCTAACCGTTCCGCCACTTCGGGATATAAAACTCCCCCGGAATTTCCGGGGGAGTTGGCGTTACTTAGCGCGCGTTGTCCAGCTTCTGCACGGAGAGCAGGAAGCACTGGCTCTTGATGCCGAGCTCGGCGAAGGTCTTGTCCAGGTCGCCGGGCTGCAGGGTGGCGCCGTCCAGGTGCATGGAAGCGCGGGAATAGTCGATTTTCTCCTGCTCAAGGATAGCACGGAGGGTGGTGTTGGGATCGCAGAGAACGGGCCAGCGATCGACGTTGTTACCGACATAGACTTTGATCATTTTTTATTCTCCTTTTACTCTTTTTTTTTGATGGTTTTTGTTTTGTGATTTTGATGTGGGTAGTGCGGCGGGCCGGGAACCCCGGCCCGCCGGAGGATCAGGCCAGAACGATGCTGTCCAGCATCGCGGTCTTCTCAGCCTTGATCTCCTCGATCACGGCGGGAAGGGTGGCCTCCAGCTTGTTCAGCTGCATGACGGCGCCGCCGATCGCATCCGCGACCAGCTCCTTGACGCTGCCCTCCTTGGAAGGCACGCCCATGGTGATCTGAGCCAGGCCCTCGCCGTCGCGGGTAGCGCCGCCGAAGGAAATCCCGGACTCGCTGATGTGGCCCTTGCCGTCAGCAGTGCAGATGCCGAAGACAGGAACCTTCTTTCCATCCTCCTCGCCATAGACGGTCAGCGCCTTGGGGCGGACCTTCTGGACGAGCTTGATGTCCTCGAACTTGAGGGTGGAGGTGACGACAACTGCGTCGCCGACGATCGTGATTTTTGCCATGTGTTTTTCTCCTTTTTTACTTATATTTCTACCGGGTTCACCCGTGTAGATTACTTGGTGTCTTCCGGATCGATTTCCGGATTGTATGGGTACTCCTCAAGAACCCCGTCAATGATTCTTGGAGCGTATACAGGACTATACAGAGAAATAACGTCAAGAACATCATTGAGCATTTCGAGAAAATCCTTATCCCCGATTTCATTTGCATCGTCATATAAGACAGCCTCGATGAAATCCGTGAAAGCATTTTCAAGCTCCATTTTTCTGAACTCGACGATTGTTTCATCGTCCTCGTCGTCATCATCGCTTATGGGAATATCGTTGTCCTCATCCTCATCCTCCTCGTCATCTTCTTCGTCTTCGTTTTCCGCATCGACATTTGTCGAATCCTCGATAACGAAATACTTGGAATAGATCCTGCCGAGCGTTCTGACACAATCGGCATCGGAGATAACGGGTTCCGAATAAACACGATTCCCAGACATGTACACGCAAACCAAAACCGTACCCTTTTCGTCGGTTTCGGCCGTGATTTCAATGCCGCGCTTGGAATCCTCAGCGATTACGACGTGATTATTTGCGATTAAAGTCCTGTGCGTTATGGCGTATTTCCACAGTTCCACCGGATAAACATATATCTCAGCGTTACCATACATCTGGATCACCTCGCCTTCCTTCGCGGTCTTTGATAAGGGCGGCGATAAACGCACCCTCCACGAAGAACGACAAAAGCGTGATGATGGCGCAGGTTACGATAGTCAAATCGGTAGGCGTCATCTTGCTTTGCCCTCCTGCTTAAATTCCTGGCTAGAAGACCCCGGCGTAATCGGGCATCGCCGCAATCCAGCGGCGGTAGCTGAAGATCTTCCAGCGGGGCGGCTCCTCGCTGAGCCAGATCTGGAACTTTCTGAAATACTCCATGCGGTCGTAATACCGCTGCTTCTTTTCCCTGCTCTCGGACATTGAATTACCTCCTCATATGTTAATTAGGAAAACGACGGATAGGAAATCAGCTTGCAGCGCTTGGAGTGCCGCAGCTTGTTTACGAATTTCCTGCAGAGATACTCGGAGTCAAAAACCTTTTCGACGCGAACCCCTGATTCGATGACAAGGAAGACTACCCGAAGCATAGCGTGATCTCCTTTCCGTTTAATAAGCCCCGCCAGCGGAGTCGAACCGCCGTTAAGCCCTTGCGGGGATATGAAAAGCACCCGGATTTACCGGGTGCTATCAAAGCTGAGTTTTATTCCTCGACGCGTTCGATCGCCTCATCACCAGCGTAGACGTAACGCTGCATCCATGATGCACCGCAAACCCAGCATTCCGCAGAGACAAGAATCGCGCCGTCCAGATCTACGTTGTCTCCGGTGAAATCAACGGACAGATGGCCGCATACCGGACAAGTGTCGTATTTTCCCATTGGATCACATCCTCACCAAAGATTGGTTTTATGTATGCAGAATCATTCCTGCTGTTGGAGTAGCTTCGGCGGCACACAGGATATCGACGTAATCCCCGTCAAACTTTTCTTTTACACGGTTTACAGCCATTTCCAATGATTCCTCAAAGACAAATCCATACCACCCAAAGCGTTCCATGCCGTTGTCAACTTGAACAGAGACAATAAAAAGTTTGAGCATTTTCTTCCTCACCAAAGGTTAGTTTTATTTCTTGTTGATTTCCCGGTTGAGAAATTCCCGAAGCTCGGAATCCCAGCGTGAATAAGAACTGCCCCATTTTGTTTTGGGATAATGGGTAGTCTGATCAATCGGCGGGTTCTTACTATGATCGAAATGGATCAGATGAGCTTCCGTCCAGACAGTGTCCTCCGTTGCTGAGATCTGAAACTGCCAAAACTCGCCGAGAATCCCGACAAACTTGTTGATATGCATCGGCATTCCGCGACCGTCCTCTTTTGCGCGGCGCTTCATATCTCTGCAATACTCGATGAAATCCCGAATAAACCGCTCCTTGGTTTTCTTGTCGTCGGTGCCGTAATAATCCTTTTGGATTTCCGGCCTTGCGTTTTTCCACCGCGACAGCGCGGTTTCCTCTGTAAAACCGAATGACTTTCGCCCGCAAGACGGGCAGACAATGGTGACGATCGAAAGATTCTGCGGGTCCCCGTAGGAAACCCGTGGAGTGCTGCCGCATTTACACTTGATATTCATTGACTCACCACCAAAGTAAGTTTTATTTCCCGGGCTCGATGATGAACAAATTCTCGGATTCCCCGATGCCGAATATCAAGCCTGCTTTTACCTCCATCAGCTGATACGCGGCCATTCTGTTGATAACAGTCAAACCGTTCGTAAACCGCTTCTTGAAAAACGCGATTGCATCCTCCTTGCAGGAAGCAATAACATAGGCGTTTACAGATCTTGCAAACCCGGAGTTATCGAAATCCCCGAAAACATAGTAGACATTCATCGGATTATTACCTCCGTTAAATAGGGGATTTCCCGATCACTCTCCAGCCCTTACACGGCTGCAAAGCCCAGATAACAGACCCCTTCGGCCATGTTTCCCCGTCGCGGATCTTCAGAAGCTTGTAGACGTATTTCTTCCGCATACCTATACGATCCTTTCACGGTGCTTTTCCATGCGCACAGAAAACCTGCCGCAGGAGTTCTCGCGGTAATCCTTGAGGATGCTGCGAGCCTCGCCGTATGAGTACGCGCTGTACTCACATTCCCAACCGTATCCCCAGTTGGTCATAATATCCCAGCGATCTCGCGTTTTCCTGACGTACATGGGTTACTTAATTTCCCTCCATTCACGAACGAAGCAGTCCCACTCGGACTGATGGAAGGTTGCCGTTTCCCCGTCCTCAAAAACTGCCTGAATAACCGGGCCGTCATTGTCTGCCGCTTTGAAATACCCGACAGCATCGTGGTAGGTGATTTCCTCACCTGTTTTCCTGTTCTGAAAACAGATTTCCATGCTTAGCTCCTTTTCCGGTGCCTCCGTTTTGTGTGCGGGATAATAACCCCGTCATCGAACTGGACGACGAGAAATTCCTCGTCGAAATCCTGCGCGGTAAACCCGACCCATCTTTCTACTTCGGGCATAAAGACATCATAAAAAGTCTCGCCCCATGCCTCGACCTTGTAAAACGGACGCGGCAAGGTAATTGAACACTGATTGATGTGCGCGGTTTCCTCGTTCCCGATTTCCCCGTGCGTATAAGTGATACTTGCCTTTTTGGCAAGGCAAATCCCAACCATATTTCCCTCCTACTGCGTGATTTTCCTGCACCCGCCGGGGCGAACCAAATGCCAGTGCGGAAATTCCCGGTCTATGGTCTGGCACTCAACGAGAACAGGATTCTTGTACACACGGAGAACCCTGCATACGTTTCCGTGATACTCGATCACGTCGCCGTTCTTTAGATTTGCTGCGTCAAATTCCGTCATAGATTTCCCTCACTGATTGAGCCAGATAACGGCCCAGCGAAAATCCAGCAACCGGAACTTGAACAGGTTAAACGCCGCGTGGCGGATAACCTCGCCGATGGTCTTGACGATTTCCCCGGTGGTCTTGCTGTAATACCACCGATGCAAACCCCAATTATCTCCCATAAGAATCCCCCTTTATGCGTTTCCGCCGTCTGCTTCCTTTATCTGTTTGATACAGATAGAAGCACTTGCATTTTTGAAATACCGCACAGGTTTCCCGTATCTTCTGGATACGTTTATTATTTTGTAATACTGCTTGTGAGCGATGGCATTCGGCTGAATCCAGATAACCTCTGCGTTCCTGATAATCAGAGTGTTAAACGATTCCTCGCGTCCCACATACCTTATTTTCCCGGACAATTCCAGCCTTATGGCCTTTAACCACGTTTCATGTCCGCCGAAAACTACGGTATTCTTTGATACCATGTACGACATATCGTTCCACGCATAACCCCTTTTTTTGTCGGATGCCCCGGCCATGGCGGCTATTGCCCATGTCCATACGGAGCCTGGCCGGGCGTCATCCTATTGTACAATCGGTTGATTATCCAGCACCGCCGCGTGGAGGCTTGTACATGGTGCCATGTGGGGCGGATGGAAAACCCGCCCCGATGAGAAAGAAAGGAGGTATGGAAAAAGAATGATAGCAATTAAAAACACCACCGAGTTTCGGTGGTGTACATGATAATTATTGAATTACCTATTATGAAAAAACATCAAAAACCATGTTCGCAAAATCATTTTCGATATGGCTTGAGATATCAAAACTAGCAGCCGCGAAACACATTTTACGAAATGCCGGCATATCGGTTTGACATATCTTAAAAACCAGCAGTTGACTAGCTTCTATGTAAAATTCGATCGTGCCGAAGTCGATTCCTTTCGTTGGAGGTTCAATCGATCTTTCCCACGGCAAATTCCTTTTAAGAAATTCCTCTGATTCCTCGCGTAAAATTTTCCAACGCTGGACACCACTTAGTGTCATCGGAGTCTTCGCAATGATCCCCTTTTTACGCTCATTCAATTCCTGAAAACCGTTGAGGATTTCCTCAATATTTCCAGGATCAATATCCTTAAATATATCAACAAATTCCTCGTCAGCTAAAAAGCCCTCCGAAGCCTCCGCTATAATTTCATCACCTGATTGCGGTTTGTTTAATGGTGGAAACATCAGCGAATTCCCTATAGCGATTTGCATATTAAAAAGCATTTTAGCGTATTTCCCGGGGGATAAAGCAATCTCAATGGAATCACATGACAGGAGTTCTTGAAAAACCTGCATATTATGGAATTGATCCTCATTTACAGGCGCACTAACCCAGCGGTCTGGAATATAATACGGAAAAACCAGCGATATTCCCTGCGGAGAAACAGTAACCCCACACTCCGGAAATGCCTCACGTATTTCCTGATACTTCATTCAATCACCCTTGTGCAGTTTAACATGTAACCGCACAAAAATCCACAGTTTTTCTATTTTATACGCGCTCCATTCTTCCGTTCTTATGGAAAATCCGCACAGACGGGCATATCGAATTCCCGACGATGACATCCCCGTTCTGGAATGTTGCTGTGTAATACCCACCCTCGTCACTGAATTCGATATCTGTTTCCACGCCATGTCTATGCGCGATAAGAATACAGCGGTCCTTAAATAGTTCGTAAGACATGGGATCACCCCGATATTCAATTATAAAATTCCCCACTCTGCATTTATCCGGGCTTGTGACCGGCATCGGCTGCATTAAGGTGGCGTGGCATAAGCCCCGCCAAAACAAAGGAGGAATGGTGAAGAAATCAAATTGCAGTTCTGAAGCAATGATTCCGCAGTGGATCACGAATCACGACAGACGGTGCGACAGAATTCCCGATAATGATGCAACCATCGGAAACCCTCGCCACATGTTTCCCGTCCTCATGGGAGAAAACCGCGGATAACCCAGCGCGAGAACAAATACCCCGCACTTTGGAGCAAAACAGTTCATAGGACATAAAAACCCTCACTTTCGATACGTTTTAGAAACCCGCGATTTTATGCCGGGATGAGTACGAAACGAAAATCCCCGCCGCCGAACATACTCGGCTTAGATAAGACCTTGAGATACTCGCCGATATCTGCGACCGGGATAAGGTCAGATTCCCCGAACGATTCGCCGTCGGAAATCCGTTCGATACGAATCTTGTAGGACATAAAACCAAACCCCCGTCGATAGATTGCACAATCTGCCGAACCCAGCCCCGCGACGTGGACGCTTGTGCATGGAGCCATAAATGGCTTGTTATCGGACAGCAGCCCTAAACCGTCGGCAAAAACCCAACCGAATGGGCAGACGTTGCCGATCGTCAAAAACCGTGGGCGGGGATTTTCATCCCCGCCCGGTGGCCGATTGAATTATCCGACCTTGAGGGTGCAGCCCTTGTTGGTCAGAATCAGGTGGATGCAATCCGCAACGAGCTCGGTGCATTTTGCCGGGGAACCGTACAGGACTTCACCGATCTTCCCGCCCTGCTTGCTCATGCAGTCGCGGATATAGGCCCACTGCTTCGAGGTAAACTTGATGCCGTTGACATGGTTCCCGCTCTTATCGAGCGTGTCGATCCACAGGACGTCGTCGATGACCTGCTGGAACGCCTTGACCATGGACTTGACCGACTTCGGATCGGCGTCGGCGCTGAGCTTGAATTCTTTCGCGGATTCATCGAGGATGTACTGGAACGTGGCACTGCCGCCGAGCTCCTCATTCAGAGCGACCGCCATAAGCCGGGCAAGGACATTGACGCGGGCAAACCAGTCTTTGTTGTGAAAGTACTCAGGCCCGATAGCCTGCTGCATCTTGACGAGGTTCATCTTCACGATGGGCTTGTTTTCGCTGAACAAGGCGACATCGTCATCAGTCACCTTGAAAGAGATGCCGATTGCATCGGGGATTGCGGTCTCCTCGGCCTCAAGAGCGACCTTGACAGCGTCGTGGCCATGCTCCTCGGAGAGCCGGATGTAGTACGCCTTTGCAAGGCGATCGTTATAGAGATCGACCGACTCCTTGCAAACCTTTTTGAGCGCTTTGACCTCTTTCTGAGGCTTGTGCTCATTCATCGCGACGACGACGGCGTTCGCATTAGCGATCACCTCGTTATACATCGTCTTCAGGGTTTTTTCTTCAGCCATTTTTCTTTTTCTCCTTTTGATATAATTTGCACATAAAGCGCATAATTCAACGCCCGCCGGAGTAATCAGGCGGGCGCTCTACCACACGCTTTCGTGTGTAAAATATATCAATTTCAATCAGCCAAGCGCCGATTACATGCGATCCGTCACATCGGAGATATGCCGGATAAACGTACACGTCGGAAACGTGTACACGCACCACGGCGCAAGGCTGAAATCATTTGGATATATCGCCCCAATTTTGACGCGGTAGGGCGCAGCGCGACAGCGTGTCGAATGTGACGGTATCACATTGTCACGGCCGAAGCTATACACGGCCGGCTGCCGATACTCAGCACTCACAGCGGCTTTCACTATCCGAACAATGGGCCTACTCCCATCCACTGGCGACGCCTTGATTATGCACAAGGTTACATGCAGTTAGCTGCATGATCTCACACCGACTTGCGCTCGGTGGTGCGTTTTCTGCAAGCGCTGACCGCTTACACTTAGACTGTAACGCCGTTTGACCTTTGGGGACACTTGACGAAAATTTTCTTTCGTCAGGCCGTCAGGCCGTCAGGCGTTTTCTGCAAGCGCTGACCGCTTACACTTAGACTGTAACGCCGTTTGACCTTTGGGGACACTTGACGAAAATTTTCTTTCGTCAGGCCGTCAGGCCGTCAGGGGCGCTCGTGGCCGTCAGGCCGCTGTGCAGGCCGTCAGGGGCGAAAAAAAAAGAGCTGTCAAGAATGACAGCTCTTTTCATTTGAGTTTATACCATTTCGGACACTTTTTCGGCAAATTCGACGCTTTCAAGTGCATATTCGACACTTTTTGACCATCTAACGATCTGTTTATGGTCAACTGCAAGCTCGTTTCCAATTTCGCGCATGGTGAAACCGTCAAGCGTTTTGCGATATGCAAGAATAGCTTTCTCGACATTCAAGCGGGGGAAAAGCGTTTTCATAACGCCGGCAAGCTCTTGCAGGATTGCATCAACTGAAAGCTTTTCGTGCTCGTCAAAGTAAATCGCGGAAACGATTCTTTCAAGTCCGTTTTCGTCGAAAATGCGGACATTATCGGACATTTGCGCTGTAATTGTTCTTGTATATGTAATTTCTCTGTTGATAGCTGCATAAATAGCGCTGGAATGTAACGAAAAATCACAGTAATTCTTGATTTGTCCAGCCCTAACAAGAATTGTCATTCTTTCAAGTGCGGCGGAAAGCAAATCTTCTACGTCTTGGAATACATCGTATTCGTCAACTGTTTTTGACTTGTCATAGCTTGCGTTATATGCAAATTCTTTTGCGTCGTCGTGAATAATGCGCTGATTCATTTTCGGCGTTTGACGCTGGAAAAATTTGTGCAGTTTGCTGTCAAAATAGCGGTAACTGTACTTGCATTCCGTTTCAATTTCGGCAAACATGGCTTGACCGAAAAGCATTGACCCCTGTGCTTTGACTTGCTTATAAAGAGTGTCCAGCATGACAAGACCGGATTTCTGATAGTTTGTCAGCAGTGCGCGAGCGGTAAAGCGATATGCAAGCGTCAGCATGTACATTTGTCCAAAGTCAGAAATAGGCGAATTGTCGGCGCTTGCGATTGTTGCGGGAATGTAGATATAAAAGCGTTTGTCGGACTTGTGCAGGGCTTGCAGGCCGTCGGAAACATATTCGCCGCTTTCGTTGAATTTGTACTCATAGTAAAAGCGGTTATTAATCAACTTTCTTTCGGCACTGTTACGGCGTTTGATGCTACGGACGGCAAGAGTTAAAGCGGTTTTTTTCATGGTTTTTTACTTCCTTTCTCGATAGATGTTTTTTTGATTTGTCAATGTGCATCGTGTAGCTTTCACTACACTGTCAATTATAGGGGCGTCAATCGTATTTGTCAAGAAAAAATTTTTGTTATCTGTCCCCAAAGGTAAAACGGCGTTACAGTCTGATTTTTTTTCGGCTTGTGCTGACCGTCTCCCCATGGCGCTATGTTGCAAAATTACAAAGCGAAACTTTCAGCCCGTCGGGGCGGCTTGTTTTTGGTATTTTCGGCGGCTTGACCGGGAAAAATAATGTAAGCTGCTTCTTCTCCCAGGTAGCGTTTGAAAAAATCTTCCCCTCAACGATCCCGTTGAAATTCAATGGTTTCCGGGTCCAAATGATCTGATCGGGCTTCAGCCCTCCCGGATCAAGAAGAAATGTCCAGACAGAAAACGTAGCGAAACATCGAATACGCCGCCAACTAGCCTTGTCTCATTTTGCAACTGCAACATTCGGTCTGTCAAGCGATTTTACTTGACAAATTGAACCTCATGTGGTATAATGCATCATGTCAAATAAATGATTATGTGTGGAAGTGAACGACAGGACTGTGGATCTCAAACTTGTAAAACAATAATATATATATTTATTTTTCACTCCAAGTAATCGACCGCATTTATTTGATTTGATACCACAATCAAACGACGCTGCATCGTATATGATATGAGTGGTCTGCAGCAAAGCTATTCTATTCGATCCGTCTGCCGATCGTACACCTGCCGCATAGACGAATACGATGTTCGGCGGCAGACAACGCAAACCGGTCGACGTGCCGCTTTACACCGTTTGCTCCTGCGAGCATACGTTTACTCTCTGGACGTCACTTTCAAACGTAGCGGCACGTCTCGCCGGTAAGAATAGGTGGGAGATCAAAAACGTTGTTGCCACAATGGAAGCCCAAAAACGATTCACACGTTTTTTCGATTTTGTGAACTTTTTGAGGCACTTAAAAAAGGGCGTTGACACAAATTCATTTTCCAGTGTCAATGGCCTCAAAAAAAGCTAGTGCTCATGCGGGTTTCAGGAAATTGCTATTAAATAAAAGAATAATATATAGGAGGGGAAGATAATCATTTTAACGAAAAGATAATGTTTACGATCGTCCCTTGTTACAGTCGAGGATACGTGTCTCTCACCCCCGACTGTGTCAAAGGTTGCGAGAGTATATTTCTTTTAAGAAACAGACCCAAAAAATCCTGTATTCATGCGGCTTTGCGGACTTCCATTGGGAAGGGGTGCTTCCGATGGCATGGATTGTCAGTTCGTCAAGAAAAGAATTTGCCGAGAGGAGATGGTTTATGAACAATGAATGATGAGAATCATATCAAGGTTGTAGACGCCAGGATGGGCAGAGGCAAGTCCACTGCCGCCATCCGGTATATGGAGGATCATAAGGATGAATATCGCTTCCTGTATATCACGCCGTATCTGACAGAGGTGGAGCGTATTTGCCAGTGGTGTGATTTCGATGAACCGAAAGATGATACGATAGAAGACGGCGCGGATGATGCGCGGGCAATTCCGAAGTCAGTGATCCTGAAAGATTACCTCAGGGCCGGTAAAAATATTTCCACTACCCATTCCCTCTTCTACCTGATGGACGAGGAGGCGAGAGAGCTGGTGAAAGAAAAGCATTATGTCCTGATCGTAGACGAGGAAATCAATATAATAGAAAAGGTGGCAATTACCCATCAGGATCTGCAGATGATCCTGAAACAGCAGGTACAGGTTGGTGAGGATGGGCGCGTGTCCTGGATCGACGACAGCTATGAGGGGAAGTTCAACGGGTATAAACGTATGGCAGATTCCGGATGCCTGTACTGCGCAGACACCTCCTTAATGAGCATCCTGAACCCGGATTTGCTCAGCGCATTTGACGAGGTGTTTATCCTTACTTATCGTTTTAAGAAGAGTTTACTCGACGGCTATCTTGCTATCTTTGGATTCCAGTACGATATCTATGGAATTGAGTTTGACAACAATGGTCCATTCTTTGTGCCGCATCCGGATAACCCGCCAGCTGTGGACTATAGAGGACTGATCCATATTGATCTCGATGCTGATATGAACAGGCCGGGGAGAGAAACGTATTCACTCGCAAAGAATTGGTACAACATGCGAAATGCGGACGATGATCTTATCGCACAGCTCAGGAAGAATATGCTTCGTTTCCTTCGCAGAGCACGCGGTGCCGATGCAAGTAAAGAGCGGATGTGGACATGCTTCAAAAAGGATATGGATAAGCTGGTACCGCCGAACGGAAGATGCCGCGGAAACTTCGTCCCGCTCAACCTGAAAGCAACGAACGAGTACAGGCGATGCACTCACCTTGCCTACATGGTAAACCGGTATGAGGACCCGAACGTTCAGAAGTTCTTTGCCAAGCGCGGGTTCATTATCGACCGCGACGAGATCGCGCTGTCAGAGATGCTGCAGTGGATCTGGCGAAGCGCGATCCGCGACGGTAAGCCGATCTACCTGTATGTGCCGAGTTGCCGAATGCGTAACCTGCTCTGGGATTGGATCGTTGAGACGGCGAAGGGAGGTGACGCAGTTGAAGACACCATGGAATGAATACGGCTTTACAGACGAGGAGCTTGCGATCCTGATGGGCGTTGACGCGCATAGCGGAGACGAGACAATCGGACTTTACATAGAGGCTGAGAGACGTTCCTTCTACGACGAGTATTATGCTTATTTGCGGGAAAATGGGGTTGACCCATTTCTTTATTGATCTGTCAAGTCAATTATATGAATACCAAAGGAGGCGGGGCTTATTAAGCAACAGACAGCGAGTCCGCGCTATATCTACAAGATACACAGCTCACGGCTGCGCGAGGCAAGGTGGAAGCTTACTCTCCCGATATCTGAGGCAAGAAAAAACGGAGAGGTGATCGCACTTGCAAGCAGCCAGGTTCTGCGGTGGCTGGATGAGTTAAACGGAATTGTCGACGCAGACGAACGCGCAGCGGAGATCAAGCGCGAGATCGTGCGGCTGCGCAAAGCAGATAACAATATTGAAAACAGAAAGGCTGTGCGCCAGCTTTATCAGAAGCTGGATACGATCCAGTTCAAGCCGGACTATATGTGCCTTATTATTGACAAGGAAAAGGATTACTGGCGTGCGTGCAACGGGTTCAGTATCAACGGGATCAGCTATAAGCGTCTGCTTGGCACAAACGGCGGAATCAAAAACAGCACCATCGTCTTTATCAGCGAACGGCATATCGATGAGATCAGACGCAGGATCGACAATGGGAGAGATATGAACAAGCAGCTTGTCCCGGCGAAGCTGGAGGCTTATAAGGCGCTTGCATGCAGCGCGTCTGTCCCTGTGTCATGGCCGAATGGAATCCTGGTGGTAAAGGATTTCGAAACGGTGTTTCACGAGGACACGATCTATATCACTGACGAGGGAGACGGCGAGCCGGTCATGGAGTTCCAGAAGGATACGGAGATCCGGATGGATGGGTGCGACGGCTGCGGGCTGATGCTGCCGTCACTTGCAGAGAGATGGAGCAGGGAGCTTGGCCTTAACTACGTTATGAGCGGGTGCAACACAAGACTCAGCTTTGAAAAGGGCATGATCTTTACCTTTGACTTTTTGGACTTTGCGGAGAATGTCGCCGGGAAATACATGGTGACGGACGTATGGGGGAACGAGATTGACATACGTCAAGTAGAACTGATTTTCACGGAGAGCATGCTGAAGCTGTGGGATAGTTACAGAAGCATTGACCATTATCTCGACTGCTGCACGGAGAACGGTTACTCAATTTGCGTGACCAAGACGGCGCCGGAGGTGCTGGAGAATCAGAGATCGCTTAACTATCAGTTTATCCAGTCCTATCAGATGTCTGACGATGACATTGATGAGCTGATCGCACCGACTATGGATGAGTTAAATGGTGTGCTTGGAGGGGATTGGGCAAAGACAGTCCTGTTTCTTTCCGGAACCGGTGTGGGCAATGCAAGCCCGGAGAGGTTAAAGCCTGGGATCGCAAAGGCTATCATGGCAGACAAACGTGTGCTGGACGACCCGTTCGTGAAGGCGTCTATCTACCAACTGATTCGCAACAGGATCAATGAGGCAAAAGTCGGCGTGCTCAATGTACATGGAAATTACTCCATCATCTCCGGAGACCCGTATGCACTTTGCCAGAGTATCTTCGGTATGGAAGTGACCGGGCTGTTAAAGGCCGGAGAGATCTACAACAAGTATTGGGTTGATAACGGCCAGGACAACCTTGTGTGCTTCCGGGCGCCGATGTCTGTACACAACAACATCCGGAAGGTTCATCCATGTATGTCCGCGGAGGCTGCGTATTGGTATCGCTTCAATACGACGGGAACGATCTTTAACGTATGGGACTCCATGACAGCCGCACTCAATGGCGCTGATTACGATGGCGATATTGTTATGCTGACGGACAACCCTGTTCTTGTCAGGCGGAACAGAGAACTGCCGACAATCATGTGTGCCCAGAGGAAGGCGACAAAAATCGTCCCGGGAGAGGACGACACGATACAGGCGAACATCCTTGCATTTGGAAATGAGATCGGGAAGACAACAAACTGGATCACATCCATGTATGAGGTGCAGTCACATTTCAAGCCGGAGAGCAAGGAATATAAGGAGCTGGAATACAGAACGATGGTCGGCCAGCTTCTGCAGCAGAATGTAATTGATCGGGCGAAGGGTATTATCGCAAAACCGATGCCGAGGGAGTGGCATGACAGGCACGCAGTCAACCAGATTGAGGACGACGATACACGCAGCTTTTACAGAAGCATCGTTGCGGACAGAAAGCCTGCCTTTATGCGGTATATCTATCCGGACCTGATGAAGGAATACAAGACATATATCCGGAAGTCAGACGGAGCCGCGCTTCGTGAGTTTCGGATTGGGGTGGATGAATTGCGGGCACTCCCCTATTCCGAGCTGACCGACAGACAGAAAGACTTCCTGCGGTATTATGATCTCGGTATGCCGGTCGGCGTCGGAGACTGCGTGATGAACAGAATCTGCCGGAAGTTTGAAGAAGCCTTCGACGGGTTTGTCGGTCGGGCTTCTGCGGCAGGAACGTTTGATACATCGTTGTATAAAAGCGACGCGACATACAAGCAGCACAGATACTACACGGTGAAAAAGCTTTATGAGGAATACAGCAGGCGGCTGAAGGAATACATGGCGTACGCAAATTCGAACAGTGTGGATCAGGATGAGGTGTTTGTATTCAACCATAGTATTTACGATGAGTTCAGACGTGAGTGTGCGGCTGTGTGCTCCTGCGATGCGGAGCTTGTCAATATCCTGATCGATATCTGGTACGGGAAGAGCGCGACAAAGAGATTGCTGTGGGGAACATTTGCCGAGCAGGTGGTACAGAACCTGCTGGATAAAAATGGCGGCGTTCTTTCCATACCGGTTCAAGCAGACGACGGGGAAATCGAGTATTGCGGTGAGCGGTTTACGGTGATAACAAAAACATTGGGGGAATCTGATGAGTATTATTCTGGACGAACTGACATGGACGAAGGAAGCGATTGAGCATTATGAGCTCGGAAGCAATCCTGCGGAGACGCTTGGGCGCGTAGCAAAGTATTACAAACACATGGGGTACAAGAAGGCAGGAGTCAAGAAGAAGGTTGAAGAATTCCTCCTGCGGTGCGATCCTTACGCATCGACCGTACTGTGGGCCGATACGATTGAAAGCTCGGTGAAATACGGGATGAAGCATCCACTCATTATTATTGATAAGATCGAGATCACAAAGCCGGAGATTGCACGGATCAAGGCTGTGAAAGGAGTACAGGCACAGCGGCTCGCCTTTACGCTGTTGTGCATAGCAAAGTATATGAAGGTCGTATCACCGCAGACGGACTGGTGGGTCAACACGCCGGAAAGTGATATCATGAAAATGGCGAATATCAACACGTCATACAAGCGGCAGAACCTGCTCTATGGGCAGCTGCTGGATGCCGGCTTGATCCAATCTTCCAAGAGGATCACAAACCTGAACGTGAAGGTTCTTTTTGTTGAGGACGGCGAGACTGCAGTAGAGATCCGAGACTACAGGAATCTCGGCAATCAATATATGATGCTGCTTGGCAAGCCGTACTTTGTATGCCAGAACTGCGGACTTACTGTGAAGGTGCCCGATGGATCGCAGAAACACCGTATGAAATACTGCAAGGACTGCGCGGTGAAAGTACATATGCGCCAGATCGTTAACCATGTTATGAGATCTCGTATCTTGAATGCGGCGTCAAAGTATGCGGATAACCAGCAGACCACGTTAGGAGGAAATACAAACAGTGAGGCTGCCGCAAAAACATAAAATGTTTACATTGGGGATGCCTTAAAAAGTTAGTATTCATGCGGGTTTGCGGGCTTTTTGATGAGTGTCTTTCTATGGTAGGGAGTAGTACCCTATAAAAATGAATGAAGGGAATGAAGTTAACCTTAATGGTTCCTGTTACAAAAGAAGAAAAAGAAATGTTGCTGAAGAAATATCCCGACCTGTGCATTGCGCGTACAATGAAGCAGGACTCCAAGCGGAAGCACTACTTCTGCGAGGAGCGCCCGGGTGCGATGGCGTATCTTGATCGTATCAGACAGCGCGGTGTTATTTACACGGCGAGGTATAGCTACAGCGATACGACAAAGCAGGGCGCGCGGAGGAAGCGCTGATGGATCTGGAGAGAAGAGACGGGGAGAGCGCGCTTCAATATCATAAGCGGCTCGTCTACGGGAAACTGGATGACAAGACGCTCTCTGACTACGACTATTCAGAATTGTCAGAAAGGCTGTACGGGAAAGCGTATTCAAGCGATGTGGCACGGAGGATGCTCTATGGGAGCAAGAAAACGCTTGACCTGATCGGCGAAGAAGCGGCAGCACAGTCAGGAGACGATATCAGCCAGGAGCTTGACGAAAAGATGGTCGAGCTGCGCAAAGAGCGGCAGAAATTTTACGACCAGAGAATGGCGTACAGCAAGATGGTGCGAGATCGCGCGAGAGAAGAAGAACTGAATGATATTATTCAGAGCTGCATCCGAGCAGGTGAGCTGCCAGTCCTCCCGGTCGGAGATAAGGAGCCGCCATTCGGGCCGATGCCATACGGCGATTCAGACCTTCTTGTGTCACTGAACGATATACACTATGGGGCGTGCTTTAGAAACGCATGGAGGCGATACGACTCCGACGTGTTCAAGCGTGCGCTGTGTGATTATCTTGATAAGATCGTTGAGATCACTGAGCTGCATCACTGTGAAAACTGTACTGTATGGGCGGCTGGTGATTTGATCAGCGGGTCTATCCATAGAAGCATACAGGTAACGAACAAAGAGAACGTGATCGAACAGGTGATCGGCGTGTCGGAGCTGATTGCATGGTTTCTGTCTGAGTTGAGCAAACACTTCAGGACGGTTCGTTTCGTAAGCGTTGCTGGAAATCACAGCCGTATCGAACCGAACAAAGAGAACTCGCTTGTTTCTGAGCGGCTTGACAATTTGGTGGAATGGTACCTTGAGGCGAGGCTCCAAAACATAGAGAACATAGAGATCAATTCTGCAGAACACAAACTTGACGAAACCATGTCGATGTTCTCCATACGCGGTAAAAACTACTGCATGGTACACGGTGATTTCGATGGCTCATACGGTAAGGTCCAGTCCTTGCAGACCATGGTGCGGCAGCCGCTGTACGCAGTATTGTGCGGCCATAAACACCATAATGCGACGGATAATGTGCAGGGTGTGAGAACTGTGATGGCTGGCAGCTTCCAGGGAATGGACAGCTTCTGCGTGGAGAAGAGGATTTACGGAGTACCGGAACAGATGGTATGCGTTTGTGATGAAAACGGTATCCGCTGCCACTACGACATTGATCTGTCGTAATTCTTTTTTAACAGTCATGTAAATTATATGAATATTACGGGAAGGAGGCTTTTATGCCGAGGAAGACAAAGCAGAACAAGCTGACTTCGCCAGAATTGCTTGCGCAGGTGAATCCAGAAAATCTTCGCCTGAAGAAGGAATTTCTGGATTACCTGAAGGCACTCAACAGAAGCGAGGGGACGCGCAGGCAATACGATTCAGATCTTGCAATTTTCTTTTGTTGGGTGCTTCAGAATGCAAACAACAAGGCGTTTCAAAAAGTCAGCAAAAGAGACATTGTCGCATTCCAAAACTGGATGATCAACGAGAATGGGAACAGCCCTGCGCGTGTGCGGAGGATCAAATCTGCGATCAGCTCCCTGTCGAATTTTATAGAGGCAGTATTGGACGAAGAGGAAGAATTCAAAGAATTCAGGCCGATCGTGCGGAAGATTGCGGACCCGACATTGCAGCCGGTGAGAGAGAAAACGGTGTGGTCTGAGGACGAGCTGGAAACTTTGCTGCATCGGCTGATGGAAAAACACGAGTATCAGAAGGCGTGCTGTGTTGCGCTTGCTATGTACGGCGGGCGTAGGAAAGCTGAGTTATGCAGATTTCGCGTTGATGATTTCACAGAAGATAGACTTGTTTGTGACGGGGCGCTTTATCAGAGCGCCCCGATTCTTACAAAAGGGAATAAGTATCTGGAGTGCTATACGCTCGCGAAGAAATTTACACCATATTTGAACGCGTGGCTTACGCAGCGCGACGAACTTGGTATTGAAAGCGAGCTGCTTTTTGTTTCTCCGTCCGACTGGAAGTCTCCCCTGTCGGAATCTACGTTAAACAGCTGGGCAGCCAGCTTCAGCAAGATCACGGGGAAAGACTTTTATTTTCATTCACTGAGACATTTTTATTGCACGAGCCTGATCAAGGCTGGCATACCAGACAGTGTCGTGGTGGATATTATCGGATGGTCGTCATCGGAAATGCTGAAAATCTATGACGACAGTTCCAAAGACGAAAAGCTTGCAATGTTCTTCAAGGACGGGGATATCTGCGTCCCAAACAAAGCGCAGCTTTCCGATCTGTAAGGCAGGAGGACGAGAGGATTATGAATAAAAAGGAACTGATCACGGCTACAGTGGATGTCCTGAGAGAAAACGATATCCGCAAGCCGATTACATTAAAAAACGAGACTTTCCGCGTAACACAGGAAAGCAGCGGTGCCGACGCAACGTTCTCTGTTGCGCGTGCCGACAAACGTATGCTGTACACGGCGACGGACGTCCAGAATATTTTGGACGCGATGCTGTGTCTGGTAGAAGACGCGATGAGACACGGCGAGACAGTGAATATCAGGAACTTTGGGACACTTAGTGTGAGACACGCAGCGGCCCACAGGGTACGTGAACCAAACGAAGAAATCTGGCATGAGATCCCGGCTGGGTTCAGACCGAAATTCAGACCAGGCCAAAGACTACTTGCTGCTGCCCGTGTGTTTGGTTTGCAAAAGGACGACGACGACCCGGACAGCTATTTACCGAAGCCGGTGTACGACGACGAGGAAGACGAGGCGCTGTAATGGCCGGGATTGAGATCAACGCATCCAGCACTGTGTGCAGAAAATGCGGGCGCGCATATGGAAAACTGAGCGGGTATTTCCTGCCGAGCTATGCCTATTTATACAAAGGTACTGGGTTTATGCCGTACTGCAGGGAGTGCGTCAGCAAGATGTTCAGCGCGTACTATACAGAATGTGGCGACGAAGAAAAAGCAACGCGGCAAATGTGCAGGAAGCTCGATTTATACTGGAACAGAGACATTTACATTACGGCTTCGAAGAAGCATGGGACGAGGTCCGTGTTTGCAAGTTATGTATCGAGGATCAACAATGCACAGTATTCCGGGAAATCGTACGACGATACGCTGCGCGAAGAAGGAGCACTATGGGGCGAGGTTGCAGAGACAAAACAGGCAGAGACGGATGTAGATATTGATCGCGTTATCGAGAGCATCAAAGAGGCACCGACGCAAATAGACGTCAGCATTGACGATATATCGGAGAGTACCATTGAATACTGGGGGCCCGGGTACGACGCAGAGATGTACCAGAGCCTCGAACAGAGAAGACTCTACTGGCAGAACAATTTGCCTGACGGTACAACGATGGACGCCGGAATGGAAGCATTGATCCGGCAGATATGCAACCTTGAGATCGACATCAACCGAGACCGTGCTAACGGGAAGGCGGTTGAAAAACAGATCGGTATGTTGGACAAGCTGATCAACAGTTTGAACCAGCGCATGGGGCAAGGCAGCGAGGGCGACGCGGCGTTTGACAAAACGCCGTTTGGCATCTGGATCGATCGCTGGGAGAACAAGCGTCCGGTACCGGAGCCAGACCCGGAGCTGAAAGATGTGGACCATATTGTAAAGTATGTGACGACATGGTTTCTCGGGCATCTATGCAAGATGCTTGGAATTAAAAATACATACTGCAAGATGTATGAAGACGCGCTTGCCGAATACCGAATCGAGAACGATGAGGTTGAAGAAGACGACGACGAGGAATTGTTCAACCAGATCTTCTCCGGCGGCGGTGATGGCGGATGACGTCCAGATATGAGCGCATACTGAACGGGGCCGCGCTTTGGGCTGCGTATTACAGAGCGAATCCGCACCGCTTTGCGGCGGACTATCTGCATCTTGAACTGAAGCTGTTTCAGAAGATCCTGCTGTTTATGATGAACATCAACGTTGTGTTTATCTATATCGCTTCGAGAGGTCAAGGAAAGTCGTTTTTATGTGCGATTTATTGCTGCTTCCGTGCAATCCTGTACCCGCACACAAAAATATGTGTTGCGTCGGGGACGCGTGGTCAGGCAATAAATATTTTAGAAAAGGTCATGGTAGACCTTGTCCCGCTCTCCAGAGAGCTTAATGCCGAGATCGACTGGAAGCAAACGAAGGTGAACGGGACGAACGCTATCATCATGTTCCGGAACGGATCGTATATCAAGGTTGTCACGGCTGGCGAAAGCGCGCGAGGCAACCGCGCACACGTTCTGATTCTGGACGAGTTCCGCCTGATCAACAAAGACACGATCGACACGATCCTGAGAAAGTTCCTCTCCTCTGCGAGAGCGCCGGTTTACTCGGAGCTTACCAAGGAAGAGAAGAAATCCGAAAAGCAGAAGGAGCGCAACCGTACGCTTTACTTCAGCTCAGGCTACTATCAAGATCACTGGAGCTATTTGAAATGCACAGACACCTGTGTGCGAATGCTCCGCGGCGGAAAAGACAATTTTATAGTTGGCTTGCCGTGGCAGCTTGCCGTTATCGAGGATCTGCTTTTCATGGACGACGTGGAGGCAGAGATGACGGAGGCAGATTTTACGGAAGTCAAGTGGGCGATGGAAATGGACGCGGTCTTCTGGGGTGCAGGGGACGGGTCCTTTTTTGATTACAACGTGGTGGCGAAGAATCGCCATCTCAAATATCCAATGTATCCCACACGGCTGGCGGCGAAATTTGGAGGAGGTAAAAACGTATCCAATGTTTCCATACCGCCAAAACAGCCGGGAGAGATCCGTATCCTTTCTGCGGATATTGCATTGATGTCGAGCAAAAAGCACAACAACGACGCGACAGCTGTGTTCCTCAACCAGATGACGCCGACGAAGGCCGGGAGATACACCAGTAATTTTGTATTTACGGATTCAATGGAGGGCGTGCATACGGACGATCAGGCACTGCTGATTCGCAAGTACTTCGACGAGTTTGACTGCGACTACATTGTGCTGGACTGCCAGGGCGTAGGCATGGGATGTTACGACGCCCTTGTCAGGGATATCAGCGATCCGGATACAGGGGAGGTCTACCCTGCCCTTTCCTGCTGCAACGACCAGACGATGGCGGAACGCTGCACGGTGCCGAACGCACCAAAAGTAATTTGGGCGATGAAGGCAACTGCACAGGTAAACAGCGACTGCGCGATCTTGCTGCGTGACGGATTCAGGAGCGGACGCGTCAGGCTGCTTGTCAATGAGTATGACGCTGACGAATTGCTGTGCGACGTTGGCGGTTATGCGAAGCTGAACCCGCCTGAAAAGCTTGCGCTGCAGATGCCATACATCAACACGACGCTTTTAATTGACGAGCTGGTTCGACTGCAGCACGACGAAACGAACGGAAGGGTAAGGATATATGAAAAGGCGGGGGCGCGGAAGGACCGCTACTCCAGCCTCGCTTACAACTACTATGTTGCGACTCAGATTGAGGCAAAGACCGCAAGGCGGAACAACGCAACATCTTTAACAAAGGACAACTTCATTATGAAGGCACCTAAATACGGAAGGAGGACGGTGACGAGAGCCTATGGAAGAGAAGAAGCCCGCGGGTGGAGCTAACGAGGTAAGGGGCGAATTTGGTCTATCCAGGAGATTTGCGCTGATCAATCGTCTGATCACCAGGGATTTGAACAACTACCGCAATACGCCGACCTTTGTCCGGTATACGAAGGAAGACATATCACGTTTCATTGCGAACCCATATCGCTATGAAAAGCAGCTGCGGAAGGCCGTGCTGTACCTGTATGGGGCAAGCTCCCATTTCAGGAGATTGATACAGTACTTTGTAGGTCTGTCCGATCTGGCTTATGTGGTATCGCCGCATAAGATCGACCCGAAGAAGGCGAACATTGAAACCGTAAACCGCAATTACAGAAAGGTTCTTGCGGCGATGTCTGCGATGCATGTAAAGTCCCAGTTCCCCAAGATTCTGACTGTTTGTTTGCGCGAGGACGTCTTTTACGGGACGATGTGGGTAACGCCTGATGATATCATCATCCAGCAGCTGCCAAGCGATTACTGTCAGATTACTACCATTGAGGAGAACGTGCTGAATGTTACGTTTGATTTCTCCTATTTCGACACGCACCAGGATCTGCTTGAGTTTTATCCGGAAGAGTTTCGGTACAAGTATGAGAGTATCTACAAGAAAGACAGGATAAAGTGCAGGTGGATCGAACTGGACTCACCAAATTCATTTGCTGTTAAATGCAACGTAGACATCCTGGACTACCCGCTGCCGCCTTTCGCTGGGATTTTGCGGGAGCTCTACGACATTGAAGATTACAAAGATCTGAAACTGACGAAGACGGCGCTGGAAAACTACGCCATGATCGTGATGAAGCTCGGCCTCACAGACAACGGCGAATGGCAGCTCGACTACAACAGAGCGGTTGACTTCTGGCAGAATCTTGATGCGATCCTGCCAGAGGAGATCGGATCGATCCTTTCGCCAATGGAGTTGAGTAAGATCAGCTTTGAACGATCAAACAATGGAGAAAACGACACAGTTGCCGACTCGGAACAGAATTTGTTCACGGCGGCCGGTGTGTCTTCCCTGCTGTTCAACAATCCAAAGGCTTCTGCGAACGCGTTGCTGCTCAGCATTAAGGCGGACCAGATGATTACCTTTGGAATCGTGAAGAGTCTGGAGGAAGTTGTCAATCGTTTCCTGCGGCGTCAGAGCTATGGCAGGTACTGGAAGGTAACCTTCCTGGATGTGTCGCCATATAACAGGAAGGAAATGGGCGACCAATATCTGAAGGCGTGTGAGTATGGGATGCCAATGATCTCTTTCTACTGTGCGTCTCAGGGGCTTGGCCAGGCAGAGATCGACAGCATGAGTTATCTTGAGGGAGAGGTTCTTGGGCTCCAGGATATGTTCCGACCGCTGCGCAACTCAGCGCAGATAAGTCAGGCAAACAATTCACCGACAGGCGGAGAACCTGGCAGACCGACTGTCGAAGATGGTGATCTGACGGATTCCGGCGAACAATCCAGAGAAGACTCAGACGATTGGTAAAGAGAGGTTATCGCTATGTTTATCTATGTTTTTAAGGAGGCTGATCGCGACAAGTTGCTGCGGATCGGCTTTGCCATGATACACGCTGATGACAGTGCGAAGATGTGGGTTTTTCTGAACAACCCATCATTTTCTGCAAAGATCGGGGACGACATGGAAAGGGTGATCAGTTCCAAGCTGGTTTTCACCGGTCGCCCTGACCAGTAAAGCGGCGGTGAGTGACATGGCAAAAATGAATCTGCGCTTTGACAGCGCATCCATTGACAATATTGTCGACCTGAACTCCTCCTTCGCGGAGGGGAAACTGAAGGTCATGTATACCGGCGAAAATCAAAACGGCAGTGCTTTCTCACAGGATGTTGTTGAGGCGGCGCTGCCGTCGCTGCGTAACATCCCGATTGTTGCGCATTACGACATTGAGGCAAATGAAATCGGTTCGCACGATGTTGAACTCGTGAAGGACGAAAACGGATTTCGTCTGCGCAATTTGACAGAGCCGTGCGGTGTTGTGCCGGAGAGTGTGGAGGCGTCTTTTTCTGTAGAAACGGATGAAAACGGCGTTGAGCACAATTATCTGAAAATCGAGCCTGTGATCCTTTGGAAGCGGCAGGAGGTTTACCGCCATATTACACAGGATCTTGACGGGCATGTTGACCACTCAATGGAGGTCAACATTCTGGCATTTCACAAGGATGAGGACTCCGACTATGTCACGGTGGATTCCTTTGAGTTTGAAGCTCTGTGCCTGCTGGAATCTGCAAGTCCGTGCTTTGAGGGCAGCGCCCTTGAGGTGTTTGAAGCTTCTGCGTTCAAGGAGAAGATGAACCAGATGATGGCAGAGCTGAGAGAAACATTCTCCACGATCAATCCTCCAACTGCGGAGATTGAGATACATACACAAGAAGAAAACACTTTTACGGAAGGAGGAAGAGTTTTGGACGAAAAACTTGCATTGCTTGCTGAGTTTGAGCTCGACGCCGATGCGCTTGATTTTTCGATCGACGATTTCTCTGTTGAAGAGCTGCGTGAAAAATTTGAGGCGATGAAAGCCGACGCTGCGGATGAAGACAACCAGGCAGCGGAGGATGGCGTCCCTGCGAATTTTGAGCTTTCCGGCAATATGCGCAAAGTCCTTGGCGACGCTCTTCGGGAGAAGACAGTCATGAAACCGTGGGGTCTTGAACCGGCCTATTGTTTCGAGGATTATGACGCAGACGCCGGGATGGTATATGCGACAGATACGCAGTCCTGGAACATTTTCGGGTTCCCGTTTACCATGAACGGAGACGTTCCCGCTATTGACTTCAACAGCGGCAAGCGGATGAAGAGAGCGTTTGTTGAGTTCGATGACGCCGCAGGTGACGGCGCTGCGAGTGAGATGGGCGCGATGTTCGAGGCAGCAGAGGCTGCTTATAACCGGAACGACGAAGAGTGGTCAGAAAAATTCAACAAGATTTCTGACGAGCTGGAGCATCTGAAGCAGGACACAGCAGATATTCAGGAACTCCGTGAGTACAAGGCAAACGCAGAGAAAGCACATGAGGACGCAGAGCGCGAGAGCGTGTTTGCTGCGTTTGAGGACCTTTCCGGCTGCGACGCTTTTGAGGCGCTGAGAGGCGCATGCGACGGCATCAGCATTGCCGAGCTGGAGGAGAAGTGCTTCGCCATCAGGGGAAGAATCAACAGCTCCAGCGAGAAATTTGCTGCAAAAGATAAGGCTCCCAAATTGAGAGTCGTGAAACAGAATGAGGCTGAAGAGAACGAGCCTTACGGCGGACTGTTCCAGAGATTTGGGACAAGCCGCGACTAAAACAAATCAGGAGGTATTAACTATGGCTATTCATGGTGTTGTTCGTACGGACAATATGCGCGGCACTGACGTCCGCGAAGCTCTCGTCTCCATCAAGTATCTTGGTGCTGACGGCAAGACTCCCACCGCGATCGACAACGGCAATGTGCTGCAGGTTGGCGCTCTGGAGGGCGATGCTACCAACGGTTATGAGCGCGAGGTTTTTGTCGGCTCCGCCCCCGCCGCCAATACTGCGCTGAAGGACGTTGTCCTTGTCGCTTCCCCCGAGGTGCTGTATGACGAGCGTATCAAGGGTCTGGAAAACTATTTCAATGCTGAGGGCAAGATTTGCCGCGGTTATCGGCTTCACGAGGGCGGCATCTTCTCCGTGACCAAGGCTGCTCTCGACGGCGTCGAGAATCCTGCGATCGGCAATGTTGTCGAGCTGAAGGCCGGCACCAAGCTGAATGTGGCTGCTTCTGCCACTGCAGGCTCCACCCAGGTTGGCAAGATCATTGCCATCGACGTTGTGGGCAAGCACACCTACTTCGTTATCCTGATCGGTTAATCCGACCAGGCTATTTTGTTTTAAGGAGGAAATTACAATGGCTGAAATGAATGACATTGTCAAGCTGGCGGTTGACGCCTACCATAACACTGTCGAGAAGTACAGCGCCAGAGAGGCTACCGACACGCTGCGGCAGGCTCTGATTGAGGCGAACAACGGTTCTACCAAGGTCGACTATCGCGCGATCCGCGACGGCAAGTGCAACGGCCTGTTTGCTATTATCGAGACCATTCTGGCCAACACCGTGGTCGAAGGTCTGACCGGCGATGAGTTCTTCATGAACCTCGTCGATTTCCGCAACGTTGCCGAGGGTGACCAGAATGAATTCGTCACCGAGAACAACGATCTGTTTGTGGTCGCCAAGGCTGCAGACGGTACTCAGGGCATCCGTCGTCAGCGCCTGGACGGCGTTGAGTCCGTGTCCATTCCCACCGAGATGCATATTGTCCGCATCTACGAGGAGCTCAACCGCATCCTGGCAGGCCGTGTGGATTTCAACCACATGATCAACAAGGTTGGCGAGAGCTTCCGCCGTCAGATGCTCAACGACATCTACTCTCTGTGGACAAGCGCTGCCACCGCCGCCAAGCTTGGTTCTACCTATGCTATCGCCGGCGCTTACGATGAGGGGAAGATGCTTGACCTGATCGAGCATGTTGAGGCTGCTTCCGGCGGCAAGAAGGCCACCATCATCGGCACCAAGAAGGCTCTGCGGAATCTGCGTGAGTCCATCCAGAGTGACGGTGCGAAGGAAGAGCTGCACAACATGGGTTACTACGGCAACTTCTACGGCACCAATTGCATGGCGATCCCTCAGCGCCACAAGGTCGGTTCCACCGAGTTTGCTATGGACGACAACATGCTGACCGTCATCTCCGGCGATGACAAGCCCCTGAAGTTTGTCTGGGAGGGCGATCCTCTGGTGATCCCGCGCGATGCTGTCGACAACGCTGACCTGACCCAGGAGTATGTGTACGGCCAGAAGTACGGCACCGGTATTCTGCTTGCCAACGGCAACCCCGGCATCGGCTGCTACACCATCGGCGCGTAAAGATTTTTTCGGGAGTCCTCATAAAGAGGACTCCCATTTACTGAATTGAAAGGAGATCAACATGGCAGGAAGAACTACAAGCAGAAAGACTACAGCGGCATCAAAGCCGGCGGCGACCGATCAGAACACGGAAAAGCTGGCGGCCGCTGACTCACAGCAAGAAACGGAGACGATCGAGACTGCGAAAAAGATGATCCCGACCGAGGTAGATATTCATCAGTACATCCCGGTACACAACGGGTTTGAGGGAACACTGGTCTACAAGAGCAGGAAAACCGGAGAACTGTTTGTGTGGGAAGGGTTCGATGAAGTGCAGGACATTGAGCTGCAGGAGCTCAAGAGCGCCAAGAGCGCAGATAAAGCGTTCTTCCGCAACAACTGGTTTATGTTTGACGAGGAGTTCTCGTGGGTCATCGACTATCTCGGGATGAGAGCGTTCTACCGTAATGCGCTCCCGCTCGATCAGTTCGACGAACTGTTTTCCAAGAAGCCCGAGGAAATCAAGAAGATCATCGCGGGTTTATCCGAGGGCCAGAAGGCTTCGATCGGATACCGTGCCAGACAGCTGATCGCAGAAAATGGGATCGACTCCAACAAGGCGATTGCAGCGCTGGAGGATGCGCTTGGTATTCAGCTTGTTGAACGGTAAGGAGGTAAGGCATGCGCCTTTCTTATGATACTTTAACGGCGGCGTTCCTTGCGAAAATATCGGAATATGACTTCCTGCAGATGAACCATACAGAGAGGCAGGATGTCATCGACGGCTATTTGAAGGCCGCGGTTTCCATGTTCCGTAAAAACTGCAAGTATGATCTGTTTACGACAGCGGACGATGAGACGAGAGAATTCATCCAGGACATCAAGGTTGATGACATGGATGAACTTATCGATATCATATCCGAGGGTATGGTCATGCAGTGGATGAAGCCGTTTTTATACAGGCAGGAGAACCTTGAGAATCTCTTGAACACAAGAGACTTCGAGCTGTACTCCCCTGCCAACCTGCTGCTTCGCATCGGGGAAGCATACAAGCAGGTCAAGAAAGATTACACACAGATGATCCGTGATTACAGCTATAACCACGGAGATCTGACGGTGCTTCATATATGATTGTAGAAACAATTTACGGGTGCGATATCGACGGATGCGTCCTGGAATCATACTTCACCACTCTTGTGAATCTTTTATTCAAGATTCTTCCGATGCGCGAGAACGGTGAAGATACGCTGGACATTTACATGGGCAGCCTTTTGCGTGAATTGATCGGGTGCAGAGATTTGTTTCCCGCGATTCACAACGATGCGGAGTTTACAAGCATCCTGTCGATTCTGCAGTACCTGATCGGGCACGCAGACTGTGATATTAAAATTGTACGCCGCGAGATCTTTCGGGCCATTTCCATCTGCAACAAATTAAAGGCGAGATATGCGGAGGTGTGACGATGGATATGTGGGATGCTTATCAGGCGCGCGCCGACGTCAGAGGAAACACACGACGCGAAACGGCGCTGCGCAGAGAACAGCGCATGCTGGCAGATAAGCTGCGTCATTCGTTATCCTTCCATCATGCGATTGTTGACGACGAAGATCGCGATGTCGCGATCATCAACACCGACAATCTGGAGACCAAGTTCATCTACGCACTGCCCGGTGAAGATATTCGCCACGGCGCCTATGTGCAATGGATGGACAACCACTGGCTTGTTGTGGAGAAGGATTACAACACCGAAGTGTACACGAGGGCGAAGATGACGCAGTGCAATCATCTGCTGAAATGGGTTGACGACGATGATGTGATTCATGAACAGTGGTGCATCGTTGAGGACGGCACTAAATACCTTACAGGCGAATATGAAGACCGGCAGTTTATTGTGACGCGCGGCGATTCGCGTATCGCTGTTACGATTGCGAGGAACAGGGATACTGCGAAGCTTGGACGTCTGAACAGATTTTTGATAGACGATCACGAAAGCGGGCATATGCTTGCGTACGCGTTGACAAAGCCGCTGAAGTTTTCAAGCGTATACAACGACAACGGTGTTTACAAATTCGTGCTGCAGGAAGTGAACACGACTGACGACGATAACCAGGAGCTTGGAATTGCAGATTACTACAAGCACTTCTCCGGACCGGTGATGCCGATTGCCCCGCCGGACGGCGGCGGTTCTGGAAGGAGGAATTGGCTGTAATGTATCTGGATGAATTCTTCGGCTACAAGAATCAGGTCATGAGCGACCTGTTGACAAATGAAAACATCGTAAGGCTAATCGACGAGAATATCGAGATGGCCGATGCAGGGGAGCTTGTTTATCAAAATGTTTTCCCCTATGAGTATGTGCCTGAGACCGTGGAACACGGCGAGACATTTGTGTGCTGCGACGTAGACCTCCTGTCCGAAGGCGACAGGGCGAATAAAACTGTGTACAAACCGGTTTTATACATTTGGGTGTTTACCCACAAGAGTCTGCTGCGTCTGCCGGAAGGCGGCGTACGGACGGATAAGCTTGCACACGAAGTCGTCAAATCGCTTAACGGAAGCAGGTTTTACGGGATGGGTGAATTGGAACTTTATTCCGTGCGGCGTTTTGCGCCGATGATGGACTATCAGGGAAAACAGATTGTTTTCCACACAAGAGACTGGAACCGCCCACACCCAACCGGGAAGCAAATGCCGATCAACAGGAAGACTGGAGTGGTTGCGCAATGAGTCTGTTATACGACAGAGTCGTGCAGATCAATGACAAGATTGGGATCGTGATACCGACAGTTGGAGAGATCCTGGATCAGGAGGACGCATACTACAGTATCATTTCCGTTCTTACGGCAATGCCGATCGACTATATGGTGCAGCTTGATGATATCGGCGTAGACTTTACAACGATTAACGAATACGATCTGTTTCTTATGCTGTTCAACGGAATCAAAGATCTTGACACCAGTCTGGTGTTTCACGATTTGGATCTCACAAAATTTACACTCGGTCAAAATACTGAGACCGGGGCTATGGTGCTTTACGACGAGGAGAACGATATTGTGATCGATCGCGTGATCCACACGCGGATCGCAAATCTTCTCAGGAAGATACATCACATCGAGAAGGATAACCATAAGCCTGGGAATAAAGACGCCCAGGAATATATGCTGGAGCGAGCGCGGAAAAAAGCGAAGCGCAAAAAGAAGCGCAAGACGGAATCCCAGCTCGAACAGCTTATCATAGCAATGGTCAACACAGAGCAGTTCAAATACGGATACGAGGGGACACGAGAACTCTCTATCTATCAATTTAACGAAAGTGTTAGACAAATACAAAAGAAAGTCGATTTCGACAACAAGATGCATGGGGTCTATGCGGGAACCGTTGACCCCAAAAAACTCAGCCCGGATGAATTAAACTGGCTGACACACAAATAAGGAGGAATTTATCATGGTTGATATTATGATCACCAGCCTTGAGACCATCAACGCTTTTGACATCACGACCGGCGACTATATGTGGACTCTTGACGAGCTGCAGAACGCCTCCCTGGCTCAGGGTCAGGAGAAGGTCGACATCACCGGTAAGCAGGGCCGTAAGCTCAGCTCCCTGAAGCGCAATAAGACTATGACTATCAGCGGCGCCAACGGTATGCTCTCCTGCGGTCTGGTCGAAATGCAGACCGGCAGCAAGTTTGAGGATAAGAGCACCGAGGTCATGTGGAACGACTTCCTGACCGTTGGTGCTGACCACACCGCCCAGACTGCGTACAAGGCGATCGGTACCGCCGGTGCCGAGATCGTGGAGCTCTATATTCTTGAGACTGTCGGCACCGTCCGCGCTTCTCTGACCCAGGATGCGACCGCCTCCAAGGGCAAGTTCGCGTATGATCCTGCTACCAAGAAGCTCACCTTCTCCGAGGATGTTAAGGCCGGCACCCAGATCGCTGTGTACTACAAGCGGAAGATCAACGCAAACGTCCTGAGCAACCAGAGCGACAAGTACTCCAGCAAGTGCGAGCTCTACATCGACTGCATCGGCGAGGACAAGTGCGCCAACCTGTACCATGTGCAGTTCCATATCCCCAAGGCCGACTTCAACGGCGAGTTCACTCTGGACTTCGGCGACGACCAGAGCGTGCATAACTTTGAGGCCGAGGGCCTGTCCGGCGCCTGCGGCGCTGGCGGCACTCTGTGGGATATGATCGTGTTCGGTGCAAACGCCGAGGATGTGGCCTAATCCACAGGAGTCAACATGGCGAAGGGAATAAAGGTATGTAAGGTGTGTGGCGCGGAGTATGAAGCGTGCCACACACTCCGCCCGAATTTGAACAATGAATTCCGCTGGCAGGACGTTGCGTGCTGCCCGGAGCACGGTGCCATTTATCTGGCGCGAATTCTGGAATCGCGCGGTGAGGCAAAGCCGCAGGGAGCGGAGAAGCCAAAGCGGGCAAGAAAAAGATCCACGGCCAAAGCCGAGGAGCAATAACATTGACGAGGGAGGTAGCTTACGCTATCTCCTTTTTTTTAATGGGAGCTGATATGAAAGAGATCAAATTGGTATTTGATGAGGAAACCTTGCGGCGGTATGAGGAGCATTACTTCTCTATCCATAAGCGAGCAACGAAGAAGCCGATTGAGCACCCATATCATGAGTCGATCAATGTATGGATGATCATGCTGAGGTCCAAGATGAACTCCTTAAAGCAGAAATGGAAGGACTTCATCGTTTGGTTTATCGAAGACCAAGGTTACACTAACCTGCGCATTGAAGAATGCGATATGACATTTACGGTCTATTACCCGAATAACCGACGGCACGACGTGGACAATACTGTGCCCAAGTTTATTCTGGACGGATTTGTTGAGAGCGGCTTTCTTGTGGACGACGACAGCCTGCATCTGCGGAGCTTGACATTGCAATGCGGAGTCGATCTTGAGTGGCCGCGTACAGAAATCAAAATCGATATTATGAAATGAAGAAAAGGAGAACGACAATGGACGAAATGAAGAGAATCACAATTGAGAATATGGCAGAAGTTATCAGCGACCGTTTTCCGAACGAGCAGCATATCAGTTATTACGGGAACGACCTGGTCGTGCTACGTGTAATTCCGTTTTATGCGGTAAAGGCGCTGGTTACGTCTATCTCGGACGCATGCTTTGATAAGGATACAGGAGAATACATCCCGGAGAACAGGGACTTTGCTACAAGACTTTGTATTGTTGGCGCATATACCAACGTTGATGTGCCGGAAGATACTGAGAGCCAGTATGCGATGCTTTACGGATCTGATTTGATCGACCATGTGTATGCGGCCATCAGCAATGATCAGCTTGATACTATCATCCGGTCTGTAACCGAGCGATGCAAAGACCGCAGCGATGCACGTGCGGCTGCGATGGAGCGCGAATTCAACAGCTTTATGGACAGCGCGAATCAGTTTCTCAACTCTATCGCCGGACTGTTCGACGGTGTGTCGCAGGACGATCTGAAGAAGATGATCAGCGCCATCGGTGAAGGCGGTATTGACGAGGAAAAGATTGTGAAGGCTGTCGTTGCAGAACAGAACAAGCTGCGCGACGAACACGACGAGGGAACAAAAGATGGCGAGTAATACTCGGCCTGTCTATGGGCGTCCGTCCACAGCGTATTCACCTGCTGGCATTGTCACAGCGGACGATTTATTGCGTGCTGCTTGTGTCGGGACTCAACCATATAAGCTTATTAATTGGCGTGGTCTGAAAATCTGCGTCAAACACTCCATATCTGCACGCGAGTATATGGAGGCCGTCCAGAATGTTCTGGATATCTGCCGTACACCGGAAGACGGTATCGCCATAGAACTTCTTGACTGTGCTATTAAAGCCGTCGTAATCGGGACCTTTGCGTCTGTGTCGATTCCAAATGATTTTGGAAATATTTTTCACATTGTATATGATTCAGACCTCTATGACGTTGTTTATGAGGCCGCGAACAAGAAACTAATAGAGGCGATCATACAGTCTGTAAAGCTTTGTATCGACGCCGGATAGGAGCAATTTATGAGCGATACCAGAGATATTGACGCATTGATTGACTCTGCAAAATCACGTCTACATACCCTTGCCGATAAGACATTGGAGTTAATGGGCGCGGAGACCGAGGCCGCGATGGAAGAAGCCTATGTGGAGTTCGGTGAATACCAGAAAGAAGAGATTACCAAGATTTTCAACCGTGCCGTTGAAGAATTCTATAACGCATATACACCGACTACGTATGACAGACAGAACGGGCTATATGACTTGTTGGATATCAAGACAAATGACCGCGGAATGGTGATTGCGAATGGCCCTAATTATGATGAGCTTTACAATCCAGACCGTTTGGACTCACACCGCAGCAGTGCGGACAACTTGTATCAAACTGTATTCCAGGAGGGATGGCACGGCGGTGCAAAGACAATCGATGACGGGAAAACAGACATATGGGGCAGGCACCCGTCTCCTGGTGTTGCTTATTACAGAAAACCAGGATGGGTTAAATATCCTGGAAACGAGAAAAAAGAATGGCATAGGTATGGGAAGTGGGGCCGGCGTGCCGTAAGGACGGAGGCCCCATACTACATGATTAGTCGTGAACTTAGAGCCATAGAAGGCACAGAGATGTTTGCAAAGTTTAAGGAGATTTCAAACAAACATAATGAAGCCGCTATGCAAAGGGTGAACGCAAAAATTCCACAATTGATGGAAGAGATTCTATAAGAAGGAGGTGTAGTGGTGGCTGAATATAAAAATATAATTAACAACAAGGTTGTTATTTCTGGCGAAAAAGAGCTTGACAGGATGCGTGTGGAATTAAAAGCTGCACGAGAAGAAACCGACAGACTACAGTCGTCTTTTAGATTTGCCAGGGAACAAGTTTCTGAACTTGAGAGAGAGTTGCAAAACCTAAAGGTTGGTAATGGCATCGATATCCTTGAAGAAGAATTAAGACGGTTTAAGGATACCGCACAACAGTCGCTTGAAGAGTTTAAGACGTTTCTACAATCTGTTAACCTAAACGATGTTTGGGGCAGCAACGATTTTATGTTCGATGAACAGTTTAGGAAAATAAGAGATGGTAGCATCACTGCGTCTCAGGCAATTATGGATGTTAAAACAAACTTCCGAGGGTTAATGGAAGAAAACTATAACTCTCATGGGGGGGTGTTTGACTCACAGATGGTTCAAGGGTTCTCCGCTGCGTTAGAGCGTCTCGGAGATACGATGGGGACTGTCATTGAAAAACTTGAACGCATCGAGACAGAAGGTGTTAAAAGTGTAGGAGCGGTCGGCGGCGGAAGCGGCGGGAGTATTGTCGAGTCTTTCAAACAGATCAGTGAGGCCGCAACACAGTTATCAGAAGGCGCCAGAGGTTCTATTGAATCAGTCACTGCTCTTGTCGGCGCACTCGATGCATATGCCGGGGTCGATTCAACGAAGCTTCTCGCTGTGTCGCAGGCATTCAGAAACATTGCCGAAATGGGAACCGGTTCATTCTCGGCAAAGTCAGTTGAGAACATTATACATCTTGCAACACAGCTCTCGGCACTCAATTCAAATGGGTCGCTTGGGCTGCGTTTTGATTTTACGGGGCTCGAAGGGCTGAAGGTAAGTGGCGCGACGCTTACAAGTCTTGCAGAGAACCTCCCTAAAATAGCCGCGGTTAACGCTGATAACTTACTGAAGTTATCTGGTGTTACACTGAATGGGTTTAATGATCTGAAGATCAGCAGTACGCTAAGTCACCTTGCAACAAATCTTCCGATACTTGCCTCGATGGATACGGGGAAAATAAAGGCACTATCCGGCGTTGATTTATCGAAATTCAATGAGCTAAAGATTAGTAAAACGCTGGATAATTTAGGTGATTATCTTGGGAAGCTTGCAAGTATAGATGTTGCAAACTTAAAGAAATTATCTGCGATTGATTTCACGAAGTTTAACGACATAAATATAAGTAAAGCAACAGTAGATAACATCACCAAGCTTTATGAGGCGATGGGTGGCAGTGCCGGGGCCGCGTCTAAAGATACTGGTGTTTGGATAAACGGTGAAAAGAAAGACCTCGGTGACGTAAATAAATTATACGAGGCGCACAAGGCGGCCGTTGATGCTGCGGTGCAGGCCGAGGCAGCAAAAGCGAAAACGTCGAGGATACTTTCTGCAGATCTTGACAAGGAGAAGGTTTCTCTCGATGGGGCGTCGAAATCTGCGAAGCAGGAAGCAACGTTTTATAACCAGCTGCTTTCTGTCACCAAAAAATATGCGGCAGCGCAAAAGGATATTGCAAAGCTTGATCCGGAGAAAAATGCAAACGAGTATCAGATCGTATCTGAAGCGCTGCAGAAGTATAAGCAGGAACTTGACGAGCTTAACCAGAAGGAAGAGGCGTCGAACCTTACTGATGCGCAAAAAGCGACAATCAGGCAAATATATGAAGATGCCGCTTCAGCAGTTGCCAGATATAAAGCGCAGTTAGCTGACACGTCTGCACAGAAAGCTGCGAAGCAGGCTTCAGAAGAAGCCGCAAAGGCTGCAAAGGAAGCCGCAAAAGAGCAAGAAAAAGCAGCGAAAGCAGCAAAAACAGTACATGATGATGGACAGTCAGATAAGGACTTAGCGAAAAAGGCCGACGCGCTAAGGCAAATAAATGATTTAATTCAGAAATGCACAGAAGCAGAGGATAAGTACGCACTTGCCGGCAAAGGTAAATTCAACAAAGAGTACACCGAGATCGTTAACACTAAACAAGAGCTTATAGCATTAAAGGGTACGGTTGAGGGTTGTACGAAGGTTGAGCAAAGCCATAAGGCGCAGATCAAGGACCTCGCTCGTGCGTTTTCTGATGCAGAAACTACAATAAAGACAAGCGGGAATGCGCTAAGCCGCTGGTGGTCAACCGGCCTCACGGCAATTGGTGGTCGTTTGACGTATACGCTTAGTATGCTGAATCTTACGATGAAAGCTATTCAGGGCGTCAAGAAAATGATTTCTACCGCGGTCGAGCTTGACACCGCGATGAACCAGCTGCAGGTCGTCACGCGCAGCTCCAAGCAGGACATGGACGCCTACGCGGACAGCGTATCAAAGATCGCGAAAGAGACTGCGCAGTCCACCAAGGATATGATTGAAGCGACGACCGTGTATGCAAGGCTTGGCTATACGATGGACGAGTCCTCTGTGCTTGCAAAATATACGGCGATGCTTCAGGGCGTAGGAGATATTGACGCGTCCGCGGCCCAGGACGCAATGACCGCCATTATCAAGGCGTTCAAGCAGGATGTCGGGCAGATCGAGTCTATCATGGACAAGATGGTTGTCGTCGGCAACAACTTCCCGATCAGCGTCAGCCAGATTGCGGAGGGTATGAACAACGCGGGCAGTGCGCTCGCCGCATCAGGCAACTCTCTGGATCAATCGATCGCGCTGCTGACTGCCGCCAATACGACGGTTCAGAATGTAAGCAAGTCTTCAACCGGCTTGCGTACAATTGCGGCCAGAATCCGCAAGACGACTGTTGAACTGGATGATCTCGGCGAGACTGTAGAGGAAGCCAAGTATCAGAAGGTTATCGACATGCTCACAGGCAAGGGCGTCGACTTTACAGTAAACGGTGAGTATCGATCTACCTACGATATTCTGAAGAGTATCGCCGGTGTGTGGAGTCAGCTTTCCAGCATGGAGAAGGCTGGCGTCGCCGAACAGTTGGCTGGTACGAGGCAGCAGAACGTATTCTTCTCCATTATCGAACAATTCCAGGAAGCCGAGGACGCGATGGCCCGCATGGGAGACAGCGCTGGTGAGCTTCAGAATGCGTTCGGTATTTACATGGACAGTATTCAGGCGCATGTCAACCAGTTGAAAGCTGCGTTTGAAAAGTTATCTATGACGTTTGTCAACAGTGATTTTGCAAAAGGCGCTGTTGATTTTCTGACGAAAGTGCTTGAGTCCCTGACTGGGTGTATCGATAAAATCGGTGTGCTCGGCACGCTTCTCGGTGGTACTGCCTTAGTTTCTGTTTTGAAGATGCTTTCCGCCGGTACGCTTGTGTCAAATCTCACTTCTATAGTAACGTTTTTCAAAGAGATAGCAGCATATAAAGCTGCAATGACGGCAAGCGGCGGAATGGCGTGGCTTGGTACAGGCGGTATTTTGGGCAGCATGGCTCCTGCAATCGCGAGTGTTCTGCCGTATCTAGTCGCTCTTGCTGCTGCGGTAGGGACTGTTACGATTGCTGTCAAAGAATATAGGAAGAATCATCCGTCTTATGAAGACCTTGCAAAGAGTGCAGCCGATGCGAAAAAATCTGTCAGCGAGCTTGAAGCAAAGATAAAGTCAAACGAGCAGCGCATTGAAGAAATTAACCAACTGAAGGATGAGTCGTATGAGGCGTCTGAGAATGAGCTTAACAGTCTTGTTGAGCAAAATGAACGGTACGAAGAACAGCTTGCCCTGCTAAAGCAAATTGCAGAATACAAGCAGACAAAGGCAGACAACAAAAAATATGACGACACCAGAGCGGAGTTTAACGAGTTCAAATTTACTCCAAAGTTTTCTTCTCCGCAGCTTTATGACATGCCGGACACGGAGGGACACGGAGTCGAACCGGTAGAGTCTGGATCTGGTCTTGGCGGGATGCTTCTCCAGTTTGAAAAAATAGAGGAAGCTGAGTCCAACGTTAAAAAGACATACGCCGATATCGATGATTATTTAAGAAGCAGTGCGGAAAAAAGTATAGAAGAAGCAGAAGAACTATTCGGTAAGGCGGAAGATGCAGAACGCAAGCTGGCGGATGCGCGTGCAGGGCTTGAGGAGTATCAGACAAAGCTTCTTGAGATGCGTGAAGTGTTTGCCGCGCATGGGGATGAAGCCAGCATTGCCGAGATAGATGAATATCTTGATATGATCGCCGATGCGTCGAAAGTATCGGAAAAATCATTCAACGAATTTACGAAATCTTTTGAGACACTTGATAAAGCGACACAGGATGCGTTCAGAGATTTTTATCTTTCTGGCAAGGGGTTGTCCGAAAAGCAGATAGATGATCTTAGAAAGTGGCACAACGAAACAGGGTATGTCACAGAAGATATCATACGCTATTTCAGGCACATGTATACTGAGCTTGATAATACATCGGACAAAAGTTCGGCGATACTTGACGACAGCATATTAGATCTTGTTTCTTTGCGGGATGAACTCGGTGAGACATCGCAGGCGCTTCAAGAATATAATGATGAGATGGCCGGAGGAGATTACGGTGATTCTCTGAAAAAGATGGCCGCTGCGTACAAAAAAGCGATGGACGATATGGCCGCCGGAAAAGTTGGCGCAAGGTCTATCAAGGCAGCTGGCAAGCTTTTGCTTTCAGACGATCTTCGTGCTTCTCTTGATTATGACGCAGGTGAAATCGGAAGGGCTCTTCATAATAGTCTATTCTCCGCAATATTTAGTGGGGATGAAGATGATGAAGATTATGGCGTAAAATTTGCAAACTATATCCGGGAAAATGCAAAAGCATTAAACGGGGTCGCAGGTATTATTGAAAACACTGACGGCACATTTGATTTCTGGTATAACAACATGCACGATCTGGCAGAAGCATTTGGTGTATCAGATGCGGCATGTGGAGCACTTCTTGCTACACTTCAAGAGTATGACGTCAGATTAGTCCGCGGGTCAGAAGACAACGGCAAAATGATCGACGACTTCGTGAGAATTTACAAGAGCGCTACGGATGCGCGCGAAGGCGTCGAGGCATTCATAAGAATGCTGATGGTGAACGAAAAGGCAGACGACTCTACGATTAGTCAAGTCCTTCAAGATCTCCAAAAATGGGGTTATATACAGCAGGATATCGGAAGCCTTGGTGAAATAATACAGTCTGTCCGTGCAGACGTTCAAGATCTGGACGATGAGGATGTCGCGCCAAGTGTTGACTTGATTGATAACGCGACAGATCACGCGAGGCAAATTGACGAGATGCTTAGAAGCATCTTCGCGCCAGGGTATCAGACAAATGTGACATTAATACCAGGACTTGGCGGACTTTCGTCTGCCGTGTCTGGTGTCAAAAATCTCATTAACGGCGGAAGTACATCGCGACAGGGTGCCGCGAAAGCGTTGGGCGGTCCGACGAGAGCTTCAGGCGAGACGCTTGTTAACGAGCTTGGTCCGGAGTTAATCTCGGATGAAGGGAAAGCCTATATTGCGAACAATGGGAAGCCTGGATTCACGGATCTAAGCAAAGACGCGATTGTCTTCAATGCAGAAGATACTAAGAAGATTCTCGGCGGTAGATATTCAAACATCCCTGTCAGGTCACTTGCGTCTGGAACGACGAGAGCGTCACTGCGTGATAGACTTCTGAGCGGCAAGAAAACAGACGCCATGTTCACTGGCGGTGTGTCTGCTACTTTTACATGCGAGGTATGTGGATATAGTTGGAGGTATGGCCTTCTTGAGTATCCAAACGGTATTACTGCGACATGCCCGAAGTGTGGTGCCAGGTATAAAAATGGAAAACGCGTCGGTGGTGGGAACAAAGACATAACTGTTGGCCACGAGAATGATGACTATTATCCATATTATACACACGAAAGTTATGGCGGCGCTCAGATAGCCGGATACGATGACATCTGGCAGAGTTACATAGATAACGGTAGTTGGGGGCCACAGGATTCCAATGTTAACTCCGGTGTTGAGCATCAAAAGAAATGTCCACATTGCGGGTCTACGACGACATTTAGTGCAACTACGTGTAAGTACTGCGGATATAACTTTGTAACTGGCGAGATGCCACGCACGAAGCAGTCAAGCACAAGACTGCCAGATCTTAACACTGGGGCAGCAAACCACGGCGGTAGCAGTGGATATGTCGGTGGAGGCGGATCTGTCGGCCATGCGGACTATGCATCACAGTCGGAGCCACAGAAGGTCGACTGGATTGCAGTTGCGCTAAACCGCGTGCAGCGCGCTGCCGCCGCGCTGGAAAAGGTCGCGTCCTCCGGGTTTAAGAAGCTCAGCACGAGGGCAAGCGCCGCGAAAGACGAAGTCAGCAAGCTGACGGAGGAGATCGAAAAGCAGCAGGCAGGCATGACCCGTTATGAGGCAGAGGCGAAGAGCGTCGGCTTGTCGGAGAGCATCGCCGCACTGGTGCGTGACGGCACCATCGATATCCAGAAGTACGACGAAGAGACGCGGAAGCTGATCGACGAATACTCCGAATGGTATGAGAAGGCGCTTGACTGCAAGGACGCCGTCGAGGGGCTGCATCAGGAGATCGCGGACCTCTATGTGGATATGTTCAATAACGCACAGACTGACTTTGAAAATCAGCTGAAGGATATTGAACATGCGGCGGAGATGACAAACAAAGATCTGTCCATGATCGAAGCAAAGGGCTACCTGACGAGCGCGGAGAGGTACGAGGATCTTGTGGGGTCACAGACGGAGTATGTGGCGAAGCTGAAAGAGGAGCTTGCAAGCCTGCAGACGTATTTCAACGACGCGATGAACTCCCATGAAATTGAGGAGGGCAGCGAGGCGTGGTATGAGATGAAGCAGGAAATCGACGGTGTCAAGGAGTCCATTGCTGACGCCAACGTTCAGCTTGTGGAGTATCAAAAGACGATCCGGGATATCGGATGGCAGTACTTTGATTATATGCATGAACAGTTCGGGAAGCTTACAGACGAAGCAAACTTCCTCATCAATGTGATGGCGAACGACAAGCTGTTTGATGATCGCGGGCAGTTCTCCGAAAAGGGCATGGCGACTGTCGGTATGCGCGTGCTGAATTACAACAGCTATATGGAGCAGGCGGACTCCTATGCGCAGGAGATGCAGCGGATTCAGCGTGAGCTTGCAAGCGACCCGTACAACAAGGAACTGATCGAGCGGAGGAACACCCTGATCAGTTTACAGCGGCAGTCCATTGAGGCAGCCGAAGGCGAGAAGGACGCCGTAAAAGATCTTGTCTCACAGGGTATCCAGCTTGAGCTCAGCTCCTTGAATGATCTGATCAATGCATACGAGGAGTCTCTGGACAGCGCGAAGGATTTATACGAGTACCAGAAGAAGGTTATGCAGCAGACCGGAGACATTGCAGCGCTGGAGAAACAGCTGTCGGCTTATCAGAACGATACCTCGGAAGAGAATCGCGCGAGGGTACAGAAGCTGCAGAAGCAGCTGCGTGACGCCAGAGAGAATCTGCAGGAGACGGAGTATGAGCAGAGCATCAGCGACCAGAAGAAACTGCTCGGCGAGCTGTATGACGAATACGAAGAGTTCCTGAATAAGCGGCTGGATGACGTGGATGTTTTGATGGAGGATATGATCGAGGTAACGAATGCGAACCTCACAGAGATCCGGAATGAAATCAATGACGCCGCGGCTGAGGTTGGATACTCTGTAACAGACGAGATGCGCACGGCGCTGTCTGACACCTTTGCAAACTACAGCTACGTATTTGAGGATATTTCAAGCGTACATACGGTTTTAACCAATATCTCGGCAAACGTCAGCGCAATGGCGCGTGCATCCGGCGCCGTGAAGGCATACGCGAAGGGCGGTTTGATCGATTACACCGGTCTCGCCGCGGTACACGGAACGCCAGGCGATCCAGAGATGGTGCTGAGCGCTGCGGACACGAAGAAGTTCCTGGAGGCTGCGGCCATGATGAGGGGGCTCAACGACGTCGGCGCATCTATAGGCAGCGGCATTTCGACAGGCATGTTCGGCTCCGGCGGCGGAATCCAGATCGGTACGCTGGAGGTCAATATCCCGATCGGGAAAGTGCTTGATTACAACGACATGTTGGCGCAGATGCAGAAAGATCCGAAGTTTGACAGGTTGATCAACGCGATCACTCTTGATCGCGCTGCCGGCAAGAGTTCACTCGGTAAATACGGCATCCGTGTAAACTAATACGGACTGAGAGGGTATGGTTGTCCATACCCTCTCTTTGAGTGGAAGGGGAAATATGAACAACGAAAGAAAAGCGGTGTATCAGCAGCGCATGTTGGAAGATATGCGTAAAGAAAACAAAGAGCTTAAAGACGAGATTGAAATTCTAAACAAAGCGATCAAACGAAAAGACGAACAAATTGCGGCGCTGCAAAAACGACACGATGATTTGCAGGCCGTTTACGATAAAGTGTGCTTCGAAGCATCAGAGGGGATAGAACGCGCTGCGGAGGCCGAGGCGGCGTTCCGGGAGCGCCTTGGTGACCTGAAGAAGCTTGAGAAGACATACAAAACAGAGATGGAGCAGCTGCTTCGACAGATGCAAAAGCAGATCAGAAAGGAGGGCACAACAGGCATTGTATATCACGAATTTTGAATATGACGGGACAGTGTTGAGCGACTTTGGATTCATCGTGTGTGAGTTCAACCGTCAGAGCGGAGCAAACGTGACACAGAAGGGGTCAGAAGTTTCTTTCATTACTTACCCAGTTAACGCCGGGAAACGGTTTATTGTCGGCGGAACAAAATATGAGGACTGTCTGGAAGCTACCATCCAGATCTGCAAAGACCCGGAAATCTTCACAGAGGAAGAGATGGTGATCAGCCCGGAAGAGTTCAGGCAGTTGAGCCGGTGGCTGAACAGACGAGAGTTTCTGTGGTTTCACGGATACGACACATGCGGATGCGCACCGGCAACGGCCTGGTTCCGTGCAAGCTTTCGGCTGAGCAAGATTCAGTTTGCCGGTGATACGGTTGGGATCAGCCTTGATATTACGACGGACTCCCCTTTTGGTTACGGCGAGGAAGTGAGGCAGACCGTTTCGTTTACAGACGGTGAACTGACGAAAAACATCCGTGATCAAAACGATGAGATTGGTGAGATCACGCCATATATGGAAGTGACGTGCAACGGCACGGGCGCACTGAGCTTGGCAAATGAAATGACAGGGCGCACGTTCTCCGTTGAGAATTGCTCAAGCGGTGAGGTAATTACACAGAGCGGAGACACCATGATCATCGAGACGAGCGATGATGCGCATGACATCGCGAACGATTTTAACTACGAGTTCTTTCGGCTTGGGAATACGTACAGCGACAGAGACAACATGGTGACGGCAAGCATGCCATGTACAGTCGTACTTTCCTATCGGCCGATCTATAAAGATACATTGTGAGGTGATGCAGGATGGCAATAAAAGTGCAGTTTGACACGGCGAACAATCCCCTGCCGCCAAGACTGATTCTTGCAACGAAGAGCGGCAACCGCATCCGGCAGCTGCCGATCAGCGATGTAGTGTTCAAAGACACGTTGGTGAACGGGTCTGAGTTCTCCTTCACTGTACATAAGACAGCCTGCGTTGACAGAAACAAAAAGATTGACGAATCATTCTGGCGCAGGATCACGGACTTCAAGCTTGCCTACTGCCCGGAATATGACATGTGGTACGAGATCTACGTACAGATCGACGAGAATGACGAGACCGTGAAAACGTGCTCTGCCGTATCTCTCGGGGAAGCTGAGCTGAGTCAGATCAATGTACATGATATCGAGATCAACACAGAGGCGGACATTGAGCGGGAGGACTATAAGCCGACAGTCTTATACTCCCCCGACGACAAAAGCATTTCTCTTGTAGACAGGCTTTTGTATAAGGCACCGCACTACCATGTCAAATATGTGGATGATTCCATCGCCGGGATTCAGCGTACATTCCGTTTTGACAACAAGAGTATTTACGACTGCTACCAGGAAGTTGCGAAGGAGATCAACTGCCTATTCAAGTTTGAATGTTCCAAAAGCGACGACGGGAAGATCGACCGTGCAATCAGTGTGTATGACATGGAGAACGTCTGCCGTGACTGCGGAAAGCGCGGGGACTTTGTCGGCGTGTGTGACAAGTGCGGCAGTTCGAATATCAGAATGGGATACGGCGAGGACACAACCATCTTTGTATCCAAGGACAACCTTGCCGAAAACATCACTTACTCAACAGATGTTGACAGCGTGAAGAACTGCTTCCGGCTGGAAGCAGGCGACGATCTGATGACAGCGACCGTTGTCAACTGCAATCCGAACGGCAGCCAGTACATCTGGTATATCTCAGACGAACTGAAAGAGGACATGTCTCCCGCTCTTCGCCAGCGCTTAAATGACTACGAAGAGATGTACGAGCTGTACCAGGATCAATATGGCTATCGCCCTCCGGAGGATCTGCTCACGCAGTATAACGCCATTGTTGAAAAATATCTGCCGTTCGACGAGGAGCTGCAGAAGATCCCGGAACAGATCGTCGGGTATCCGCAGCTGATGACGGCATACTACAATACGATAGATTTACAGCTGTTCCTCAACAGCGGTCTGATGCCAAACGTTGATACGTCAGGTACGACTGCCGCAAAAGAGGCGCAGAAGCTTGACGGGTTCAACCTCTCCCCTATCGCCGTCTCTGATCTGGAGTCCTGCACGCCGAGTACGGCGGCAAGCGCGGCGCTCGGGATGGCAAAGTGTCTGGTACGAGGGACTTATCAGGTCAAAGTAAAAGAGAGCAGTTATGATGCGGTATCCCATGTTTGGTGCGGCAACTTTACTATTACAAACTACAGCGACGAGGAAGACACCGCGGACTCCGAGATGGTCAACGTGACGATCACGGAGGATCTGGAGCGGTATATCAGGCAGAAGATCACGAGGACAATGGCGCAGAGGTCGGATGACATTACGGACGTCTCAGAGCTGTTCAAGCTTGATCTCCCATCCTTCCAGACGGAGATGCAAAAATACTCCATGCAGCGCCTGCTTGCGTTTCGCGATGCGTGCCAGGCGTCTCTGGATATTCTGATTCAGCAAGGCGTTGCAGACAAGGAGAGTTGGGCAAGCAAAGACGATGATTTGTATACCAATCTGTTTCTCCCCTTCCGGGATAAAATGTCTGCGATCGAATCGGAGATCCTGCAGCGGTCAAATGAGCTTGCTGTTGTCGCGGGCGTACGGGATGAAAACGGAGGTATCCTTTCGGATGGGATGCAGTCGCTGATCGAGGCGCATCGAAACGAGATTCAGGAGATCCAGAATTTTGAGGCATTCCTCGGGCCGGAACTCTGGGAGGAGTTTGCAAGTTATCGCAGAGAAGATACTTACAGCAACAATAATTATATTTCAGACGGGCTGAACAACGAAGAATTGTTTGCGCGGGCGCTTGAGTTCATCGCTATTGCGGAAAAGGAGATCGTCACATCCGCGACGCTGCAGCACTCTGTGACGAGCACGCTGTCCGATCTGCTTTCGATGAGGGAGTTTGCGCCGATCGTCCACATGTTTGCCTGTGGAAACTGGATACGCATCGAGGTGGATGAGAACGTCTACCGGCTGAGATTGAGCGAATACAGCGTACAGTATAATGACTGGACGCTCGACGTGGAGTTTACCGACGTGAAGTTCGGGCATGACTCCGCATCGGATATCGAGAGCGTGCTGGAGCAGGCAAAAAATATGACAACATCCTACGGCGCCGTTACGCGTCAGGCGGAGTCCGGGAAAAAGAGCAAAGAAACGCTGGACGATTGGGCGAGCAGCGGGTTTAAGCTGACCACGAAAATTATCGGAGGCGCTGACAACCAGGAGTTCATCATCGACGAGTCCGGCATCACCGGGCGTGAGTATATCCCGGAGACCGGAAGTTACTCCCCGGAGCAGGTCAAACTGATCAGCAGCGGACTGTATGTCACGGATGACGGATGGCTGACGGCACGCACCGGCATCGGGCGATTTACCTTTACGAATCCGAAGACGAACAGAGAAGAGACGCGATACGGCGTGATCGCCGATGTCCTGGTAGGCAACATGCTGCTGTCCAAGGAGGCCGGAATCTATAACGACAGCGGGAGCGTAACGCTGGACGAAGATGGCTTTACGCTGATCACGGAGCGCGGCGATGGGGCGAAGACATTCCGCATCATCAGGAAGAATGATGATGGAACGCTGACGAATATTCTGAGCATTGACTCCAACGGAAATTTGCAGCTCAATGCATCGTCCTCTGTTGAGACCGGAGACGGACTGATGACGTTGGAGGAGATCGCGAACAAAGGCGTTGATCAGGATCAGATCAATGCCGCAATCGAGGTAAACAACGGGCGGATCATGACGCTGGTTAATAACAGATTGCTCGAAACAACGACACAATTGATCCAGAATGATAACAGTCTCGAAGCACGCGTTACACAGAATGAAGAGAACATTGGTGAAATCACAACTGCATTTCGTGTGACGGCAAATGGAGCTGAGATCAGCAAGAGTGACAGTGATACCGTTATGGAAATATCCAATGACCAGATCTCCATGAAAGTCAACGGGCAAGTTGTAACGTATTGGAACATCAACGAGCAGTACATGCCGAAGATGGTCAATATACCTGTTGGCGGCAGTTTGCGCCTTGGCAGCATTCAGTTCCAGCCGCGTTCCTCTGGTAACGTGAGTGTATTGTGGGTTGGTGATTCGTAATGGCATATACAAAGCTTACAGACGATTGGCGTGGCTGCCATCGGTTTAGTCAGTTTATGGTGCGGAATCAGTATGGTGTCTACCTTGACAACGACGATCTGTCAAAAGATCCATACATTGTCATTCAAGGATTTCGGATTCGTAGCAATGGAAACGCAAAGACGCAGATCAGCGACCACGCCCCTTTTGCGATTAAGGTACAAATCAACGGAGATGGCGAGGAGTACTCATTTGATAGCGGGGATAACATTAAATATTCCGGGGATTACAGAATTAATCCAGACGTCTTGGATATGGATGAAGACCAGACGTTTTTCATTGAGTTTTCTTCGAACGTACATATTACTGTTCCAACTGACGCAGAGCCGTTTACGATCAACACGACGCTGGTTGATAAAAATGGCGAAGAGTTTTCATTTATCGAACATGCGGCCGGGCCATATGTGAATAAGATTTCTGGTCCCGACACTATTAACACAGGCGCTATCAACGAGTATACACTTAGCCATGCGATGTGCAATATCATTGATCGATCCGCCGGGGCGACCGCAGCAGCCAAAATAATCGTTTCTTCATGGATGCAATTTGAGTACGAGTTCCCGAGCCTTGGGCGTCGCCATAAAGCTGGATGCTATATCAACCCGTATCAAAAGATTGAATTGTCTGAAGGCTGGAGGTTTCAACAGGATGATACCGAGACAGAATTTAACAAATTTGAAGTCGTACCTTTTTATACAGACAGGCTGGGCACAGAGCAAGAAGAGCAAGAAGGGCCAGAAGAGGAGGTATCTTCTTATGCTGCAATTACCGGTGGCGCAAATTATTATCCGCATGATTCCGGGTTCGGTGATAAAGCATGGTATATTGATTTTTGGGGATACAACTATGGGAGATATCCTGACGAGTACACGATTACGATTTGTTCTACGGCAAAAGAAATAACCGTTACTACCCGTGAGGAGATAGATGCCGCGCTAGATCCCATCCTATTGAGGAATAGCGTAAGTGAAAGTAATCAGGCAACGCTCTCAAAATTCGGAGCATACGTACAGAATAATGTCAGCTATAAATACAGTATAGCGTACAAGGGGTCACAAACGGATACATACGGAATCAGTCGTGGTATTTTGCCGTATGGAGCATATTTGTGCAAAGCAATAGTAAACGATTATTCAAGTGGCGTATTAAAGACATTTATATGGAGCAATGAAGACAGCGCGACATACCCGATTTACATTACGCCGAATACATTCTCTTATAATACAGATTTCCAAAACGCTGTAAACAATACAAAGATTGAGTATATACTTTCGGATAATGTTGGCCGGGAATACACATTTACGGATTCTTTCAGTATCCTACCATATACAGAACCGGAAATAACACAGTTCGACTCTGTCAGATGTTCGATTTACGACGGTAGTGTTACCGGGCAAACATATTTAGTTGACGGAACAAAATATGTTGAAGATGACTATGGAGAATATTGCATCGTAAAATGGGGGTTCAAGATTGACCCGATAAATAACAAAAACGATCGCGATATTAGGATAACTATAGATCATATTTATAGTCTTGCAACAACAGGATATACACAAAGCGGGTTCTTTGCAAAGAAAATCGGGACCGAGAAGAGCTATACGGTGCAGTTTACAGTACATGACCATTTCAAGTGGAAAGATATCTCTATGCCTCTCAGCACAGTTCCCGCTATTCTTGACTTCCTCAACGGCGGAAGCGGTGTTGGCATCGGAAAGGTTGCCGAAACAAAAAAGGCTGTAGAAGTTCACCGGACATGGGATGTATTGATGCCACAGCAAATAACTGTTGGCAGTTATAATAATGACGGGACCGATCAGGATATGCGCTCATGGATGTTATCCGTAGAAAATAAATTACAAGAGCTTGAAGATATGCAATATGTCTACGTCGTTGATACGAACAATAACAATTGTTCAAGGTTTCATGGTGTAACCGGGCTTGTTGTGCTTGATTCGTCAACACAGCTGCGGCGTCAAAAAAACATAACGAACGCTCAAACTGGTCAGCACTACACTGATTATGATGACGCGTACATGTATATCGACAGGCAGGATGCGTACGGCGGAGCAAAGATATCTGAGCCTCTTAGAATAATTAGGCCCTATCTTGTGATTAAGGCAGAATATAACGTATATTTTGACGGTGCTTATGAGAATCCTTCGTATCAACCAAACATCTATTTATCCACATCAGACCCACAGGGGCCATCTTCTTCTTATGTAATTTCAAGAGTAATACCCGGGACATTTCATCACGACCGTTCAACTGGATATTCTGAATACTATAGTTATTCAAGCGGTGCCCAGGTTGTAATCGATGTGTCAAACTATTTGGGCAGAGACTTGTGGGTCTATTTCGCTTTCAGCGGTCATTATCAGAATAGTTCATTTATTGATATTCGAAATATATACTTCAAGAGTACGAACGGGGGCGATTAATTGGCAATTGAAAAGATTCCAGAGCAATGGAAGGGCGTGCGAAGATTATTCGGGAGCTATTATGTGGAAACATGTTACGACGTTTACGCAGATATGGCTTCTGAATCATCGCCTTCTTACTTATGTATGAATGGTTTTAGTATATATGGGCCAACAAAGGATTCAATCGCTGATAGGCTCCCGTTTACGATTGCGATAAAAGTTGGATCTGGCGAAACACATACATTTACAACGTCAGCATCCGTCATGAGTAACGGCTATAGTTCAAGCGGGAATTGGATGGCATACTATGTCAAGGTATCGTCAGAAACTGAAATCCAAATTCCGAACAATGGGTCTGAATTTAGCATTTCTGTGACAGTTACAGAATCTGGCGGCGTATCTAACTCATTTACTGAAGCGGCGTGCGGTGTATTGCCTGTTGACGTAACAGTGCCGGAATACCTGCTTACTGGGAGGGCGTACGCATTCAATTGTTCACGTTCGATACCAGGCGGCGCTAAGTATCACTCCTCCGGCTCTTTACACTGGGAGCATCCATATGAGCGTGGGTCTGGCACTTATTACAAGTCTGCATGCGATGAGCATTGGCATGACGCCTATGTTGACCCGTTCACGTCTGTGTCTAATGCGACGCAGGCATTCAATAAATTCTATTTTGCCGTGTTTAACACCAATTGTCTGCCCGAAGCAAGCGAAACGAGGGCGCCTGTTGAAATCAGTTTTCAGACAAAATATTATAGCAGTGATTTTTCAGGCGGGATAACAATACTTCTTTTACATTTAACGACGGAGATACGGCCAAGAAGTTTTGAAACGGATAGCGATCTATACCCAGAAATTGATATCTCCAAAACAATAGTTACCGGGTCTCCGCAATCTGCTGTGATAAACGGAAAGTATCTTGCGAATAGCGCAACGATAACAATTCAGCCGTCTGTTAAATATAAGTACATGTGGACTGGTGATGTCTATAAAAACGCATATGCTGTTATGGACTTTTCTGCGGATAGCGGTACGTCTACGAAAGTGTATATAAGAAATGGAACTATAAGTTCTAAAGTTGGCATACCAAGAACATGGCACGATGACATGGCAGAGCAGGTAGAAAGCGGCGCATCAATTTGGGTGCAAGACATGTGGTGCTTTAACAGAGCGATTGATCAAGGTAATAGGATGGATTATGGTATTTCTGGACGTATTTCTATTTCTATCCTTCTGTACTGGGCGCCTGTGATTAAAGTGTTAAACGTGTACCGGTGTAAGCGAGACACAAGTGGCAGTTATTCGTATGGCGGCTATCGGTATTCAAAGGACGATTATGGCGCTTACTGCTTGGCCGAGTATGAAGTCGTATACAACAAGCTTGACGGGACCAATACGACGACGCTGCAGGTACAATATAATAAATCCACTATCAATGTGACTACATCAGGGTATACGGAGACAGGATACGTTGTTATACCTGCTGATACCGAACACATCCTCGATGTTACGCTTATCGCAAAGGATAAGTTAACAACTGATGGGGTCAGACATACACAGCGTCTAAGTACCGCAGGCGTTATTATGGACTATCTCAATGGGGGTAATGGTATCTCATTTGGGAAGGTCGCAGAGAGGCAGAGCACACTGGACATTAACCCTGAGTGGACGCTGATGTTTTATAAAGCTGTTATTCAAAACTTTGATGGTGGGTCTGCAAATAAAGACCTTGTTGCATGGATGAAGAGTGTAGACGCGAAAATAACAGATCTTCAAAACAACTACAGGAAATACTATCCATAAGTGAAAGCTGGGGGTGTTGTATGTTCCCAATTGACTACATTTCAAATTTTGTTTTCCTGCTCTTTATTGTCTATTGTGCGGATCGCAGTCCGGCTTTTGGCAGTATCGCCAAGAGGCTTATCTGGATGCTTGCGCTGAGCTGGGGAACATTTATCGAGGCGCTATGGCTGGCGCAGATCATCCCAAACGTCATAGCGTATTTCAAGTAATCATTTTATGGAGGCTGCCTTTCGGCGGGCTCTTTTTCTTATGCAATTTCAGAAAACAAAACGCAGCCGTGAAAAGCGGCTGCGGGAAAGGAAGACGAAATGGCTTACAGTATTGTAAATTCATATTACGCGCCGGTACCCGGGAAGTACTACGTTGAGATTGTGCTTGACAGCAAGTCTGATCTTGCAGACCTTTCAACAGATTACGCCCCTGGCAGCATTGCCATCGTCCCGCTCAAGGACACAGTGGTATATATGCTGAACGCAAGTCATGAGTGGAAGGAGATTTAACGATGGATAACATGAGGAGAGATACCGCCGGAAGAACCATCGCACTGATCAAGGCGCTCATGGACGAAAACGGCGGAGGCGGCGCAGACTGGGCCGCGAAAGAAAGCGAAGACGGTTTTATCGACAACAAGCCGGCCGTTGATACAGGCGAAGGATACCGTTCTGTTTTAGAGGGGAACGCGCAGTCCGCAGGTGGAGATTATTCACATGCGGAGGGAAACCGCACAAATGCAAATGGTGATTTTTCTCATGCAGAAGGTGCATTCACAAATGCCAACGCAGCATACGCCCACGCGGAAGGCGGGGCTACAACTGCTGGCGGTCAGTATTCTCATGCCGAGGGATACAACACCAATGCAAGTGGTACACAGGCTCACGCCGAGGGAAGCGGAACCGTTGCGTCTGGGGCGAGCTCTCACGCAGAGGGTAACCAGACCATTGCAAACCATGCAGTGCAGCATGTGTTCGGTGAGTACAACGAAGCAGACGCGTCAGACGCCGGTGTAAATGAGCGCGGAGACTATATCGAAATCGTCGGCAACGGTTCTTATGACGCGGATACGGACACAGAGACGAGATCGAATGCGAGGACCCTCGATTGGTCCGGTAACGAAAAGCTCGCCGGGTCGATCACGCTTGGCGCAGGGTCTGACAATGAAACTGAGTTGACTGCAGAAAAGCTGAAAGAAATTTTGGATGGCGGCAGCAGCGGAGCGCAGCCGGATATGATAGCCGCGGAGGACGATCCTGGAAGAATTCTGAACAGCCCATGGAAGGAAACCAACGGTACTATAATTGCTCCTCCACACCTTTGCGCAGGCGAAGGGTCCGATGCTGTGCAGCAGTTTCATAATGAGGCGACAGGGGCATACTCATTTGCTGTTGGATATGACAGTGAAGCGAAAGGATACGACTCTTTTGCGGAGGGAAACGGAACCATAGCAGAGGGAAATATGTCCCATGCGGAGGGGAATGCTTCAGTCGCGAGCGGCAATACATCGCACGCCGAAGGAAACCGTACAAATGCCATTGGTGATTACAGTCATGCAGAAGGGGCGAGTTCGAAATCAACAGGCGTTTCTTCCCATGCCGAAGGAAGTTCTACGACTGCATCTAGTAATAACTCTCATGCAGAAGGCAATAACACAAAGGCTACTAATGATTGTTCTCATTCCGAAGGTAATTATACGACTGCGTCTGGACATGCTTCTCATGCTGAAGGAGATTATACCACCTCAGGTGCGTACGCATCGCATTCGGAAGGTATTCGGGCACAGGCTATTGGAGAGGCGTCGCATTCCGAAGGAGAGGGAACAATCGCAAGCAATAGAAGTCAACATGTATTTGGCAGCTACAATATTTCGGACCCTTCTAATGCCGATGGTGTTGTTGCTGGTACTTACATCGAAATCGTCGGCAATGGCGATAAGGATACAAGTAGATCCAACGCCCGCACCCTTGACTGGTCTGGCAATGAATGGCTAGCCGGTTCGCTTACAATCGGTGGTGGGACCATAGATGAGACAGAGATTACTGCCGCAAAAATGAAAAATATCATTGACGGTACCAACTGGAATGCGGGAGAAAGTGCAGCTGGATTCGTCAAGAACAAGCCGGCAATTAGGGCTGGCACTGGTATTAATGCAACTATCGAGAACTCAGCGGCAACTGCTTCCGGTGCTCAATCGCATGCTGAGGGTGGCGGCACCACCGCGTCTGGGGATAATTCTCATGCTGAAGGTGGTGGTACCACCGCGTCTGAAAGTAATTCACATGCCGAAGGCGCTGGCACAAAAGCAGTAGGGTCTTGTTCGCATGCGGAAGGCAGTGGTTCTCAGGCGGTCGGCGGTAACTCTCACGCCGAAGGCGGTAGTACGTTGGCATTAGGGACTTGTTCGCACGCCGAAGGCGCTAGTTCTCAGGCGACCGGCGATTACTCTCACGCAGAAGGTAGTGAGACTAAAGCGAAACAATCAAAATCTCATGCCGAAGGTGGCGGTACGACTGCCGATGCCGAATGCGCTCATGCCGAAGGTAGCGGTGCAAGAGCTACTGGATATGCTTCGCATGCTGAAGGCAGTGGCACAACTGCTTCCGGTTCTCAATCACATACGGAGGGTGGCGGCACCACCGCGTCTGGAAGTAATTCTCATGCTGAAGGTGGTGGCACGAACGCATCCGGGTCTGGTTCGCATGCAGAAGGCAATGGTACGGCGGCACTCGGGGATTGTTCGCACGCCGAAGGTGGCGCTGCAAGAGCTACTGGAGTTGCTTCGCATGCCGAAGGCAGTGGTACAACTGCATCCGGGAATTTCTCTCACGCAGAAGGCAGCGGAACAATTGCGAATCATGCCAATCAGCATGCATTTGGTTGTTATAACGTTGCTGATCCTTCGAGCGAAACTACCGATAAAAAGGGTACTTATATCGAAATCGTCGGCAATGGTGATACGGATAAAAGTAGATCCAACGCCCGCACCCTTGATTGGTCCGGTAATGAAAAGCTCTCCGGTTCGCTTACAGTCGGTAGTGGGACTATAAATGAGACAGAGATTACTGCTGCAAAAATGAAAAATATCATCGACGGTACCAACTGGAATGCGGGAGAAGGTACCGCTGGGTCCATCAAGAACAAACCTGCAATTAGGGCTGGCACTGGTGCTAATGCAACTATCGAGAACTCAGGGGTAACCGCGTCTGGGCGGAGTTCTCATGCTGAGGGCGGTGGTACAACCGCATCCGGGGATTACTCTCACGCAGAAGGCAGGGAGACTAGCGCGAAACAATCAAATTCTCATGCTGAGGGCGGTAGTACAACTGCCGATGCCGAATACGCTCACGCCGAAGGTTATAGTACCATCGCATCTGGGTTTAGTTCTCACGCCGAATGTTATAGTACCACCGCATCTGGGCTGAATTCACATGCCGAAGGTAAAGAATCTCAAGCTTCCGGTGCTCAGTCTCACGCCGAAGGCTTCGGAACAATTGCGAATCATGCCAATCAGCATGCATTTGGTCGTTATAACGTTGCAGATCCATCGGAAGAGAATGCCATGAATAACGGCACATATATCGAAATCGCTGGTAATGGCGAAGGCACCAATAACAGGTCTAATGCGAGGACCCTGGATTGGTCCGGTAACGAATGGCTCGCCGGGTCGATCACGCTTGGTGGTGGGACCGAGGATGAAGTTACTATTACTGCAGCACAGTTGAAGCAACTGTTAGCGCTGTTGAATGGATAAATGGGATTATCGGAAGCGCCAATTAACTGTTGACGCTTCCGATACGATTGAAAGGAAATACGATGAAATTACAAATTCTAGTCCCACAGTATAATGAATCGGAAGATACCATTAAGCCATTGCTTGATAGTATCGCTATACAGCAGAATATTGACTTCAATGAAATCGGAGTCATCATATGCAATGATGGGTCAGATGTTTATTTAAGTGAGGGCTTTCTGGAAAGCTACCCGTATAAGATTGAGTATTACAAAGAGAAACACCGCGGAGTCAGTGCGACAAGAAATGCATGTTTAGATCATGCAATCGCTGACTACGTTATGTTCTGCGATGCCGACGACATGTTTTACAATGCGTGTGGGCTCTGGATTCTTTTCCGAGAGATGGGTGTTGGGTTTGACACAATGGTTTCCGTTTTTACGGAAGAGACGCGAGATCCACAAACAAGGGAACCCATCTATATCAATCATGATATGGACAGCACATTTGTACATGGCAAGGTACATCGCAGGCAATATTTGTTGGAAAACAACATAAGGTTCAATGACAATCTAACTATCCATGAGGATAGTTATTTTAATATCCTTGCACAGAACTGCACACAAAACGCGAAATACTGCCAGACCCCTTTTTATCTCTGGCGTTGGCGTGATGAGAGCGTGTGCAGACACGACCCAAAGTACATCTTAAAAACATATCGCAATATGCTGGACAGCACGGAAGCCTTGGTAGAAGAATTTTTGCGGCGCGGTATGAACGATAAAGCAGAATACTTTACCTGCCTGACTATCTTTGATGCTTATTACACCATGAACAAACCGGAGTGGATTGACCAAGCGAATCAGGAGTACCGTGAGGAGACGGAGAGAAGATTCTCCGAATGGTTCCGTAAGTATAAAGACCTATGGGATGCTGTCTCAAATGTTAGCAAAATGCAAATATCAAATCAGGTCAGAACAAGGAGTGTAGTCGAGGGCATGCAGATGGAGAAGATGACGATTCATGCATGGCTTGATTATATAACCGCGATGTAGTAGATCTGGATTTTCACTGATAGAAGAATAGGTGGTTATTTGGAATATATACGAGAAATCACACTAGACATGAGTCTCGCAGAAGAGCTCCCGACGGTTGTGCAAATAAAGCAGGGCGATAGCCTCGCGAGACAAATCTTGATAACGCTCACAGACAACGGAGACCCGTTCTTTATTAATGACGGCGCAAGAGTATTGTTCCGTTATAGAAAGGCAAATGGAGTGTATGCAGAAAAGGAATGCGCTGTCAACGGAAACAAGGTGACAGTTGAATTAACCGGGGATGACACGTCTGCGGAGGGCGTATCCTTTTGCGATATCTGTATCATCGAAGATGGTATGGTACTGAGCAGCAAGTCCTTTTATATACGTGCGTATCACGCTACAACAGATTAACAGAAGGTGGGTGGAATATTGGAATATATCAAAGAAGTAACACTGGATTTGGATTTAAGGAAGGAGCTTCCGATTATAAGCGTCAAACAGGGCGATGCTTCTACGCGGTCTATTATCGCCCACCTGAAGAAAGACGGGGAAGCGTTTATACCGGACGATGATATTTACATTCTTTTCCGCTGCGAGAAGCCGGATGGACATGGTGTGATCCTCAGTAGTATAGATAAAGACGAGGAGCTGGACCGGTTTCTTGTTATAGACCGCGGTAACGGGGATATTTTCGTAGAGCTTGTCGCACAGGTTTCAACCGCTTGCGGATGCTGCAGATGTGATATTTGCCTGTGTAAAGACGAGAAGATATTAAGTACGATCCCATTTATGATTGATGTCAAGCGCTCCCCAAACGCGACCAATCTCGCCGTCTCTTCAGATGACTTCCGTGTATTTTCTGCCCGCATTAAGCAGGCTGAAGGATTAATGCGCGGCGTATCGCAAAGTGTTGCGACGCTTACGCTGTCAAACGATTGGTCCGGGGCATCAAGTCCATATAGACAAACCGTGTATGTCATTGGGTATGACGTCAACAAGTACACGAAAGTTGACCTGGTTGGAGACCCAGCTGTTATTGAAGCGATGCTCGGCAGCAGAACTGACGAGATCATGGTCATCAACGAGGAAGGCACATTGGTTGCCTACGCGATTGGCGGAAGGCCAGATCAGGTGCTGACGGTACAGGCGTGTGTTTATGACACACTGAAAATATAAGGAGGACATGACATGACCTCAATGATGCCGGATTAACAAGGAGGCGAAGTGAAGCATGACAATTATCGGCAATCCTATTATTGCCGCGGTTAAGACAGAAGTTGATTCCAGCTTCGACGAGAGATCAACGAACCCTTTACAAAACAAAATAATTACGGAATACATACGTATGCCAGACCTCACATTGTACCAGGACGAGGAGACGAAATACGTATATATATCAACTCTTGACGGCGTTCTCCTTGGCGACGGCATCCTCGTAGAGGGTTCCGGCGGAGGAAGCGGCGGCGGAACAGGTGGAAACACCTACAAACAAAAGCTTATCAATTTAATGGACAGCCGTGAGATTGCGATCGCAAAAGGCGGTAAGGCAATCTTACGGTTTAACTATACGTCAGTCGATGAGGACGGTATCGACGACGGGCCGGGCGTCGGGACGATCAGCGTGAACGGTGTCGTCCAGCTCAGGACTGGGATCGCACAGGGTGATAACAGTATTGATATTACTGATTATCTTGGGAACGATCGCAATACAGTTATCATCAAAGTTGAGAACTCAGAGAGTTCCTCGAAGCAGATAAAGTACACGGTGTCCGTTGTTGTGCTCTCTCTGAGTACGACCTTTAACGAGCTTGCAAGCTATAGCGGAAGCGTAGACTACTCTTATACTGTTTCAGGCGCTGGGACAAAAGTTGTCCATTTCCTTATGGATGGGAAGCAGATCGGCAGCTCCGAAGTAACAACAAGCAATCGTTCGCAGAGTTTCTCAATCCCGGAGCAGTCATACGGCGGACATGTATTTGAGGTATACGCTACTCTAAACGCCGACGGACTTGTTCTTACGAGTGATACGCTGCGGCACGGCATGCTATGGATCGGTGGTTCCTCCTTCAGACCTGCTATTACATCTACGTTCAATGTATCGGAGGCGATAGAGGGAGAGATTCTTTCTATCCCGTATATCGTATATGACCCGATGCAGGAAAATGCGTCTGTCACATTGACTGTTATCAACAAAGATAACAGTATATATTCCACGGACACTATTTCTGTTGACAGGACTCCTCACACATGGAACCTGTCCAGATACCCGAGCGGGGACATCCGTATTCGTTTATCCTGCGGCAGTGCGATGTGCGAGTTCCCGATCAAGGTTGGCGCAAATGAATTCCCCGTTCAGGAAGTGACTGACCGGTTGGTGCTGAAGTTTGACGCTGAGGGAAGGTCAAACGGAGAAGAGCACCCTGGGCATTGGGAATATGAAGGGATCACCGCATCATTCGACGGGTTCGGCTGGGCCGGGAAGGATGGCTGGCTCCCTGATGGCGACGGTGTTACAACGCTTCGCTTCCTCCCAGGGGATACGATGTTTATCCCATTCTACCCATTTGAGTCCGATGCGCGTGTCGGTGGCTTTACCATTGAGACTGAGCTTGCCACGAAGGATGTTCGCGACTACAAGAGTCTTGTCATGTCCTGCCTGGACAACGGACGTGGATTCCATATCGCGAGCCAGGAGGCGGGAATTAACTCCGAGCAGGCAGGCATCTCCATCATGTTTAAGGAAGACACCAAGATCCGTATCGCCTTCTCGGTGGAAGACAGAAATCTGAACCGGTTTATTTATACTTATATCAATGGTATTCTCTGCGGCGTGACGCAGTACAAGGCAGATGATAACTTCCAGCAGCAGAATCCCGTTGGCATTACCATAGGAGCGGAGAGCTGCGGTATCGACCTTTACAGAATCCGTTGCTACAAAAAGGGGCTTACACGCACCGAGCAGCTGGACAACTTTATCATCGATCGCCCGACACTTGCAGAGCGCGAGGATGCGTATGAACGCAACAACATATTAAACGCGGATGAGGAAGTCTCCATTGCCACTCTTCCGTCTGATATCCCCTACTTTGTGATTCGCGGGCCACAGCTGCCGCAGTCCAAGGACGACGACGACGCAACAGTGGAGATCGACTACGTTGACCCGCTGCATCCGGACCGGTCATGGACAGCAGACGGCGTTAAGATTGGTATCCAGGGCACGTCATCGGCTGGATACCCGATCAAGAACTGGAAGTTTAAGTTGAAGAAAGGGATCACTTATACAAACAGGAAAGATGACGACGGCGAGTATGTAACAGACGTCGGGTTCCCGATCCACGAGGGGCAGCTCCCGACTAAGACGATTTGTTGGAAGGCGGATTTTGCTTCTAGCGAAAACGCGAACAACGTCGTACTCGCAAAGTTCTATAATGATCTCTGCGTTTACAAGACGCCTCCGCAGGAGGCAGACGCAAGGATTCGTCAGGGCATCGACGGGTTCCCTGCCGTTCTGTTCTGGACGGATACCTCAACCAATACAACGAAGTTCCTCGGCAAAGGCAACTGCAATGTGGATAAAGGTAATGACAACATCTTTGGTCTTACCACCGCATGGCCGAAAGCGCAGAGCTGGGAATTCTTGAACAACACGTCAGACCGCAGCCTGTTTAAGAGTGCAGACTTTACGTCGGACGGCGTAGATAAAAACGGCAACCCGATCAAAGCGTGGCAGAACGACTTTGAAGCACGCTATCCTGATGATTCTTTGGAGATCGGCGATTTTGCACGTATGGCGGCATGGGTCGTTTCTACGGATCGCGGCGCTGTCAGCAGCGAATCAGATAAAGCCGCAAGGTTACAGAAGTTCCGAGATGAGTTTGAAGATCACTTCGTTCTCAGCGCCATGCTCTTCTATTACGTGTTCACATCTACATTCCTGCTGATGGACAACCGCGCAAAGAACATGTTCCTGACTACCTTTGACGGCGAACACTGGTTCTCACTCCCCTACGACTTCGACTCTTGTCTCGGTATCAACAACGAGGGCTCACTTGCTTATGAGTATAACCTTGAAGATACGGACATCGTTGACGGAGACGTCGTGTACACCGGGCAGAATTCCGTGCTGTGGAATAATTTCCGGGATGCGTTCCAAGATGAGATCCGTGAGATGTATGTCAGTCTCCGTTCTATGAGCGACGGCGATTCCTCACACGAGTCGCCGTTCAGCTACTACAGAGTAGCAAAGCTATTTACGGACCACCAGTCCGTGTGGCCGGAAGCACTGTGGAATGAAGACGCGTTTACGAAATACATTCAACCGTATCTTGTAAACGGCGAGGACTATCTTGACCGTCTGCAGGGAGATAAATCCTCGCAGCGTGATTGGTGGCTGTACGGCGCATTTGGGTACTGGGACTCCAAGTACCAGTGCGGCGACGCGGCGAGCAAGCGGATCATCCTCCGCTGCTACAATGTTGCTGACATCACCATCACTCCGTATTCTCATATCTATGGACGCATTCGCTACGGCTCCTATGATACAGTCAAGCGCTGTGAGAGAGATAAGAGCTATGTCATGGAATGCGGAGCAGACGAAATGTATGATACTGAGACCTATATCTATTCCGCAGATCGCATTTCCTCTATCGGGGACCTCAGCCCGCTGATCGTCGGTGAGTTTAACTCGGCGGCAGCTACAAAGTTGAGAGAGATCAAATTGGGCGATGAGGACCCAAATTACGAGAACCTCCGACTCGGTGTGAAGAACAGTGTCACTGTCGGCAACAATAACCTGCTGGAGTCTGTTAATGTAGCAAATTGCAAACTGTTTGGCACCGGGACACAGAAGGTGCTGGACTTGAGCGGATGCTCCGGGCTGAAAGAAGTTATTGCGACCGGCACACAGCTTCGCGGTATTTCTTTACCGAATGGCGGGCATCTTGAAACCTTGAAGCTGCCAAGCACATTGACGAACTTTACTGTACAAAATCAGGCGGATTTGACGCCGCCGATCTTTGAGGGGTACGGTAACTTGGAGACTCTTCGCGTTGAGAACACACCAAACATCCCGATTGAAACCCTGATTACGCAGAATGGGAACCTGAATCGACTGCGTTTGGTCAACATTGACTGGACAGTCAGCAGTGCCGCTGTGCTTCAGCAAATCTATGACCGGCTGACAGCGGAGAATGCACAGGGCAATCGAATCATCGGCGGCCTGGACGCGGATGGCATGAACACACCGTACGCCGTGGTCAATGGGGTCGTTCGCGTTGATGAGACTATTTCTGCTGAGCTCTTGAACGGATTCACAGATAACTTCCCAGATCTGCTTGTTGTGGCAAACGGTGAGGCAACTTGTACGATCCGCTTCCGTGATTGGGACGGGACAATCCTTGACACTCAGACATGCGGTCTTGGCGGCAGCGTCCTTGATCCTGTGGCAAGCGGCAGAATCCAGACCCCCGTGCGTGAGGCAGCAAATAGAATGTTCTACACCTATGCCGGGTGGGACAAAGACTTGACCAATATCCAGTCCAATATGATCGTAACTGCCGTTTATCGCGCAGACCCAGGTTATCAGGTTGATTTCGTCAACGCAGATGCCGATCATACGCTTCTGTACTCCACGCTTGTACACGAGGGACAAAACGTTATTGATCCTGTCGCCTCCAACCTGATCGATGTCCCCGTAAAAGAGATAGACGAACAGTATGTGTATACATATATCGGCTGGGACAGCTCGCTGTTTAATATTACACAGGACAAGATTATTACTGCACGCTACGCTACAGATCCGTCTATTGAAGTTGCCTTTGTAAACTGGGATGATACTGTGCTGGTTCGGAAGTATATCGCGTCAGGTATGAATGTCGATGATCCTGTCACTGCCGGTGACATCGAAGTGCCGATGCGACCAGCAGACGAAACGAACCAGACCAACTACGTGTACAGCGGATGGGATAAAGCGCTGCAGGGTATCACCGAGAATACGACTGTTAAAGCGACGTATACAACTGTCCAGTACTACATCATTGTGTTTAAGAATCCTGACGACGCAGGCGGGACTGTGCTCTATACGGAGCGTGTGAATCGCGGCGGGAACGTTGTTGACCCTGTTGTGAGCGGCGCTATCGATACACCAGTTCGCGCATCTGCCCCAACTTACAACTATATCTATAAGGGTTGGGACGCTGACATGGCTCGCAACGTGAAGGCGAACATCACGTATACCGCCGAGTATAAGACCGATCAACAGTTTGCCGTCACCTTTAAGGATTGGGATGGTACGAGACTGGATACACAGGTTGTCTTTGACGAAGCGGACGCAGTTGACCCTGTTACGGCAGGGCGTATCGCGAGGCCGGCTCGTGGCTCCACTCAGCAGTACTCCTACACATACGACGGTTGGGATGGAAGCTTCACATTTGTTAAGGCAGACACGACGATCACAGCGAAGTATACACAGATTGTGCGTAAGTACACGTATCGCTTCCTGAACAATGATAACAGCGTACTGAAGTCCGGGACTGTGGATTACGGTACGACCGTGACGCCGCCAAGCAACCCAAGCTATGCGCCGGAGAATCAGGACATGGTCTTCAATGGCTGGAGTCCGTCGAACTATGTGATCACAGCAAATACTGATTTTATCGCGCAGTATCTTGATACAAGCTCCGTTGTTGTGAAGTATCTGAAAGGCACGCTGACGGAGTACAATAGCGATACAGCTTCCACGGTAGGCGCTTACGCGTTTTATAACTACACGGCCCTGACGTCCTCCGAGACGAGTGCGACTACAATCGGTGCGAGTGCGTTCCAGGGATGCACCGCTCTGGAGGTTGTTGAGCTCACCGGAACAGGTGCCACAAGCATTGCTGCCAGTGCATTCAGCGGAGATACCAAGTTGGCACACCTGATCATCAACAGCAGCACCGTAGCCACTCTTGCTGACAGTAACGCGCTGGCAGTCACCGCGATCGCCGCAAAGAATGGCGCGATCTATGTACCAAGTGCGCTGGTGGAAAGCTACAAGGCTGCGACAAACTGGTCGACATATGCAAGCCAGATCTATCCGATCTCTGCGTACCCGATGACGGATTTCTCCACAATCAGCGACAGCTGGGCGGAGATCTTTGCGGCAGAAGACGACGGTACTTATACAACAAAGTACAGTGTTGGAGATACAAAGCAGCTTAGCGTGAATGGTCGGATTGCTTACGCACAGATCGCAGCAATCGACACCGATACGCTGAGTGCCGGCGGGACAGCGAAGATCACCTGGATTCTCCTCGAATGCCTTAATACCACACACCGCATGAACGCTACCGGCACCAACGCAAACGGCTGGCCTGTCACCGAAATGCGGAAATGGCTGCGTGATACAATTCTGCCTACTTTAGATGAAACCATTAGGAACAACATCAAAACTGTGTCGAAGACATCTTATGACAAGACAACCGGCGGCGACCTCACAACGGACGAAACCATTTGGCTGCCGTCTGCGCGCGAGGTGTTTGGAGGCTCAAGCTATGAAGCCAGCGGTCCTATTTATTCTGGATTGTTTACGAGCACAGCCTCTACGAAATTCAAGACGGTCAATGGTTATGCCACCACCTGGTGGCTCCGGTCCGCGACCTCCAAGAGCAACGATATCTTTCGGTTTGTTAGCAGCGCCGGCGCGGTCGGCGGCAACTACGCCAACATCACGTGTGGTGTGGCCTTCGGCTTCTGCACCTAATCTCTCATCTAAAAACTTCCGGTTGTTGCCGGAGTTACCTGACGAGAACCCGTATCTCCTACGGGTTCTCACGGGTCAAAGGTGGGATAACTAGACAATCAAATACGGGTTCGCCGCCTGATGGAGGCCGCACCCAGCTATTAAAATATCTCTTTCATCGAATCACTTACGGAGGTGAAAACAATACGATATGTCATTTATTAATACGCGAGACGAACTTGGTGATCAAGCAACGTTTGACTTGTTGGTCGCGGGTGAATTGGAAGAGCTAAAAGAAGATAGCGTAGATACTCTTATGAGTTATGCGTTGTATAACAACATAGGTCTAAGGTACGTTGAGTTGCCAGGCATTACATCCAAGGAAGTCGGAGGGTCAGCGTTTGCTTCTTGTTCTGCTCTTACTTCTGCAGCGTTTCCTAACATGAAACATTTTGGGCAATATATGTTCCGGAGCTGCATCGCTCTGCGCGACGTGTCTGCCCCGGAAGCAATATATGGAGGGACTGATGCGTTCTATGGATGTACGGCTCTGGAAAGCGCTATATTTCCGAAGATGCGCTTTCTGGTTGCGAGTATGTTTGGCAATTGCACGAAGCTTACAACTATCAGTTTCTCTGCATCGCTGTCAGATATTGCATCAAGCTGTTTTTGTAGCTGTATGGCCTTGCGTGACGTCAGTTTTCCAAATGTCAAATCCATCGGAGGCTCAGCCTTCCAGGGGTGTACTGCTCTTATGACTCCGTCGTTTCCTTCTGCCACGAGTATTGGCAGAAGCGCATTTTACAATGCAGTTGTAGACAAACTTGTACTTCCGTCCGCCACGACATTGGGAAGCAATATCACAAACTTTGCTGCAGAAGTTGACCTTAGTGCAAAGCCGTCTATCGTTGCCAGTGCATTTGCCGGGGATTACAACCTCATGTCATTGGTCTTACGTAATGCATCACAGCTTACGCTTGCGAACACAAACGCGCTGACAAATACGCCAATCGCATCCGGAATAGGGCATATCTTTGTACCGAGCGAGCTCGTCGACACCTATAAGTCTGCGACAAACTGGGCTACATACGCAAACCAGATTGTATCTCTGGATGAATATCCAAAAGAAGTCGTGACGGGGACAATCACTGACAGTTGGGCAGACATTCTCGCTGCGGAGAACGACGGCACATACTCTTCCAAGTATAGCGTCGGAGATACAAAGGTTGTCAACATTGGTGCTTTCCACATGCTGATGCAAATCGTCGCCATGGATACTGATGAATTGGCGGACGACACCGGTAAGGCCAAGATCACATGGCTGGCCACCAATCTGCCTCTGCGGGCTATGATGAACCCAGCAAATACAAACGCCGGCGGATGGGAAGTTTGTCCGCTTCGCACAAGCCTTATGCAGGCACTCTACGACAATATGGAGAGCACTGTGAAAGTTGCTGTAAAGTCTGTCAAAAAGACATTCTACGATAAGACATCCAGTTCCACAAAAACCGTAAACGACAAGGTGTGGATTCCATCCGCGAGGGAGATGTATGGCGGCACAAAGTATGAGTCTTCTGGATGTGTCTATACTGGGTTTTTTACAGCAGACACAAAAAGAATCAAGAAGCTTGGAATTCTTGGATCTGGTTCTGCCGCCCCCTGGTGGCTCCGGTCTGCGTACTCCAGCGACAACACGGCCTTCCGGAGTTTCACCAACGGCGGCACGGTCTCCAACAACTCCTCCCTCTACACGGGTGGTGTGGCCTTCGGCTTCTGCACCTAATCTCACATCCTTTGTTACCGAGAACGGCAGGATCGTTTATAAGATTCCGAAGCAATCGATCGTAAGAATGCGGCGAAAACTGAAGAAGCTCAAGAAGAAATTAACATCCGGCACCATTACGATGAACGATGTTTGGTGTTCTTATCAATCATGGTTTGCCTATGCGAAACGTTTTGACGCATGGCATTCGATTGAAAACATGAGGGCACTATATGAACAGTTGTTCCACGAGAAGCCGGCTGCATGATGGAAGGAGATTACTATGATTGTAATGGAAGTGTTTATGGAGCGTGAAGACGGCGTGCGGCTGATCCGCACCTATTCCAGCGACGGAAAATTCATCACACGCGACGGCGAGGTCTACGAGGAGGCCATCGACCCGGAAGGTCTCGGGCGCGTATACGAGGAGACCGACGAGCTGATCCCGGTCGAAGAACCGGAAGACGGCGAAGAATAATACCTTATACCATATTTGAAAACGAGGTGGTTTTATGTTTAGGGCGACTACGCCTCGGCAGTTGACTCATCGTGGGTCCCTGTGTATGCGCAAAACGTTGGATGGATCTGTATTTATACCTGTTTGCATCAGTCTGCAGACGACGTCATGGACGTCAGGCTGACGTTTTGGCAGCCAATACAATTCGAATACTAAAAAAATAGCCGGCCATGAGGCCGGCTATAAAACTATCTAAATCGGAACAAAATAATTTATGAAGCACGGGTGCGATATCCAGTGCTTCTCTGATTATCTAAACAAAAAGGGGTGATGGCGAAAACAATGCAGCAGAAAACAGCAGAGATCGTCGAGTATATCTATAACAAATGTGTGGGCGCCGGTATGACAAAGGCCGGTATTTATGCGTTGCTTGCAAATCTCCAAAAGGAAAGCCGGTTCATCCCAAACAACCTGGAAGACACGGCGAATAAGATCCTCGGTATGACTGACGAGCAATACACCAACGCTGTCGACCGTGGCACATATACCAGGTTTGTTGACGACGGGTTCGGGTACGGACTCTTCCAGGTCACTTATGGGCCGAGAAAGAGGATGTTCCTTGATCTCGTAAGGAAGAAAGGCGGTTCCATCGGGGACTACACACTTCAAGTTGAATACATTTTGTGGGAGCTTCCGGCGTACTTTCCTGGCGTCTGGAGGCTTTTATGCACCAGTAACGATCTGAAGGCTTGCACATGGGAGCTGCTCGACAAGTGGGAGAACCCGCAGGAAAAGGAAAACAATATGGTAGAGAGATACGGATACGCCATGGAGTGGCAGCAGTATTTCTCAGGCAGAGACATTAACAAAGGACGTGGTCAAATGACACAGAACGAAGCGATCAACAGAGTACTGGATATCGCCAGAGCTGAGCTTGGCTATCGTGAAAAGGTAAGCAACTATGGGCTGGACGATAAGAACGCGAACGCAGGATCAGGCAACTGGACGAAGTACGCACGGGATCTTGATGCCGTTGCGAACTTCTACAATGGGAAGAAGAACGGCTACGCCTGGTGCGACATCTTCCACGATTGGCTCCACTATAAAGCGTGGGGAGCAGAAATGGCGATGAAGGTTCTGTGCCAGCCAAGCGGCAGCGCAGGCGCCGGGTGTATGTACTCTGCGCAGTATTATCAGCAGGCCGGTAGATGGTCTGATGAGCCGCATGTCGGCGATCAGATCTTCTTCTACTCTGGCGGTGCGATTAATCACACAGGCATTGTGGAGGCTGTATCTGGAGGCGTCGTTACCACAATCGAGGGCAACACCACAGATATGGTCGCACGCAGGACGTATCAGATCGGCAGCCCGTATATCGCGGGTTACGGGAGACCTAGATATGAACTGTTAGAAAACGCAACATTGAACGCGAATACGAGCGTTTCTAGCCCGACTTATTCATCCCAAAGCACTGTGTCGTCCGAGGTGCCAGGCGGGCGTCCTATGCTCAGGAGAGGAGCCACAGGTGCATTTGTGCGCGAACTTCAGGAGAAGCTTGCATATACCGGGTATAACCCTGGTGGTGTAGACGGCGAGTTCGGTATCAAGACATGGAACGCCGTGCGTGTATTCCAGCAGCAGTGTGATCTTGAGGTTGACGGCATCGTCGGTCCACAGACATGGCGCGTCCTTGACGAGGTGTACAACTATGTACGCTGGAAGAACGGAGGCGTCTAAGGATGAAGAAGACAGGGAGACATGAGAAGCCTCGTAAAAGAGAGTTCTCAAAGGTTATCACAGCAATCGGGATGACTTTATGGATTTTCGTGATCCTGTTCGCAATCGTGATGATGCTTATCACCAGAGATATGTCACCTATTACATGGGTGCTCGGGAGCGTTGACGCGGTCGTTGCGTCGATATGCGCCTTCTATTTCAAGAAAGCCGAAAAAGAGAACCAGATCAAGCTGCGGAGTATTTATGGTGATCTGGCGAAAGAAAACGATACTTACAAATACACATACGCAAACACTGTCCCGGTCGGATATGAGACATGGGGTAAGTAGAACTATAAGGAGGGTATGATATGCCTACTATCGATATTACCCAGCTTCTGCTTGGGGTTCTTGAGCTGGTTATCAGCGCAGCTATTATTTATCTGATCCCGACCGCCAAGAAGTGGCTGAAGGACAAGCTCAATGAGAGACAGTATTCTGATCTGGAATACTTTGCGAGCATCTTTGTAGACGCGGCCGAGCAGAAGTATATCGGCGAGAAGCGCGGCAAGGAGAAGAAAGAATATGTTCTGTCCCTTCTGCGCGAAAAGGGATTCAATGTTGACGAGGAAGAGTTCGACGCATTTATTGAAGCAGCCGTTAAACGTCTGAAGGATGCCGCCATCCAGCCCGCATAAGAAACGGAGGGATGGTATGGAAGCAATCCTTAGTCTTACGGTCGGGCAGATCGTAGGATGGGTGGCCGGTATTGCGGCTGGTCTTACAGTGATTGTCGAGTTCAACAAAAAGATCAAATTCAACCCGATCTCTCTCGCTTTGAAATGGATCGGAGATAACATCAATGACAGCCTGAAAAAGGACATGAAAGCTATGAACGAGGATATCGCGTCACTCAAGAAAGACCTGAACGGTATCCGTAAAGAGCAGGATGTAATCAAAGCGGACATTGATATGAGAGAAGCGATCAATTGCAGGTGCCGGATTCTCAGGTTCTGTGAAGAGATCCGGAATGGGCAGGAGCACTCGAAAGAATCATATGACCAAGCGATGGAGGACATCGACCAATATGAAGACTACTGCGACGGTCACCCAGATTTCAAGAACAACCGGACTGTCCACGCCAAGGCGCTGATAAAAAAAAGATACGATCAGCACCTTACAAACAACGACTTTATTAACTAAGTGAGGTGCAGTGCATGTACAGAATTATGCTTGTGAAGTCAAAGAGAGACAACTACGCGTCACTCTATCAGTGGCTCACCACCGAGAAGGATAACGGCGAAGACCTCCCGAAAGAGATCGTCCCAATGGAGTTCCCTGACGAGGAGGCCCTCGATGAGCAGGTCGAGAAAATGCTGAACGATGACGGATATGCCAAGGCAGACTTCATCGTCGTGAATTATATCGACTACCGGATTGACGCCACTGATTACGGCATCGAGTAAATTATCCGCTCGATGTAAAAAACATATACAATTTACAACACGGAGAGACCACATCATCTTATGGTGATGTGGTCTCTCTTTTTTTTTTTTTCGCGCGAAAAAAAAAAAAAAAAGAAATGCGATGGTCTTATTTTTATTTGAAATAGACAAGACAATAGAATTTTTTATCTATTCAATTAATAAATATAGTATTTTTTTTTTTATCTATTTGAATTACATTCCTTAA